AGCCTTAGCTGCTCTGCGCCTCTTTCGGTCACATTGACTCGAAACGATAACACCGTCATTGTTCTCAGTGTGCGCAAAGTCCTTACCTTAGACGACGGGAACTTCAAGAAGGTTGTTCTCGTCTTCACACCCAGCGGGGAAATTACCCAATGTCAGTACAGTATGAGCTGGATGCAGCAGGCGACTTAACCTACGCCTCAATACGAGTTGAGCAACGCCTCTTGCTAAAACGACCTGATCTCCACGCAGTCCTTTTAGGCTACAGCTTTTCGGAGAACATGCGCCTCAGCAAGGAGGAGGCCGTGCCACTGCTTCGTGCCTTGTGTGTGCAGGTTTACGACCTCGGCGGTATAAACGTGCAAATCGTTAACGACGAGCAAGCAACTATTGAGATTGGAGAAGCACAATGCACGCTCCATTAAAGGTGTTTGCGGTAGACGGCAACTGGTACTTGCACCGTGTGTTCCATACCTCGCAGCACGGCTACGACAACTTGCCGAGTCGTTTTCTCAGTCTTATCTGCCGTGATGCGTTAGACGCTCGTTGCACAACCATTCTCGTGGCGTTTGACGGCGCTAGGGTGTTTCGACACAAACTCCTCTCTACCTATAAGGGCAGTAGAAGGAAAGACAAGGAAGAGCGCCTAATACCTGACGGCGCAGTTGAGGAAGGTAGTCCCTACCTGTTGCTACCCGCGCTGCTAGCGTATCTAGGCGAGCACGGCATACCTAACGTGCAGCATGACCTGTATGAGGCCGATGACGTTTTGGCCTCAGTTGCGGCACAGACCAAGGGTGCGGCGGTGTTGGGTTCTAAAGACAAGGACATTTACCAATGCCTAGGCAACGGCACGTTGCAGTTCGATAGCTCAGGTAAGAAAAACGGTGAGCGCTGTCCTATCGTCATTGACGCACTAGCCGTGGAGAAAAAGCTGGGCGTTAAAGCAAGTCAGGCAGTGGACTACCAGACGCTAATAGGTGATGGGATAGACGACGTTCCTCGCATAATGTCGCCAGCTAAGGCGTCTTTAGGCCTTAAGACTTACGGCACCATACAGGAGTGGGCAGCAGCAGATGAAGAAGTGCGAAAGCTCTTTAAGGCAAGGCGGGCAGAGCTTAATCTGAACAGAAAGCTGGTTAGGCTTGTGACAGACATCAAGATCTCACTCAGCCCGATACGATGGGCGGTGCCTAGTGGAAAAACACCAAAGGCTTATATTGCCTTGCGCGATTTTTGTAACCCAAAGACTAAAGGCCTCTTTGGCGGGGTTACTCGGCAGCAACGTTAACAGGAGATAAAAATGTTCACTATCTACACAAAATCAAACTGCCCTAACTGCGAGACTGCGAAAAAGCTATTGCAGACACAGAGCAAGGCGTATGAAGAGAAGTCAATGGACGACTTAGGCGTGAGAGAACTGTTTGTGCAACAGTACCCAGAGCTTCGGCAAATGCCACAAATCTTTTACGGCGAGGTGCGCCTAGGTGGGTTAGCAGGACTTCAAGCCTTTCTCGGTTCGCACTTTCTGTTTCAGCCAAATGGCTTTGGTAGAGCTTAGGCTGCGTTGAGCTAGTTGGATTGAGTGCGTTGAAGCGAAAGAAGGGCAGGTAACTTCATTGTTACCTGCCCTTCTTTCGCTTCAACCTCATTTTGTTTGCTGCGCCTCAACTCTAATCGCGTTGTTCCAGCAACCGTACCTCGGGTTGTACCAGAAGTAGGTTGAGCAGAACCGCACCGTGCACATGCGCTAACATTGTGCCTAATGCGCTTGCTCATGTTCCACTAACGCCACGTCGTCAAGGCGAGTAGGCAGTAGGTAAATACCAAAGGGCGGCAAGGTGACTCCTCTGTACCCAGTGGTTTCCAGAAACCAGCGAACAAGATGGCAGGCTGGTTTAGGTTTCAGTTCGCAAAGCGGTAACTTAGGAGTAACAGTCATTGCATAACGCAGCAAGCAGGAAAAGACGAGGAGTCCCACTGGAAATCTGCGCGAGACGGTTAGGCGACAGTCAGTGTTTGAGGAATCGGCCTGGCGACGAGCAGCACGTCTAAAATCCAATCCAAGAACAGGCCAGCCCGATCAACCCACCGGCCAGCGTTGCAAAGAAGTCCCAAACATCCAAAACCCCGCGCCCGGTTGCGCCGTCGTAAACCTCTTTGATCGCACCAACAATCAACACAGCCAAGATGCCTGCAGTGGCACCGCGCAGTGCGCCAAGCAGTTTGTCCATTTTTTCAGATCTCCAGTTGATTCAATTAAATCGCCACCCAGCTATAAGTACCGCCCGCCAACTTGCAGACGTAATACTCAATTGCCGTTGGGTCACCGTTAGCATCATCAGTAATTTTCATAAACGTACGCCCAACCTGCGTTGAATCAGCCTGTGGCAGTGTGTTTCCGCAGTGTTTTAATTGGTTTTCACCAACACCGCGCATTTGATTACCATCGTAGTAAAAATCTTGTTGATGAACTGCCATCACACCCTTTAAACCACCAATAACCGTGTTGTCCATGAACTTGTTGCCGTACTGTTTGACATCACCATAATAGCTTTCAAATCGTGCAACAGCCCCATCCGTAAGCGGCAACTCAGCACAGTCAATGAAAGTATTGTTCTCGACGATGTTGTGGTACGCCAAGCAGTCATAGGTAGACAACATTTTTCCGCCAGCAACGTTTATGCCGTTTGCGCACCCAACAGCCTTGTTTTTTGACACGTCGAAGCCAAAGACATTGAGATAAATAGAAAATGCAGTAGCGTAGTTGTATGCCGGACCGTTGCCGACAGACCCGCTAACCTTGTTATAAGTAACCTCAAAATCGAAGAATCCAGACTGTACGCCGCACTTTCCACCAATCTCAATTTTTGAGGCTGGCGTTCTAACGTCAATTGTGAACGCATTAGTAGTTGAGTTTGCTGCAATAATCTTGCAATACGTACCCTCTCTGCCTGTGCCCTCACCAAGGGTGAAATAAAATGATGCCCAATCGGTTCTGAGTGATACTGGGCAGTTTACGTTTGCTGTTGTGCCATCGTGATATTTCATATCTGCGACAACGACAAGTCGACCCTGAGCATCATTTGATGCGCTTGTGATGACTCCGTTGCATATCACCGGGCACAATTCGGGGTTGTTACCAAATCCGTCAAAAGCAATTCCCTCTTCAAGTACTGCCACGCATTCATTGTGCCGAACAACACCACCCTTGACAGGACGCTGGCGGTCGCTTCCAAAAAAGATGCCTGTTACGCCATCATGCGTTTTGTTGTGCTCCACAGCAATGCTGTGGTCGTCGGTTATCGGACTGGAAATTCTGACGTGGTGCCAAACATTTGCTTGGCGAGACCTGTTGAACGTATTGCCAATTAATTTCAAGTCCCTGTATCCATTAATATGCAAACCCATGTAAAGTTCGCCAGCATAATCGAAATCACAATACTGGATGTCGTAATCTTTAGTTCCGGTGGCGACAAGGTAGGTTGAGCCGTTTGTCAGTCCTGCGTCCGTTTTTACACGCAGGCGGTTAAAGTCTGTTTTTTCTGGTGCGTCGAAACCACCAATCATAAAATTGTGCAACGTTATATGGCTTGCTGCCATAACGTTCATCTCCCTCAATCCGCCTACGGCTTTAATTTTGCTCAAATCCATACCGTCACCGACAAACCGGATGGATTGAAAATCATTACCAGCACCACCCAACAAAGACGTTCCGGCTGGGATGTAGACATCGTAAGGCCCCCTGCTGCTTTGAAAAACATTATAAGCATTCGATGAATTTTTAAATGCATGCGTAATCCACTTCGCAAGTTTGTACGCTTGTGTGTCTTCAGTCACCCCGTCTACCAACCCACCAATGTTTTTAATGTTAATCGACCTTTGCGTGGGGTGTACGTCAATAAGCATGTTATCTTCACGCGAATAACCATAATGATTACTCGCGATCACGGGCTGATAAGGAAAATAACCGTTATTAGTTGTCCCGTAGTCGTAGCACGTTGCCACTAGCAGCCACTCCCCCGGGGGGATTTGGTCGAGGCCATAAACAACGGCCAGTTGCCCGGCAAGACTGCAATACAGCTTGCCTACGTTGTTGTTGTTGATGTCTGGGTGTGTTGTTGTGCGGTCAATAACAAAATTGTCGCCAGCCGTTACGTTGACAATTATTTCTTTGGAGTCATTGTATTTGCCGATGATTCTCGTATTTGGCTGAACCCGGACAACTACCTGATTTGTGTTGCCGTTGCTTGCCGGGTAAATAAAACCCGACACCACTTCGCCGAGAACAGTTTGTGGTTTTGTAAAATCAACAATAACATCTTTAACCCATGCTGAGCCTGTGTAACGTAGATGGGCAATCTCATTACCGACAATCAAATTCCCAAAATTGGTGTACGTGCCGGGTGTGCGGGCAACGTAGTAATTGTTGGTTGCCACTTCTGGAACTGTCGATGCGGTGGCAACACCCATGTAGCGCTGAAACCCCGCACTCGGATAGCGAGCAACCTCCACCGCCGCTCCGGCGTCGTTGCGGTAGCGGATGATTTCACCGCCAACAACAACTTGGAATTGCTGACCGTTGGTAGTTGCTGCAAGACCAGCGGTCGTGGTGTCGTAGACGTTTGCGTTGACGAAAGCGGCATCGCGGGCGGCCTCAGCGGCAGTTTTTGCAGTGCTGGCCGTAGTAGCTTGTGCAGTTGCGATGTCTGCTTGCGCAGTTGCAGTGGCCGCAGCCGACCCTGCCAACGCAAGTTTGTCGCTCCAATTCTCTCGGATGTCGTCAGCCTCTGCTTCGGCTGCTGCTGCGCTTGCTGCGCTGTTGGTCTCGCTAATCCCTGCTGCCGTTGCACTTGCGGCAGCCTCAGTTGCTCTTGTGGTTGCGGTTGTAGCACTTGCCGCAGCAGCGTCCGCAGAAGTAACTGCTTCTGCCGCCTTTGTGGTTGCAACTCCTGCCTGAGTGGCGGCATTTGTTGCGTGTGTAGCCGCAGTCGCTGCCGAACCTGCGGCACTTGTCGAACTTGTTAACGCCTCACTTGCCTTGGTGGTTGCGGTATTGGCGCCGGCTGTAGAAGTTGCGGCACTTGTTGCGGCTTCGTCAGATTTCGTGGCGGCAATGCCAGCCTGCGTTGTGGCAGTCGTTGCGTGTGAGGCAGCTTCACCAGCCTTGGTCGTGGCAATGCCAGCCTGCGTCGTGGCAGTTGTCGCACTTGTAGATGCCACAGTAGCCGAGTTTTGTGCCGCCAATGCACTAGCGGTGGCAGATGCGACAGACGCGGCAACGTCCGCAACCTGTTCGCCCGCGTCAAGAAACTGAACACGCATAGTGGTGTCCCTGCCACCACCCACGACACGCAGATCGTACTCCCCGTCAGGTGCAGCAAAGGAAAGCTGGCCGGAGGTGCTGCCAGTGAAGGGATTAGTGCGTGCAGTTCCGTCAGCTGACTGCAGACCAGTGACCAAGGTCTGCGTACCTACCTGATAGAGGTAAGCAACTGGGTTTCGTAGTGCGTTGCCTTGCAGGTCCAGCGCAAAAAAGTTTTTAAGCTCCATTAAGTGCTCCTTAGAATTGAGAAGATGCAATGACGAGATCGTTAAGGCCTGTCAGCAGCGTCTTGGTTGCTGCTTCATCTAGCTTACCGCCTGCGCGCTCAAGATCAGTGCGAATAGCCGCCACCAACGCAACCTGACTAATGTTTTGGTTGCCGATTGCTGCTACGATAGCGGCAAGAATAGCTTGGCCGTCGTTTTCGTCCAGAATCGCCGCTTGCACGGCGTTCGCAATGGCCGTGCGTTCGGCGGTAGTCAGCGCGTAGCCTGTCTTGTCGCTTACCACCTGGGCAATGGAGTTGACATTGCTACCAGTGAAGGTTATTGAGTCTGTCTTCGCTTTGACGGCCGCGGTGTCAGCCTTCACAGCGTCGATTTTGACCTCGTTTGCGTTGACCTCGCCCACGATGGCGGTTTGCGCCGAGGTTACGTTGGCGGCTGTTGCCAAGTTTGCTAGATCGGCTTGCTTTGTTAAGGTGGATGCAAGCATCTCAGGCAAGGTCGGCAGCACATCCAGCATGCCCCCGGTGCGCTCGATATCGGCGCGAATAGCGGCAACTGTCGGCGGCGCGGTGTACCCTGCCGTTGCAAGGCGGCTTGATACAGCTGCGTCCAAGTTGTTGAGCCGCGTGTCAGTTGTGAGCAGCGGATTGGTCGGAATGGCCGTAACGCTTGCCTGTGTTGCACGGCTTGAAACAGTCGTGTCGAGGTTTGTCAAGCGGGTACTGTTGGCGTCCATCTCTTGACGAATCTGCACCACGGTCGGCGCGGCTGTGTAGGAAGCTGAGGCCAAGCGGGTACTCACTGCCACATCCAAGCGACCAAGCTCTGTTGCAAGCTCTGTGCGCACTTGCGGCGCGGTGAGCGTGCTGCGCGTGCTGACGGCTGCGTCCAAGTTGTTCAGGCGCGTGTCAGTCGTGAGAAGCGGATTCGTCGGGATGGCGTTCACGCTCGTTTGGCTTGCCCGTGTTTGCACGCTTGCCTCCAATGCCAGCCCTGCCAAGTCAGCCGGGACAACTGCGTCATAAGCGGTCAGCGCGGCAGCGGCAGCGGCTTGGGTTTGCGTGCTGTTGAGCGGTGCAGGCAGTGCGGCGATAAGTCCCTGTGTCGCGTCATGCTCGGTTTGGTTGGTTGATGCCAGCGCGGTCAGTGTGGCCTCTTTCGCCAACACGGTCGAGGCTTCAATCTGTGCCAGTGTAGGCCGCGCCAAAACGCTCGCTTCCTGCGCTACCCACGATGGCACATCGGCTTCCTGTTGCGTCCACAATGCCACACCCAAAACCACGCCGCTGCTGTTCTTCTTCACGGGCGTATAGGTCGGGTCGATGGTGTAAACGCCGGGGTCAACCATGACGTACAGGGGCACGTAGATGCCCATGTCGGTGTCTTCTGTCACTGCGTCCGACACTTTGCCGTAAAAGCCGGGGCTGCGAATGATGAAGCCCCCACGAATCAAGGCGAAGCCGTCCACGCTGTTTGCGCTCAGGGCTGCGAGCGCAATCAAACTGCCCGAGTTCACGGTAAAGTAGTGCAGCGCGTTCAGCACGTCAGCGGGGGCGTATGGGCGCATGTCAAAAGCCACGCTCAAAAATAAGCGGCTTTGAGCATCAACACCCACGGCAAAACCTGCGGCGATGGTGTTGCGCGTGGTGCTGCTCAGGGTCGTGTCCACGTTCACTTCGGGCAAGAGCGAAAGCACGTAATCCGAGGCCGTGTTGCCCGTGACGTTGACGATCTTGGGTTGATAGCCGTAAGCATGGGCGTAGATTCGCACCACGGTGCTAGGCTGCACTTTGATCGTTCGGGCCGTGTTGCCAGTCACCCAGCCTTGGGGCGTACCGTTAATCAGAATCTCGGTAGACAGTGGCAGGTTGTCGGCGGTGCGGACCGTGACGAGGGTGCCCGTGCTGTCGGTTGCCGTGCCAGTGATTGAGCCGGTGCCGGTGATCGTGCCCGTGGTGGTCACGCTGCCCGTGATAACGCTGTTGCGCACCACGTTCCATGCGCCTGTGTTCAGGGTATCAGCGGTCAGAAGCCAAGTGTCTTCACTGTCAAAGTTGGCAGTTAGGCTGATCCAGTTGCGGTAAGCCGCCCAAATTTCGGCAGTCGTGCGCGGCTCGGTGATGGTGGCAGTCCCGCCTGTGGTTCCCGATGCTGCAAAGGCAATGCCGGTCAGTGCAGCGGCTTGCGCTTGCGTGAGCGTCAAGCCAGCAACATCAAGCATCTGCACTTCCTCGCTGTATCCCGCGCTCATGTTGACGCTGTGTTGATACAGGACGCGGCTTGAAAATAGCGTTTCACCGGCAGTGCGGCGGTTGAATGATCGGGCTTTGGCCGTCCAGTTGAAGCGCTCCAAGTTCGTTCCGCTGGTGCCTTCGCGATAGGCATCCAGCAAATTAAGCGCGGTGTACGTGCCCTGAGCGTCAGCCGTGGCTGTCAACACTCCGTTAGGCGCTGTCCAAGTCGGCGCACCGTTGACCGATTGCCGGGCGCGAGTGAATCGCACGTTTACACCAGTAACAGCAGCAAGACCCGCTCGGAATCGGTTTAAATAGCTATATTGCAGATTAAGTCTGCTTTCGGCCAACTGTTGCGCAAAACTTACTGTACCGTTCCAGCAGTTATTTAGAAATGTTGGATTATTAAGTGTAACTTGTGCCGACCGAAAAGCAGAATCAAACGCGGATGGAGCAGCACGATAATAAGTTGGTCTATTATGAGTAATAATGTTATTCGCATTTATTTCACTCTCAAGACCCAGGCTTTCAAAATAACCATCGTTGTAAGTGGATGAAAACTGCTGGGCACGAGCCAAGTTAAAGAAGCGAATGTTTGAAACGCTGCTGATTGTGGCGCGACCAAAGTACACCTTCAAGTTTGCGCCTCCGCTTTGCGAACCGTAGAAGTCCAAGCCGTCAATAATGACCTTTGCGGGTGTTGAACCAGCTTGAATGTTCGGGTAGTCGTGTCTCACAGCCGTGTTGTAAACGATTCGCGGGTTAGGGTCGTTCGGGCGCTCACGACGAGCAAGCAGGGTTGATCCTGTTTCAAAGTCGCAGGCGTTATCAATCCTCGAAGTAGTTGTGCTGATAAGAAGTGTCGATCGGTAGTCGTGTGTCACACCGCCATCGCCTGGGTTAAGGAATGATGTTCCACGAATATCAATCAAACTGTCGGGGTCGATACGAATGAAACTCCCAGCAAAACGAACTTCAACGTCTTGAAGCACGCCAAGCGTACCGTTTCTGTAAGCCCTCCCACCATTTACAGCTTGCACGATAGAAATACCTGCCAGCAGTGAATCCGGGCTTGCCTCAGTGCCGCCCGTGCTTGTCAGTACGCCGGGTGTAGTGGTGTTGTTGTAACTCCATGCCATATCAAGCCCCTCCAATATCGCCGTACACCAGCGAAGCGCGGGCAGCCCATGCGGCTGTTGGCGTGGTTACTGCTGGGTTGTTGAGCACGCCTGCGTAAGTGATCGTGGTGTCTGTACCGCTTTCAACCACGCGCTGAATCATCCCCTTGCGGGCAGTCGTTATTTTGTTCATGTAAACCTCTGTGATCTTGTAGGAGCCGCAGCTCAGCGCATTGACACAACTAAGCTAGAAAGAGTAGCTGATACCAGTTAATCGATCGTCCGTGTAGCTTAGTGTTTTCACCAAGGCCACCCCGGAAGGAACTGACCCAGACAAGGTCACGGTAGTAAGACGGCCTGCTGTGCGACCGAGTGTCTTTGTGATTCCGTTAGCGTAGGCAATTGAAGTCAGAGAACCTGTGCCATCATAGGAAAACGTGGCGTTCGCCGAGGTCAAATTCTTGGCAACAGTCTCAAAGCTTTGTGCCACCCAGTGGTTCTCATTAGACGGTGTTACCCGAACCATGAGAGTACCGTTTGTGGCATGAGAAGAGACCACAAAGGCAACTGGCATTTTCAGACCGGCAGTAGGCTCTACTTTCACAAGCGCCCCAGCCTGCGTGGTACTTACCCATAACACGTCGCCGTCTAAAAAAGCTGAGGTAGGCAAATGACGAACCTCACCGAACGACACAGCCTCTCCGTCACCTCCGTCTGCTATCGCAGAGTCGGCAATGCCAAGAATGAATTTGTAGTTTGCGGGGTCGGTGCCGTCCATAGGGGCAGCCGTGATAACGCCCGATGCGCCTAAGGTACCAACTGCCATGAGCACGGTGCCTTTTGCTATGGAGGCTCCTGTTTGGTTTTTTACCTTGATTGCCACAGTGTAGGCAGTGTCGGGTACTAAAACCCACCGACCGGCACCAGTTACGGCTGTAGGTTGAATGAAGTAGAGACCATCGTCTGCCTCAGTTGAGGTAGGCGCCCAATCGTAGAAGCCTACGCCAGGCAGATAGACCTTGTCGGAATCTTGCGCAGTTACTGCGAGTGCCCTAAGCGCGGCGGCACTCGCAACGTCAACTATACCGGTTAGCCGCGCCATCGTGTCAACCGCCGATTTGGAAGACGTTCAGGATCAACGTGCCGGCTACCAGTACATCGCCTGTGTTGTTGGACACACGAACAGCCAGCTTGGCAGCAGCGCTAGGGCGAACGCGCTCGTAATCGGCCACTACACCTGCGGCGTTGGCTGGCTCACCGGAAACAACTGCAGAAATATACGCCCCGTCGCGCACCAAGCCAGTGGCGTTCACCTCATAGGTGGTTTCCATGTTGTCAGCCAGAGCAGTGTACGGTACGCTGAACGCGCCGATAAGGTTGATACCTTGGCGCACCCAAGTGTAGTCAATGGTACCAGTGTCCTGGACAATGATATTCAGGCTGTCATCAGTTGCTACGACAGGAACGTATTTGAAGACGGAGTGGCCAAGATCGGTGATCATGACCTGGTCGCCAAGCTGCGGAATGATGGTTGTCAAGGCACGAAGACCTGCGACGGTGTGCGTAGTAATCCCAGTGCGTTTCATTTTGGGTTTCCTTTAGAAGGTTTGTTGAGGTTGGGTTTGGGTTTGTTGATTGACCGGGCTTGAACGGGTGGGTTAAGGGTGTGCTAAGGCTGTGTTAAGGCTGAGCGTTGACAGTGATCTGGGTTCCTGCAGGCAACACTTGACCCGAGTTATTGGTCAAGGTCAAGGTTACGAACTCGTCTTGGCGAACCTCACCTGAAAGCACAACACCATTGGGCAGACTATGAGTGTAGCCCAGCTTAGGGACGCTTGCCAGCGTGAGTCCTACAATGCGAACCTCAAAGGTAGCCGATACGTTATCAGGGATTGCTGTTTGTGTTGTAAGCGTGCCTGTCAGTGTTAAACCTGTTCCCATAGGAGGGGCGCCTAAGCTTACCGTGGCCCAGCCGGGTTGATTGTTAGGCAACGTGCCGCTAGGCTGCTCAATGCCGTTCTGATAGACTCTCGCCCCTTCTGGCGGCGTGTAGGCCGCGCCTTGCTCAAAGAGTAAGTCAAAGACGGCAGTACCTAGCGGACATAGCTCAGCAAGAACAGGGTAGGAAACAAAAAGGTTCCATCGGCGTCCGTCAAAGGCAAACAGACCAGGAGGTAACGCGCCTAAAGGCCGCGACAGCACCACGACGTCATGTCCGCCTGCAGTGTCAAAGTCCGGCACCCAAGGTGCGTACAGAGTGTTTGTTTTGGTTGCGCCTACAAACACGTTGACTTTAACCAGGAATGGCCCAGAGAACTCTGAGGTGTAGACACTTTCAAATCGCATTGTTAGTCCTTTACTGTCACCTTGATCGCAGGCAATCTGCCTCTTGTGCACATTAATGCTCGCTTCCGCCATCGCGATCAGGCGGTCCCCCATTGAGCTTTAATGAACTGCTCGGCCGTCTGCATCTGCGGATCGGTCAGCGCAGGCCAAATAACCATTTGCGGCATCTGGCCCAAGAAAGGACGGGCTCCGGCAGTAGAGTTGAAGTTGCCCCACAACACGTCTGTAGAGTCATTGCTGGCTGCGGCCACACCAGCCAAAATCTGCACGCCGTTCAGCCGGATCGTGTAAGCCTTCGTCGCCTCCACGTACCGAACAGTCAGCAAGTTCCGCTGGTTTACCGGGATGACCACGGTGCCGGGGCTGTTTGTTGCCCAGGCGCTGGCCTGGCGGAAGCCGACCACCGCGCCGCCGGTAGCCGTGCGCAGTTGGACTGTGAATGATCCCGTCAAGCCAGAGAAAAGAGACTCCGACCCGACTGCGGCGATAGGCACAGTCGTCGCGATCACCATCATCAGCACGTAGTCCGCTCCAGCTATGTTGCTACCAACCAGGGCGGTAGTGCTCATGCCGGTGCTGACGCTCGTCTCCCTGCCCCATTTGATTGACGGCAATGCGCCGCCGCCGTAGCCATACAGAGCTCCGTTGCGCACAATTTGCGGGGACACCATCGTGATGCCGCCCTGGTTGAACGGTATCAAGTCGTAGCCAAGCGGGCCTTGATCCCGCATCAACTCAACAAAGGCATTCCCTGATCCGGCGAAGCCAACGAGAGCAGCCGTGTCGATCACGTTGTTGACCGCAAAAGGCACGTCGCTTTGCTGCGCGTCTGCTGACCTCGACACCTTGTATGGTGCGCCAGTGAACTCGGGCCGCAACCGGAAGGGTGAGTACCCTGCCAGGAAGTTAACGCCGACGACTTCGGTCAGCATGGGCCCGGCTGTCGAAAACGTCGTCACCGTAGACGCAGGCCCGTTGCCAACACTGTTTTGGGTTGTGACGCGGGCGTCGTAAGCCACCCCTGTGGTCAACCCGGTCACTGTTGCCGTGGTGCCCGACACCGTCTGCGACTGCCATGCGCCCGCCGGAGAGACGCGCCATTCAACGATGTAGGCCGTCGGCGCACCACCAGACACCGGAGCTGCCCAGCTATACGTCAAACTGGTGGACGTCGCAGCAGTCACCGCAAGCGTGGTGACTTGCCCCGGAGCCGTCAACGAGCCAATCGTCGTTGCAGTAACTGTGGCCGATGGCGTACCTGCCGCACTGCCCGCTGCCAAGGCCGTTACCCGGAAATCGTAGCCCGTCAGGGATACCAGACCGGTGACTGTAGCCGCGGTGGCCAGCGAAATGCCGTCTGCAAAAGTAGCCCAAGTGCCACTTGGCGACGTACGGAATTCGACGCGGTAGTCAACCACTGCTGCACCGCTCGCAGGCGCAGCCCACGAAAGCGCCACGGAGGCATTGGTAATCGTGCCGGCAGTCAAGCCAGTGACCTGGCCTGGCGTCGGGAGAGGAGGTGTTGCCGTCGCTGTTGCCGACACAGCGCCAGCGCCACCAGTATTGAGAGCGGTCACTCGAAAATTGTAAGCCACGCCCGCCGTTAGCCCGGTCACAGTGGTGGCTGTGGCCGTTGAGACACCCTCACTGAAGACAGACCATGCGCCGCCAGGCGACACGCGGGACTCGACACGGTAGTCATTCGGCGTGCCGCCAGACGATGGTGCAGTCCATGTCAGTGCTACGCTAGTGGCGGTCAGCGCACCAACGGTCAGGCCGGTCACTTGCCCAGGAGGAGTTGCAGCAGGTGTAGCAGAGGCGACGGCGCTCGGCGTTGATGTTCCAACTTCGTTGACGCTAGAAATCCGCACTTCGTAGGAAGTCCCGGCAGTCAGGCCGGTGATCGTCTGGCGCCGGAGAGCGTTCGGTGTGCGTGCGGAGACCTGCCAGTTTCCGGCCGGTAGCGCCCTGAACTCGACGGCGTAGTTTGTGGCTCGGCAAAGCGGCGTAATCCACTCAACCGAGAGACTCGTTTCGCTCAATACAGCAAGGCGTGGCGCATCAGCGGGGGGTACGGGCGCTGAGCCAGTCAGGTTAAACGCCGCCGCGACGGCTTCGGTTGCCATCCTCGTACCCATAACCCGTGCGCCCATTGCGTTGTAATGCAGGAAGTCGCCGACCTGAGCGCCCGAGATGCCGAGAGCGTATCCCGTCCGCTGTTTACGTGTGAGCGTCTGGACGTGCACGGCATCTATTTCGGGGAAGTACTGCCTGGTGCTGATCGCCTCGGGGACCATTGCACCAATGACGAACCACGAGTTTGCGGCGGTCGGTATCCGGGTGCGCACAGCATCAATCAGCTGGTCGAGGGCGCTTGCGTACTGAGCAGGGGTCACGCCCACCGTAGCGTCGCGCTCACCCTGGACCCAAATTGTCCCGACGAATCGTGACGCGGGGTGAATGGCTTGAGCCGCCGCCAGCGCTTGCTGACTCTGATAAATCATGTTCTCAAACAAGCTCGACTTCACATCGGCGACGGGGGCTGACCCCGGAACAATGGTGTTTGCAGCGGGGCTCCACGGTGCTGGGCTTGACACGACGCCCGTTCCGCCCCAGCCCAAAGGAACCAGCAGAACGCGGCGATTCGGCGGCAACAAGTCTGCGTAAGCCCGACCAAAGGCCAAGCCCGGCCCGACCTGCGCGGTGTTGGTGCCCTCAGGGTGATGAAGCTTCTCGCTGGCCAAAAAGATGGTTCGATACCGAGCATCCGCAGGCGCCCCGCCGTACTGCCAAACTTCTTGGTGTGTCACGTCTAAAAGTGCGTCGAACGTGCCGCGCCCGCAAATGTTGCTTTGACCGGCTACTGCGATCACATCGAAACCTATGTCGTTCGCGTTTGGACGGTCGGCCTTTGCCTCCAGGTCAGTGACGGACGGCGCACCGAGAGCGGCGCGAATGTTTGTTTTTTCCTGCGAGGTTGCGGTTGAGAGTTCGATGTTTGTTGGCATGGTGTTGCTCCAAAAAATTTAGGCAGGGTTAAAGGTTACGTAGAGGCCGTTTAGTGTTAACGGCTGGCCGTTGAGTGTGATGAGGCCGGGGGGCAAGGCGCTCGCGTCACTAGCGGCCCACCGACCTATCTGGCTCCACGAGCCAGGATCATTGGCAACAGTGAGGATCACAACCCGTGTGTAGCTTGGCGTGCCCGATGCGGGTGTAGCCGTCTCTGTCATAGTCAGCCCGCCGTTTGAGTAAACGCGGGTAAACTGCAAAGGGGCCTGCGCAATGTAAACAACCGCAGGGCGGTAGCTAGAAAACACTGCTTCAGGGGCCAAGGATACGCCGGCCTGCCATTTGGGTGCGCTCGCAGTTGCCGCGTAGTCTGCGGCGTCCGCAACTATAACGTCGAGCTGCGCGTCACCCAAGGCGGCAAGCTCATTGTAGGCAACACAAAAAATCCACTTACTGTCTTGACCAAAGGCGTAAAGACCAGGTTCAAAACTGCCGCGCCGCTCGGAAAGCAGGAACACGGAAAGGCTTTTGTCGGCAGTGTCAAAGTCGACGCCAGATGGTAAACGTAACGACCGTACGCGGGTGTTACCAGATAAAACGGTTACAGTGATGTTGAGTTCCATTGTTAGTCCTTTTGCGCGTCGCAAACGTCAGGTGCTCCGCTACGCAGCGCACGGATACGCTCTTCGAGCAAAACATCTTCTCGCCTCGACTGCTGGTTTCTTGCTAAGATGGTGTGGATCGAAACAATGATCTGCACACACAGACCGACTAGGCCGACAATCATGCCGACCACCATTGCCGTCTCGTTGAGAGTGAGGCTGCCTACGACGGCAACACCTCCGCCACCTACGGTTGACGCCGCAGACATTTTCACAAGAACAGCGTCTGACACGCTGCTGATAAGGTTAGGAGATTCAGTTTGCATCTTCTTTTGCACTTAGGTTTGGTTTGATTGGGATTGGGGTTGGGGTTGAGGCTGAGCTGGATTAGGGCTGACTAACTTCCCTATAAAATTAGGGGCTCGTCTGGGTTAGAGCAGGCGATTCAGCTTGTAGAGAGCACGGGCGTACACTGCCTCTACCTCATCGGCGATAGCAGACAAAGCTTTGCTGTCACCGAGAGCCTGATCTCTACAGGCGCGAAAGATTTCTAGGTGCTGACCCAACACCGCGTTTGGCGCCAACCCCTCTACTGGCTTATAGGCGTAGGGAATAGGCGTAGGAGTTATACCGCAGCCGTAGGCAGTCTCTACCAGGTCGTCAATTTTTTCGAGCAGGTCCTCATAGAACTCTTGCAGATGATTATGGGTGCTCGCCTTGTTGGCAAGCAAGTGTTCTCGGTGAGCATACTCACGACTGAAAAACAATAAGGCAATGAGATCTGGAAACATATGTAACTCCTTTCCATAAAATTAGTAGTTGGTGAGGTTTGGTGCGAGGCCCGGTGCCACACGTTTGGTGAGGTTTGGTTAGGAGAAGTCGGGAAGGTGAGGTTAGGTGAGGTGAGGCTAGAAAAAAGGAACAAAACAGAAACAAACAACGAACAAACTGTAAATAGCATTGATTGCACAATAGAAACTCGACATGAAGATACAACCAAAAATTAGTAGGGCAGGCAGGCTAGACTTGCTTGCCGCCTTCTCGGAATCATGGGGCAACCACTTCATGACCGAGCAAGGCGACGCCTCTCGCCTTGAGCAGCTTAGGTGCAGTGCTTTACCTTACTGCCCGACTTCGGCCTTGGTGAACTATGCCCAACGCGGCGGCTTCCGCGCCATGGACATGCGCATGGCCTTCTATGTTAGGGTAGGTAGTGCCGTGCATGAGGTCTTCCAAAACTATTTGGCCCAGACAGGTAGCCTCCTCGCCGACTATTATTGCCCTCGCTGCAAGACTTGGTTCAGAAGCTCGCATCAGTACGAGCACTGCGACGGGGCGACAGACTACCACGAAATCACACTGGCCTACAAAGGTGTACACGGACACATTGATGCTGTGTTTAAGGACAAGAGCGGTGAGTACTGGATTGTTGACTTTAAGACCTGCTCCCTCGCCGGGTTAACCTCGAAGCTCAAGGCTCCCCCGGCGGGTTACTATGCTCAGGTACGTGCCTACGCCTACCTCCTGTTAAAGCAGTATGGCATAAGGGTGCGCGGTGTCATGCTCATGTATGTGCCTAGGGATAACCCGGCTAAGCCTGACGCGTGGGAGATGGAGCTGTCAGACAGAGACTTTGAGGACATTAAACTGTTCTTGAAGGGGCAGCTTCGTCTCCACAAAAAGACAATGACTGCGCACACAAAAGAAGACTTCCTGGCCTTAATGGCACACTGCAAGAAGCAGGACGAGTTTTGCCGGGTGTGCAAGATGAGCGACGCCGATGTACTTTCGGTGTTGAGAAGCAACAAAGACAAGTTCCCAATTCTGAAATGACGACGAAACCAAGATTAAGAAAAGACTCAAACGCAAACACGTACAAGGTACGATGGGCGTGTTCACCACAACCTGGCCTTACGGTGTGCTACGAGGTGGCGCTTGCCGACAAGACTGTGCGCGTATGGTTGGCCACAAACAAGCTACGGGCGGAAGCTGTGGAAGCGGTGCTCAAGGCAAATCCCGGTGCTGTTTGCCGGTCAGTGAAGTGCCTGGGTGTGGTGACGTGTGTGGCGTAGCTTGTGAAGGGTGACGTGTGACGTTTAGCTTGAGAAGTTAAAGGATTGGCAAATTGAAAACTGAAAAAGGAAAACAACATGATGACGGCATTAGTTGAGATCGCTGTGGAAGAGTGTCTAACCAGGATCGGCAACCCTAGCGGTTCGCTGGATGAGTGCTTGGAAGCTTCTAGCCAGCTGGTAAAGCTGCTAGGTGAAGATGAGGTGAAAGTCCGTATTCACAAAAGCTTTGAAGAAGGTTGGCCCGGCACGCAAGGCAAGGGTTACCGAGTTTTATCCCGCATGATTCAAGGAGTTCAGAAATGAAGGTGCGAGTACAGAAAAAGGCAGCACTGCTTTGGTTTGCGATCGCAGGCCTTTCAGTTATTGCCTGGATGGCTTTTGTGATGCTGTCAGTTTGGAAAGGCAGCGTATGAGGGCAAAGATAACCATTGAGGTGTCACGCACGGTGCAGATAAATTCCTACGAACCTGTGTCGGTAAAAGTCATTGAGCAGGTGGAGGTAGGTGAGGACGAGGACGCGAATGAGGTAAGAGATGAAACCTACGCCCGCGTCACCAAGGCGGTGAAACGCTACATAGATAACGAGGCGGCCAAATACGGCGCTAAGGCAAAGAAATGATTCAGGTAACAGAGATTGGCATCAAAGGGGTCGGGCCTTTCACTAAAGGTCAACGCCTGCCTGTTCTCAAAGGCGTCTCCTACGTCTACGGACTAAACCGGGTAACAGGCGAGGCTAACAGCAATGCGGCAGGCAAGACACTGCTAACATCGTCTCTCGGCGAGGTTCTATACGACGCGCCAATGGTGGGTACCAAAGCAGACAAGGTCAAAAAGGGAGTCCGCTACGTAAAGTTCCTGCGCCGAGGCAAAGCCGTAGAGGTTAGGCGCGCAGGCAATAAGCTAACTGTTGCGATTGACGATAAGATTGTGGCAGGCACAAAGACCAAGACAATGGAGGCTCTTAGAAAGCTATGGCCGATTAGCGAAGAAGAGTTTCGCACCTACGGCTACCTGGCAAGCCACATTGCACACCCGTTGGTCATGGGTACCTCTACCCAGCGCCGTGCCTTCTTCTCCGAGTTCTTTGGGCTTGAGCAGCTTGCTCAGGAAAAGAAGATTGTGCTGCGAGAGCTTGCAAGATTGAAGGAGGCTAGGGCTACCTTTGTTGAGGCGCAGGCTAATTACGAGTTGATACGCAATGACTGCCTCGACAAGGCTAGCCTAGAAGAAATAAAGATCACCATTGGCCGACTCGAGCGCAAGGTGGAAAAGGTGGTCGAGCAGGCAAACAGAGCCTCAGAGGTAAGGCGGCTGTTAAGCGTAAAATCTATGCTGCCTAAGAACCTCGACAGCGAGGTCACCGAAGATGACGTTGACCAAGCACGATACGCAGTGCGAAAGGCGCAGCGAAGTGAGAGCCAGCTTGAGGACTACAAGATATACTTGAGGGAGAAGGCAAGGTTTGAAGAAGCCACAAAGGACCTCCCAGAGTTTGACCTGGGAGAGCTCGAAGAAGCAGTTGAGGCACACCGCAGAGCGTCCGCAGTTGTTCTACCTGAGCAGCCGACCAATCCTGGAAAGCCGGAAAAGCCAACGATTGAGCTAGGCGAGGCCACCCGTCGCGTAGAAAAGCTTGAGCACGAACTTGCTCATATACAACAGTTTAAGAGTGGTGTATGCGACAAGTGCGGACAGGCTGTCCAAACACCACGCTCGGTCAAGCAAGTACGCGCCGCACTTAATGCTGCTGAGGAAGCAGTAAAGCTGGCAGAGCAAAACGCACAGGCAAGCAAGGCCTACGCTGAGTACAAGAAGGCGGATGCAGCATGGAAAGAGGCGCGTACTGCCTACCTAGCCGCGTGTAAGACTGCCAAGGAATTGGCCCCGAAAGTCGAGCTTTACAAAAAGGTTAGCAAGCTCCCGCACAAGCCCGAGAAAGTGTTAAAGCCCAAAGTGCTTGACCTAGCAACGGCGGAGAAGCAGCTTGAGCTTTTAAGCCTGTCGTTGAAACACAAAGACGACTTGGTCGCTATTAAAGGCCTTACCCGACAGGACATTGAAGAAGCCGAGGCCTCCGGTGATGCGGCAAGCCTTGTACGCCTGCAAGACAAACTAAGCACACTTCGCTCACGGCTGGCCCAGCATGAAAGTGTTTACGAGAAAGTGCGGGCCCAGAAGGCAAGGCTCGCAGAACTCACTGCGCAGCTTGAGGATGAAGAAGTCCTACGTGCGCTGCTCAAAGGCTACGACGATAAGGCGGTAAAGCGCTTGGTGGTCGAGGCGATCAGTGAGCATTTTATGGAGGCATTGAACAGCTACTCAGGCCTAGTCTTCCCTGGCTACAAGTTTACGTTTGATTGGACTGCAACGCAAGTGTCATTGCTCGTTACAAGGCCAGGCCATGAGCCCACGGATGTGCGGTCTTTGTCTGGGGCAGAGTCCAAGCTTTTCACGCTTATCGCGGTTATGGCGCTGCTCAAGTTTGTACCAGCAACCAAACGATTGTCGTTAATCATTCTAGATGAGCCGACGGCGAGCTTCGGTCCCCAGTCTACGGAAATGTTCCACAACCTCCTGCCGCAATTGAATAAGTTGATACCTAGTATCATCATTGTGACCCCGAGGACGGAAGAGTATTATCCAGGGGCGCACAAATTCACAGTGGTACGTGACCAACAAGGAGCTAGGATATGCAGATAAGAACTTCTCATTGGATCACAACCTTTTACACACCAGCTGCGTTATCTGACGCACTAACCGATGCAGGCATTGCTCATTCCTTGCAGCTAGGGCCTTTGTCAGGGCGAAAGGTATTCGATCTTTCCTCAAATCTTTCCTCAAACTCAAACTCAAACCTCTCCGCAAACTCAACCCAGCCCAAGCAGATTAAGGCACACGTTGCAGGCAGCTTCTCTGCGATCAGAGAAGGTGTTTGTAATTTTATTGTGTGTTGTTATGCGGAGGCGGCGAGAGCAAAATGCCAGCAGTTGCCTAACAAGGGCGACCTGTTAAGCATTGTGCGCTACGCTGTGAACTGTGAAGTTGAGCAGAACTTTGTGCTTACACCGGCGATGAGCCCGCTTGAGTATGTGGCCGAAGTAGCCGAGCCGTCACTGCTAAGCGACATACAGACACTCCTGCTAAAGGTGAATCCGTATGACTTGAGAAAGCAGGCCGAGCGGATTATGATTCTGGCCTTGGCTGGCAAAACTCCGCTTGGCGAGGCTAAGGCAAGACTAGAGAACAATCTCAAGACTGCCGCGATGGCGCCGTTCCTCACGCAAGCCGCTCGTCTTAGAAGTGCGGTCATAGACAGCTACCGAATAGGCGGACCGGCCGCGGCAGAGAAGCATAAGGTGGCGGAGTTTGAGATCAACTATGTGAGAATGAAATGCGATTCAAAGACCAAAGAAACAAATTCTACGTAGTCAACGAAGGTGAGTGGGTACACAATGGAACCGGCATGGTTCAAGCGACGCGGGAACTAACCTCAATTCTTGTGCGACCCTCAAACCAAATGCTGCTTGTGGCGGAGCAGGTGTTCATAATGGAAGATGCGGCTGTGGCAACAAACCCGCTTGTTTTGGCGGAGCAGGCGTTTGTCCTATTCGGTAATTCATTTACCGAAGGTACCAAAGTACCTGCTTATCTACCGCAAGGGGCAACAGCAGCAATTGCCGTAACAAGCATTGTCGTCGAGGTGACTTATGTGGATGAAGGAACTGAGGGCCTGGCTATACCGACCACGCCGGGCCCTAACGAAGAGTGCTGCGAACAAGTCTCCCAAGGCTTAATCGCGGCTTGTGCAACTAAGACAGAGGTAACAGTAACATGAACAAATATGGCTTGCCATTGACCGCACCATCGGTGCAAACGCTTATCCCCGCAATGAATGATGCCGGGATGGTATTTGGTTTCTACGAGATTGCGGAGACCACCTTTGAGGGCGATGAAACAAGCTTTGCCTTGCCTAACGGAACGGTCCTGCCATTGAAGTCGGTGCAGATCGAAGAACTGCTCTCCATTCGCAATGCTCGCGTGTTTGAGTACATGGCGGCAGTGTGGCCGGCAGGAATGTACACGCAGGAGAAGCCTTGGGACGACGAGGCATTGATTCGTGTCGGAGAGCTTCGCAACTACCGTGCCTACATCATGGCGACGCACACGTGGAAGACGCGAGAGAACCTCGGTACTTACCTCACGGGGTTGAAGAACGGCCTGAACACGGCGTTTACCCCGCCCCAGGCAACAACCCCACCTGACGCAGAGGACGGATCCATGAATTGGTCGGCATCGGCAAGCTACGAAGCGTTGTTTGGCGACTGCGCCTACTTTGACTTTAACTGGATGACCTTGTTCAAGACAAAGTCCGGCAACAAGGATCCTCTGCGCATCAACGTGCTGGCACAGCCTGAGCTTGAGGCAGGCAAGGTTCCGATGCGGGCGTCTATCATCGGTCGACCAATCGCTACAGCCGCCGGTCCTGTCTACGACACGGTGCGCATCACAAAGCTGCAAGAGCTTACACCCAAGGCCTATGTTTTCTCTTTCGAGGTCGTCGACACAGCGAACAACAAGACGCCAGTCACCCTAACTCTCACAGTGGTATGAGGCAGGGAAACGGTAAATAAGCAATAACAAACCCTCCTCCGTCAGTCAAACAACCTCACCTCACCCACACCAAAGGAAAAGAACATGAAAATTGCCACGCATGGCGAGTCGCTTGCAAAAGCACTGGACGCGGTTATCAAGCTTGCTCCACCGACTAGCGGTAACGTCACGCTCGGCGGTTACGGCAAGAAGGTCAAGATTCAGTCCGCAGCTGACACCTCGTATGTCGTCTCAACAGTACCTGGCGACGTGTTTGCTGAGGGCGAGACGGCTGTGCCCTTACAAGGCTTGAAAGACGCAATCAAGGGTCACGGCGATTGCAAAATAGCCATGGCTAACTCTGCGCTACGCATCAAGGCCGATTCCTATGAGGCTAACCTCTCGACCGTCGATCCATTGCCTATTGAGGCAAGCACAGACAAAGGCGACACACAGACATGCAACATTTCGCCTGACCATGGCGCGTGGCTGCTCGAAGCAGCACGTGCGGTGAACTTGAAACCAACACCACTGCTCAACGCCTTTATGCCGATTGCGGTTGTGATTGGCAAGGCAGGAACCACCGTAGCCTGCTACGACAATAACCACATGGCGTGGCGCAAGACAAAGGAGGTGACAGGCAGCTTTGAGGCTGTACTTCCTGCGACTACGCTGATTGCGATTTTGGAAGTGATGGCCGGCCTACCCTTCAAGATGGCAGTGGCGGCAAACAATGTGGTCATCACGTCGAAGCTCCACGAGATCAATTTGTCATTACCTAACGTGACTGAGGGCATGCCGGCAATCGCGGAAGTCTTGGAAATGACGAAGAGCGCGGCTAGTGCGAAAGCCGAAGTCATCGAGGTGGCCCAAGCTGATCTGCAAGCCTTCTTTGCCAATGCCCGTGCGGTTGTGGCACGAGAGCGACCCGAGTTGCAAATCACTTGCACAGGCAGCGCATTGGAGTTGGTAGTGGCGACGGTGACAGGCAAGGTGCAACGCTCGGTGCCGGCCAAGGGACCCAAAGGAGCGAGCTTCAAGCTCGACGCGGAACAGCTGCAGGAGATGGTGAGCAAGGCACCGACAGAGGTGTCGCTCGGCCTGGTAAAAGGTGCCTACGTCTTTGCAAAGCTCAAAGACTGCGCGACCATTGTGTCCTTAAACCAATGAAGTTTGAGCAATGAAGTTTGAGCACGGCATCATTCATCCGCTTAGAGACGGGCACATTATCTTCCTAAAGAGAGATGTGTCCACCGAGGAGTTTTACATTGCCGACCAGCCAATGAAGCTCCGAGGCATGCTCGAGATACGGCCCGCCCACTGCAAGGCCAGCGGTGAGGTGCTTGGCTACTTTCTCTATACAGGATATCGAACCCGTCAAGGCGGATCGTTCCTCGTCGCCCACATGCACACGAAGGCAGGAAAAGCGACCACGGCAGAGGTGCTTGTTAGGCACGATCAGTTTGTGGTTATTGACCTGCCGGGCTGCGGCACAATGGCCTTATCAGGAACTGCCACAAGCGCAGTGACTGCACTCTTCCAGGAACAATGACAATGAGCACTAGCGAACTTGTAAAAGAAATACGAGGGGGCGCGACTTTCAAGACGTTTCGTCAAGTGTTCGAGGCAGTGACCAAGCGCGTTGACATTGCGAAGAACACGGCAGAGGTACTAGGCCTCCACACGTCAAGAACGTCGCGCTCGCTTGCGACGAAGAAAGAGCGCTACAGCCCATCGGTGCTTATCGATGCGTCATTAAATGATCTAAGCGCTCGCGCCCGTATGGTCGAGTTGCGTGTTCGGGCCGACCTTAACCTGTCAACTCTGCGTGAGGCTGTAGCTGCTTTTGCCAAGCATGTGCAGACCGAGTATGCGGAAGAGCTACGCGAGTTTAGAACAGCAGAGCAACGCAAAGCATTAGTCGACCGCGTCATCAAGCAGGCACGCGAGTTCATGGCGGAAGGCGAGACCTTCATTGCCACCGTCGACACCTTGGTGAAAGACATTGATCAGAGTGGGCACTCGCTGCGCCACGTTATCGAATGCCTCAAGCTACTTGACGGCAACAAAGGAAGCAGGACTCTATGATCAAGGTCGTTCAACGCGAAGCCGTCTTCATACCCATCAAGGACATAAGTCCCAAGATCAAGGCGGCAATCGAAGACAAGATGCACCACGCTTTCTATGAGGCGAAGGCGTGCTCGACGTGCGACAACCTTAACGAGCGGCATAACGACTTGTGCGACAACTGCGCTGCCTTCAAAGGAAGCTACCGACTTGCCTCCGTGCAAAAGGTAAAGGACAAGTCGTATCTCAAAGTGCCTGTCGGAGGATTCGAGACCAAGATACGGCCTTACCTGGAATACATGGGCAAGGACATTAAGATTGTCCACAAAGGTGTAGAGCCACCAGTAAGACCTTTCAAGTTCACTGGTACCCTAAAGCCGGAGCAGGAGCTTGCAGTCGAGGCTTTATTAAAGAAGCGCCGTGGCGTGTTGAAAGCTCCGCCACGTAGCGGTAAGACCGTGTTGTCAACGGCATTGGCGTGTAGACTCTCTGTGAAGACGCTCATCATAGCCAGCCAACGTGACTGGCTTGCGGGCTTTTACGAGACCTTTGTTGGTTCAGACACTCAGGCACCTTTGACGAGTTTGAAAAAGCAGCGTATCGGCTTTTGCAAGAAGCTTGAGGACTTTGAGAACTACGACGTGTGCCTGGCAACCGTGCAGACCTTTTACTCGGAAGGTGGCGAGGCGCTGCTGCTTAAGATACGGTCAATGTTTGGGTTAATCATCGCCGATGAGATTCACACAGGCGCAGCTGACAAGTATATTAAGATTTTGTCAAAGCTTAACTGTCGCCGAATCATTGGGTTGTCAGGCACGCCTTCACGCAAGGATGAAAAGTTTGTGTTGGTAGACAATGTGGTCGGGCCATTGGCCCACGAGGTGATCGTGAAGGGTATGCAGCCGCAGCTGCTCCTCACCAAGACAGGCTACACAAAATCCTACAAGGGCAATGTGCCGTGGACTCGAATGGTCAAGTCGATTGAGACTGACAAGAAACGCCTGGATGTAATCGCTGCGACTGCGGTGAAGGATGTGGCAAACAATCACATGATCCTCATACCCATGGCAGGCGTGGAAGCGGTGAACACCTTGGTACGATTAATCAATGAGAAAGCGGGCAAGGAAATCGCAGTTGCATTTCTCGGCGGCATGGGCAAGAAGCGCGAGGCAATCATTCAGGACGCGCGTGAGTACAAGATACCTGTGATTGTGGGCACCGGCAAGATTCTCTCCACCGGCATCAACATACCGCGAGCTTCGTGCTTGTACGAGGTCATTATGTCGAGCAACAAGGAGAACGCGGAGCAGCGTATGCGACGCGTGTTAACTCCGATGGACAATAAGCCTCAGCCGGTAATCAGGTACTTTCTCGACGACATGAATGTGAGGAAGAACTGTATGCGCAACGAGTACTTTAACGTCATGCTGCCCATTATTAAGCCTCACGTGTCCGAGGATGTGAAGAAGCAGCTGACGAGCTACTTTAACTCGAAGAGCAAACCGCTCGAACTCTAAAGGTAATAAGATGAGCCTAAAGGTTAAAGCGAACCAGAGCCTAGCGGGAGAAGTTCCGGGCTCAGTGTGGAGGCAGGGTAGCTTTTACTGGTCACCCACTGCCTTTGTAGTCGAGTCGGAACGGCTAGACGGAAGAATTATTGAGGCGTCAGCCCAAGAGAACAGCGTCAACCGCTTCTATGAGAAGCCCGCCTCCGCGTACAACTACGTGGTCACTGGTAACCCAGATGACAGCAAGGCCAAATACTTTGCGGCGTACCTTGTGTCTCTTCACAAGAAACACTTAGGGGTCAAAGCAAACGTGGTGTGGGAGACGGTCTATGGTGGCTTTAGCAATCCGCTAATGGACAAGAGCATCTCACCTACTATGCTGGTTTTGTCCAATGTGACTGCGGAGTCAACTGCAGTGAAGCTAGAAAAGGTGAGAGACCTCATCGAGAGGTTTCCGAACTGCATGAAGGTTGTGGTGGGTGCCGGCGAAGACCCGATAAGCTTTGCGTCACTAAGGCTGCGCATCCCCGTCCACGGCATTGCCTACTTTGCAAGCAAGCACGTTAAACAGGTACAGACAGTAATATGACATCCAAGATTTCAAGCCCCAAGCTAGAGCTAACTGTACTGCGGGCAATGACCCACAAAGAGTTAGCGATAGCCGGTACCATAATCGGAGGCATTGACTCTTCGTTCTTTGACAATGAGGAGTCGGTCGAGCTCTACACCTATGTCAAGAAGGCGGTGGCAGAGATAGGCAAGCCACCCACCTTTAAGATTTTGCTGCAAGACCCTACGGTTAGTCGTGATGCACGAGAGTTCTTCCGCAACTCTGAGGCCACAGTGCAGAGCATTGAGGACGCTAGGCGTGCCGTAGAAGGTTTGGCTGAATACCGTCGACGCCGAATGCTGTATGAGATGGCAGCACGCATCGACAAAGGTCTGCAAGAGTCGAATTGCAACAGCCAGAAACTCATGCAAGAGACAGGCGAGTCGCTTGCCCGCGCTCAGGTAACGGGCGCGGTTAAAGACGAGTTTCTTCACTTTGGCACACAGAACAACTCCAAAGAGTTTGTACATTCTCTGCTGTACGAGGATGCGAGTGAGGATGTTATACCGTCAGGCATACCGGCTTTTGACAAAGAGTCAGGCGGATTTCTACGCGGCTCTTTGGTGACAATCGGTGCGTCGTCGGGCGGTGGTAAGTCAGCCGTGGCTGGGGTTATCATGCCGCTAGAGCAGGCACTTATGGGGTACAAGGTTGTGGTTGTTCCGTTAGAGATGAGCAAGCGAGAGATGACTTCGCGGGTCATGGCTAACTTGAGCGGACTTGACGTTACTCGGGTTTTGCAGTCGCGTCTCACGGAGGCAGAGAAAGACAAGGCATTCAGAACCTATGCCAGAGTAATGAAGAAGATTAAGCTGGCCGGCGGTAGATTCACAATCTACAAACCTTCACGCGATGTTGACATGTCTGAGTGTCTAGCCGCAGTGAACGCCTTAGGATGCGACGTGCGCTACATTGACTACCTAAACTTGTTGCGCGGTGGTTCAGGCGATGATGCGTGGTCGAAGCTGAGCGACATGGCTAGGTCGGCAAAGATTAATGCCGAGCAAACAAACTCCGTAAATGTGCTGCTTGTGCAGGTCAACGAGGAAGGCAAGATTCGCTATTCCCGAGGCGTGTCAGAGCATAGCAGTGCGTCATGGGTGTGGAACACAAAGCCAGAGGAGCGGGCCAAGGAAGTTGGCCGTATCGTCGTCGAGCAGCCAAAGTCACGCAACAGCAGCGCCTTCCCAATGGAGCTAGGTTTGCACTGGAAGTGTATGCGGCTGGCAAAGCTGGAGGATGCCGCCGAGGTAGGCGAACTCGATACACCAAAGAATCTGGCGGCAGACGTCTGAGTGTTTTTTTGAGCTTGAGTTTGTTGAGTTTAAGAGTTACCTGCCTGCTGGGCTTTACGGAGTCCAGTGGAGAGCTAATTTTATTAAGGCTTTAGGCCACTGCCGATGACAGTGCGGATTGATCCCCGCAGTGTAGGACTCGATCACTAACCCCAGAAATTATGTCAGGCCCCAGAAATTGGGGGAGCCCCCGGAGTAACCAGTCTCTGGAAAGACGGCGCGCTCAGCATCACACAATAGAAGCGGTTGTGGCTGAGATCCCGGATGCGTATGAGGAACAAAGGCCCAACGTGAAGCCTCCTCCCACCCTCGTTTGGTTGCTCGGACGATGATGTGGAACTGCCCTGGTCCTTAGATGGACGATAACACACTGAAGCATAGCACCTCGGTAATAGCAGGCCCGGGCGAGGTAAAGTATAGTGTGAGCAACCCAAGCTTCCGCGACGGACGATAGATCAGGTCGCGTGGAAATCCTACTTCGGTAAGGATAACCACGCTCAAAACTCCAGGTCAGGCCACCTGGGAGGTTGGTTAAGGGCCTTTAGAGCCGCTTAGGTGCTTAATGCAATAATGGGACTTGAAGTGAGGCTGAGGGCTGAGATTGCAGGGCTTGGTGTGGGTTTGATTAGGCGCAGTTAACGGCAAACAGTTAGGAAATAACCATGAAAAGACGCTTCCACAAAGACGGTACAGTGCAGCGCGGCTCAATCTTCGTTTTCGGGTCAAATTTGGCCGGAATACACGGTGCAGGAGCTGCGCTAGAGGCCAAAAAGACGTTTGGTGCCGTTCTAGGCGTAGGCGAAGGTATAACAGGGCGGGCGTACGCAATACCCACAAAAGACGCCAAGCTTAGGGTAAGGCCCATTAGCGAGATAAGGCGTAGCGTTGGGAAGTTTGTAGCCTTTGCGTCTACACACGAGGCGCTATTCCAGGTCACTAGGGTGGGCTGTGGGCTTGCCGGCTACAAGGATGAGCAGATGGCAGTGCTGTTTGTGGACGCGCCTTTTAACTGCTCTCTACCTGATGCGTGGCGGCAGTATGTGGGTGGGACTAAGGATTAAAAAAGGAGGCAGAATGAATGTGCGTTGGCTAAGCCGAGATATGCAGGCACCTGGCCCTAACCTGTGCCTATGCCTGTCTGAGGAAGAGTACGTAAGGACTTTGAGGCAGCTTAGTGTGAGGGCGAATGGAAGCTGGGTGTCGAGTGGAGCAAATGCCACAACCCATCAGTTTTCACGCGAAGGTGGACTTGCCTGTGTAGTGTGCCTGGCTAAAACAGAAGGTAGGAGCGGCGTGGAAATTGCCGGTATACTTGTGCATGAGGCAGTGCATATATGGCAGGCTTGGTGTGAGTTTTATGGCGAAGACACACCCGGCGCAGAGCAAGAGGCCTACGCAGTTCAGTACCTTGCGCATACGCTTATGCAAGAGTACGCTAGGCGATTAGCTTGAGTTGACTTGACTAGGCTTGAGTTGACTTGACTAGGCGTGCTTTGAATAGAAAGAATAGTGAGCTGAAACGGAAAGACCCACGTAGTAGACAGATACTACGTGGGTCTTTCCGTTTCGGGCCTCGATCTTAACCTGCGCTTTTCAATAAAGACGCCAAGTTTGCAATCTGTTTTCTATTTGCGCCTGATAAGCTGACTGTTTTGCCTAAAAGGCTGGAGAATAAATGCTCCAGCAGTGACGCCGCCATCCTAGGTTTGCTTAGCTGCACTGACTGTACTAGTTCTGGGCGCTCGCGCTGCGCAAGCCGGACAAACTTGGGCAGGTCTTTTGTCCAGGAGCCGCCACCAGTAAACATGCCTCTGTAAATGCTAAGAACAACCGAGGGCTCGGCGGCTGTTACCTGAAGACGATTTGCTGCCTGGAGTTGCCTTTTGGTTTCCTTTGGGTTTGTGGCCTGAGTTTAGCGAACTACCCCGAAGCCGTTCTTCTCGTAGTTATCGATTGCTCGACTGACGTACGCTACGTACTTTGCCAGGTCAAACTTGCGGGGACTGAACTCATACAGCGGGGTGTGTGCGGTAGACAGCAGGAGCCCGATGTGGCTGTAATCTTCCCCGTATGAGCCGAGCGTAAACTCAATACCCACAACCTCGTCGTCTACATCCCACGTCACACCGCCCTCGGCTATCTTACGCGCCTCATTGAAGATGAGTTTAGTCTTGCCTTTGGTAACCTTGGCTTTGTCCTTCATAGACGCTGTGAAGCCTTTGGAGATTTCTTTGAGCGCCTCCGCCATTTCCTGCTTTGCTGCGTTGTACTCTCCTTGATAAACCAGTTCGTCTGCATTACTTATGCGCACACCTGCCTTGAGCAAGGCGTCGCGGAAGGCTTTTGCGTCGCCTTTAGCCGCTGTTACTTGAAGACGGGTTGCTGCTTGAAGTTTCATTTTGGTTTCCTTTGGGTTAGGGCCACGACTGCCTGTCAGGCAAGGCCTTTTGCCTCAAACTCATTGACAGCCTTGTTAACAAAGGCTTGGTACTTGGCTAAGTCAAACGCGCCAAGTTCAAACTTGTATTCCGTGTACAAAGATGAACCAAGATCGAGCCAAACGCGGCCCTTATCGTGGAGTTCACCAAAGTAGAACTCGCAAGAAACGTGTTTCCTGTTGGGGCCTTCCGCGATCTGCCACTCAACACCTCCGTAAAGGTACCGCTCTTTATCGAGACTGTTTATTTCTATCTCGCTGTCTGAAGAGGCCTTATTCCGCATCGACCTTTTGAGGCCCTTGTCAACAACCGTAAGAACAGATTTCATCAAGGTTTTGGCCTGCTTGACCTTTTTGTCGACTACCAACTGCTGGGCTTGTTCGATCTGCTTTGATACAGCGAGCAAAGCCTCGCGGAAGGCTTTTGCATCACCCGTAGCCGCAGTTACTTGAAGACGGGTTGCTGCTTGGAGTTTCATTTTGATTTCCTTGGGTTAAATATGAGGGTGACGCAAGAAGCCCGAACCTGGAAACTTCTTGACATACCTCTTCTTTGCACTTTCCTCAAGCTTGGTAAACCACTCTTGAGTTCGTGCGGCTTCACAAACTGTTGATGCGGTGGTGGCTTTGTGTTTGCCACCACAGGCCCCGCATACTGTTGAACTGAGGCGCGTTGCGGCGTTAAGCTTCATTTTCCACCTCGTCAAAGGCCGCCATCCACTTCTTGTAGGCGGGCGTGCCCAGAAATGCCTTGATGGCCTTACGGTACGCCCACAGCTTGTCCCTCGCTTCCGCCCCGGAGAACTTTGCGAGGAACGCGTCATGAAAGTCCTCAGGAGGGTCCTGGGTGAAGTCCAGCTTGCTCAAGTTGACCTTGGCAGTTACTTGAAGACGAGTTGCTGCTTGGAGTTTCATTTGGTTTTCCTGCGGAAGGTTAGAACTTGTAGCTTTCTGTGGGCTGCGCGTCCTTGGAGCTAGCGTAGTAGTGTACCCACGCGCCTTTGGCAGCTTGAGCAAGCTTCTTTAGGTCGATAGCCGCAAGCCCTTTGCCAGAAAGTGTCCAACCTAAACCCGAAGTGTACACCGCCTTCAGCGCACCTTTAGGGGTAGAGAATACGAATTTGTCACGCGCAAGCCTAGAGGACGAACCCCCAGACTGTTTGTAATCCTCCTCCTGCACGCCTGGAAGCGACCTTAGGTAGTCCGCGAGCGGCCAGTTCTTTTCTAAGGAAGCCTCTGGCGCGGCAGTTAATTGGAGACGTGCTGCTGCTTGAAGTTTCATTTTGGTTTTCCTTTGGGTTTCAACTGCAAGCTAGGCTCATCGGCCACCAAAGCCTGAGCCGTGCCGTGTGTTTTCGCCTCGTGTATTAGAACGGCGAGAGCTGCTTGGGCGTTTACCTGGGTTTGCAGCTTTCCACTGCTGCACCTTTTGCTTTTCTTTTGTTGAAAGCTGCTCCGGCTCTACCACAGTACCGTCGTCCCACTCCCACCGACCGCGTTTGTCGTTGAACTTGAGACCTGACGTCAGCTCTGTTGCGGTGAGACGGGTTGCTGCTTGAAGTTTCATTTTGGTTTTCCTTTTGGGTTAAATAGGTGGGCGAGTGAGCCTGGCTTTAGGCCAGTGTGCCTTGGTTGATCTGCTGAATGACCTGCTGCAGGTAGTCAGGCGCGTAGCTGTAGAGCCGCTTGTAATAGGCAATGGCGCTCTGCTTCTCGGCAGGAGTTAGCGAGGCGACCACCGCTGCCTGCACACTCTTTTTCACGTCCACTGGGTAGATGCTCACCACTTGTTCATATGCAACTTCCATGGCGTGGCCACGGGCAACGGAAAGCACGCGAACCTTGCTGTCGCTAGTTGCGAGTGCAAAGCCGTGATCGATGCTGCCATCATCGCCCACGTAGGCAACCAGCTCGTTGGCTGCGGCTTTGGCAATGGTGACGTTAGCAACGCGCGGCACGTCGTTGCGATGGTATGTGGCAGCTTGCACCAACTCAGACAGGTCCTCTTCGCCGCGGCGAACCAAGTAGGTACCCGCCGCACCACTGCGCACATCCCACAAAGTTTTGTCTTCCTCGGACATGAGGACGTTCTTGGCCATAACGCGGTAGCTGGCTTTCAGACTCTTAGGGTCAGGCATGACCACCTGCTTGTTGGCTTTCACAAAGCCTACGGCCACGCCTGCGCTAATCTTCTTGAACGAGTTGGCAACAGGGGCGGCCAAACCTTTTAGCTTGGCAGCAACGTGGTTGCGGAAGTCCTCGTGGTCAATGTCGCCGGTGAAGGACACGATGACTTTGGCCAAGCTGGGGGTAACCATTTTGTGGTCGGTAATGTTCAACGTTTTCATTTCATTTCCTTGGGTTGCGACACTTGATAGTGAGGAAGTTGCCCTATCCATTTAGGATTCGGGTTGGGTGTTACCGCAAAAAAGAGCAGGGGTGTATCTGCTAAGCCCACACCAATGGGAAAACTTACTCGGGGCTGAATTCTTTGATCTCAATCTTAAGAGCGTTGCCTACAACGTAGAACTCAGCGCTGAGATCGAACTGCGTACAAACCCGGCCCAACATGACAAAGCCTTCATCCGTCACTGACATTCGGCCAGTCTTCGGTACCAAACCGACCACTGAGCCTTCGCCGTTTTCGTCAAATTTTGCCTTGACAACGGTGCAGAAGCTCCGGAGGATAGTGACTGCCTTTGCGGCCCATGCTGGGTTGGAGGCGACCAGTCGGCTTGCAGCAGAGATTTTCATTCTGGTTTCCTTGTTAGTTTGCAGTTGTTGGTTTGGGGTTTGGTTAATCAGACGGTTAATAGCTCACGCCATCGTCGAGAAAGTCAAAGGACAAGGTTGCAGAGATTTCAACCCCAGCGCTTTCTGCACCGTTAAAGTCGACGTTCGCGATCTCCTCTAACCAGCAACCGTTGATCACGATGGTCTTGGTCGTGTTGCCTTGATTGTCGTAAAGGTCGAGCTCGGCGTTAACCTTGTACTCAGCGCTGTCTGCGCCGGTGTTGTTCTTCCATGACCGCGTGCGGTCCCGCCATTGACGCAGCTTGGTGTAGGAGTCGAAGCCGACCGTCTCCATAAGCATAAACGTGAAGGTGTGATCGTACTGGGCACGACCGGCTTCACGCTTTTTCACACCGTGCAGCTCAATGTCGATGCCTTCGATCTTTGAGCCAGGCAAGCTCGTGGTCTTGCAACGAACAGTCAGCGTCTGGCTGTCATTGGCGCCCGGAATGAAGGGAAAGATCAAATCGAAGTTCCAGGTCTGCGCGGCATCAGGAAGTGCCATAACCTGTGAGTGGGATGTTCGTGCCATCGGTTAGTCCTCTAGGAGAAGGTTAAAGATTTTGCTTTCTGGGTCTTCGTCGTTTGTGAAGACGCGGAATGTCTCCTCATAGACGATGCCCAAAGGCGAGAGATGGTTAATGGTGACGTTGGTGCCCTTAACCTGAGACTCCTTTACCGTTGCTAGCGCGTCAAGAATCTGTTGCTGGGTAACCTTGTCCTCTGTGCGGAAGAAAAAGTTATTGCCTGTTTGTTTCAGAAAGCGTGCACCAAGAGGTCGAAGCAGCTTGGCCAGCGTTTGTTGGAGTATGAACAGGTTTCGGTCAGCGGCGGCCAGCCGTGTTGCTGCTTGAAGCTTCATTTTGATTGGCCTTGTTAGGTTAAGCAAAGCCGCGCTTCTCAAACTCATTGACAGCCTTGTTTACGAAGGCCGCGTACTTGGCAGGGTTAAAGTTACCAAGACCAAACTCGTAGTAATCAATCTCGCGCTTGGGGGAGAGGTTGAGCCAAACAACACCGACGAATCGCGACTCTTCGCCAAAGTTGAACTCGAAAGACGCCCGGTAGGGTGCCTCCTCTGGTCCTGCCTCAACCGACCACACACAGCCGCCCAGCTCTTGGTTGAGGTTTATGCTGCTGCGCTTCACCTTGGCTTTACCATCAAGCGCCGCCTTGAAGCCTTTGTCGACTTCCTGGAGAACCGCTTTCATAAGAGACTTGGACTCCTTGCCGTTGCCGAAGTGGGCACGATCGGAAGCTTCCCCAATCTGCTTGCCCACTGAAAGCAAGGCCTCACGAAAGGCTTTTGCGTCGCCTTTAGCCGCTGTTACTTGAAGACGTGTTGCTGCTTGAAGTTTCATTTTGGTTTTCCTTGTTGCCTGTTTTGCATAAAATTAGCGGTACTGCCTATTTGACAATGCCTACGGCTGCTGTGAAAGAGCGCCCGTTGGTAGCCAAAGTCCGCACCTACCGTTGTTCCTGTGCCGTGTTCTCTATAAAATTACGGACCCACTTTGTCTTGCCTAGCGATTTAACCGCCCTTAACCCTAACTCTTCTATCAACTGTTTTTCTGTGCACTCGTCTGGGTTTACGGCTAGGCCAAACTTTTTGATCAACTCCGCCTTGCTAAACGCCTGCTTTGGTTGCCTATAAGGCCCACCGAACCAGGCGTAGTAATCAACTGAATTTCTACGGAGCTCGCAGAAGCCAAGCTCTTGATACATGCCTCCTGTGAAGACGGTATTGTCTGCATAGGATGAGACCGACTTGGGACTTGCTGCTCTCACAAATGCCGCCAGCAGCCTTGACGCGCCGCCTACCACAGAGCAGCTAGTCGCATAGCGGGTCAGCTCGTACACACCGGCCTGTCTTTTGCTTCCTCTGCTGCTGACTGTGTGGTTAAACGTCATGGCCGCCACAACCTTGCCATTGTGTCGCAAGCAGTAGGCGGTGCCTCCTCGTGGGGCGCCTTGTATGTGCACGGCGTTAAAAAACTTTTTGAGCTTAGACGCAGGCGCGACCACAATCTCGCACTGCCGAGCGTACACCCTCTTGCTGACCAACCCGACTAAATGTTCACAAAAGCGCCTAGCTGCCTGGGCATGAAGACGTACAACGTCCTCGTGCAGAAAAACGAGTCGATATCCTGCTGCTTCGGCCTTTGCCTTTTGGCGGGCCATCTCTTGTGAGTCTGACCAAAAGTGCGGTACAAAGGTTACTGCGATTTTCTTGTCAGGCACATACACTGTTTGGCGCTTTATTCTTTCGGCGCCTAGCCAGGCAGCAATTTGCCTCACGTACTTTGCGCAGTAATCCGCCTTGCCGATATCCGTGTAATACTGATGCCACACAAGAGCTTCTGGGTTTGGATGGGTATGCCAGTCGTCAGGTAGAAACACACAGCTACCTGCAGGCATTACCACCGCCCAACGTACCTTTAATCCACTCTCATCTGCCTGCCTAGCCTTTTCACGATTCCTGGCCACAGCATTAGGCATAAGCAGCGTCCAGGTAGATTTACACTCGACGAAGCCTTGTCTGGGAATGTAAAAATCAGGCGTCCAGCTCATACGTTTCGCCTTGTCGCGCGGATAGCGCTCGTCGAATTGCGTGCGGACTGTCTTGTGCCTTTTCAAAAGCTCGCGCAACAAGACGACCTCGCTGTTACCCTGCACCGTGTAGCCTTTGCCGTTTACCTTAACTTCTTTTCTGGCAAAGCTTGACTTTAAACCTTTGAGCGCTTGCAGAGGATTCTTGTTGGGCTGCTCAAATCCGTATTTTTGCAACCAGGTGGCCTTGCACTTTGCCATAATCTCTGGGTTTGAAGTCGCGACCTCATGTCCGTAGACACGAAGATTAGTGTTACGGATTTTCTCGCGTAACAGCGGGCTGCCCAGGCCAAAGCCGCCATATCTAAACAGGTTTGTTTCGACCATCTTTGCTCGCACCTCCGGGCGCTTCATAGGATGGTCCACGCCATACTGCTCTGTGTGGCGTCTTTTACGGTTTTCCACTGCCTCAGGGTTTTGCATGTTATGCGCATACCCTGTTTTCTTCTTATAGGTAGCTGCCGCGCGCTTAACCACCTCTTTTAGCTGCCTCGGACTAGCAACACCGTAGCGTTCCTTATGCGTCTTCTTTCTCTCGCTTACCACTGAGGCAACGTCCTCTGCCGACTTGTTGCGCCAGGCTTTTGTGATTTTGTTCTTCACCTTGGCAGACTGTGTGGCCCAATCGCTGCCGTAGAGCGCACGATTTGTTTTTATTCGCTTGCCCCGAACTGCGGCCACGTCAACCTTGCTCCACGCGGCACTAACTTTTGCTCTCACCTTAGCCGACGCCATTGGGCTAGACCCGCCATAGCGCTTTACATTGGTCAGCTTTCTTTTCTCGTATACCGCTGCAACCTCGTCAGCAGACTTTTCACTCCATGTCTGCTTGGACTTTTCTGTGCGTAGCTGCCAACGGAGCCTTTTACCCGCTTCTGTTGGTAAGCAGTTCTTGCAGATGCAACATAAGACTGCGGTTGGGGTTTTACATAAAAGGCAGGGCCTGTCCATGGCCGCTACAAGACGTGGCGTGTTGATGCCTAGGCTGTGACGCATCTCATAGACAAACCTACGCCACAGCCTAGCCCGTTTGCCAAGCTGTGCCCAGAACTCCTGTGCGCCACACTTTCTGGCAGGGTACTGAGCGTAAAGCGACCTAATTGCCGTCTTGTCTTCGTCGGTCAGCCGACAGGGCTTAATCTTTGACTCTACTGATGCTGGGTAGTTTGAAGGGTCGAAGTGTTTGCTTGGTTGGCTTAGTCGGCTTGGTTGGTTAAGTTGGTTAAGTTGACCAGCGTTCATTGGTTTCTTCCGTGAAAAGAGGAAGGTCCACTGTGGCGTGTGCTGTTCACGGCAACACACAGGACGGCCATCCTATACCACAGTGGACCTAAAACAGCTATTTACTGTTTACCGCGTCTTTACCTTAACCTTTATTGACCGGTGACCTGGCTCAATGCCTCTTTGAAGGACACGCCCGCCTTGGACACAACAACCTGCAACTGGATTTCATGAATCGGAACCTGTGGGATCAAGATAACCGTTACCACCAATATGCCCGCATTACGTGTTGCTGCTGTATTGTTGCGGTCGTCGATAACCACGTCAAAGTCGTAGAGGCCAGAGCTGTTCTTCACGCTCTGCAGGTAGCTTGTGATGGAGTTACGCAAGCTGCGGCGAACAGCTTCCGTGTTCATCTCCTGCAGTGCATACATCAGAAACTTCTGTGTGCTGACCTTGATGACGTTGATGATACGGCGTACAGACAACCAGGACAGCGCCGACTGCTGGGCTGTCAGCGTCTGCTGCTCCCACAGTGCAATGCCCTGACCCACAAAGGTTCGTGTGTAGTTCACATTGGCTTTGTAGAGGTAGTCGGACATGCCCTCGTCGTAGGTATGACGAGCTTTGAGCACATTGAGCAAACCGCGGTTCAAGCCGGCTGGGCTGAAAGCAGGGTTAGCCACGCGGTCAGTGCGAGCACACAAGGCTGCGGCCCAGCCCGAAGGTGGTGCATAGACCTGCCTGCCGTTAACCAGATCAGCCTGCAAAAGATCAGGGCAGAACAGTGCGCTGTAAGAGCTGTTGAGGTTCAATGACAAGTTTCGGTAGTCAACTGCCGCCTGGAACTGTTGCATCGTCGACGGCACGTCAAGCAAGGCAACACAATCGCCACGACGCTGGGCCAAACTGTCCATGGCAAGCTGCACGATGGGGTCTGCAATACCTGCGTTCACAATCATGTTGATTTCGTACAACTGCTTGTCTTTGAAGACGTCGAGGGCAGCGGCCACGTCGTACGAGGTAGGAGCCGTGCCGGAGTTACCGCCAGTGAACTTTACCGCGGTGCTGTTGCTGATAGTGGGCACAGATGGCAGCGAGGACACATTGTTGCGCACACGCAGGTAACCGCTGAACGGATTGATCTGGTCTTCCAATTCCATTTGGACGCCAGTTGCGCCGACCTTGGGAGTCAAAGTGGAAGTCCACTCTTCGGCCACCTCGCCGGTTTCTGCACGAAGGCGCACAGTGAACTCTTCGTTGATGGAAGCGAGTAACGGATCGGTGATGGGGAGCACTGCGGTGTCTGGAGTGACCGCGCCAGTGTCGACGAAGGTTGTAACCCCTCCGCCCAGAACCGCGATACGCCCGTAAGCTTCGCCAGTGATACGCCCGTAGACTTCGTAGCCAACTGCACCAACAACGGGGTTCCAGGCAAGCGTGTTCTTGCCGCCGTTTATACCTGTTACAGGTACTTCGAGTGAACCTAAACTCTTGCCGTTGCTGCCCAAAGCTGCCACCTGATACGCATAGGTCTCTAACTCCAGCACACCGCCCTCCTCAGACGGCGTGACGGTTAGTTCGGTTGGTGCGTAGACGTTATTGGAAACGATTTCCAAAGAACGGTCTTTGCCGTAGGATCCTGGGCCTTGGCGCAGATAGAACAATGCGATGGCCGACTCGCCTGCATCTGCGAGACTGTCAATGTCAACTGTGTCTGGGCTGGCTAGACCCATAGGGCGCAGCAGCTGCGTAGAATCGGTGGACACGAGCAACAGGCTGGCCGTCAAGTGATCTGAGCCTAACACACGGAAGAACCAGCCTGAGTTGCCTTCGGTAAAAAAGTTCAAGGCGGACTGAATTGTCATAGAGACGGTTGGGTCAGGATCACCGTACTCACGGATGAAGGAGTCGGCTTCCGTAAAGAACATTGGTTCAGCCGAGCCTTGTCTGGTCACCACAGGCATCAACACAACAGAGGACGACGAGGAGGTGATGACCTGAGACAGGTTAATCTCTTGGGCGCGGACGTCGCTCGAACGACGGACGATTTGGGTTGTCATAGGTTCTTCTCCTTAGCGTTGTTTTGAATGTCGACAGTCTTTGTCGGGGTCTTTGGCAGGACGGCAGGTGCCGGTGTTTTCTGAACGAGAGCCGCAGGCTTGTCGGGGTGGACTTTGACCACACCGGGATTCAGCGCCAGCCAGTTACTGTCAACGGTCGCGCCTTCAGGCAAGTCCACAGTACGCTTGGCGGCCACATGCACATAGTTCACGCCTCGGGGTTCAATGATGCGGATAGCTAATGCCATCGTGCCTTGATTGGTGACTTTCATTTGAGTTCCTTTGTTTAAAATGGAGTGAACGTCGCGCCGCTGAGATACTCTTCTGGGTGCTCGTCGGTCAGGATAAGCGTGTTAATACGTCCGCGCTTACCCAGGTCAGGTTCGGAAGTGTATCCGTGTATAACACCGCTTGCGCTGGGCTTATAAACTGCCTCAGTGTCTGACGGGTTTTCTTTCTTCGGTGTGCTAACCTGCTCCGTCAAAACATAGCTGACCGCAACATTGGTCAGCCCATAGTTGATAGAGAAGTTAGCTGCTCCGTTGCGGCGTGTAAAGAGCCACCTACGGGCAAAGGCCATAACCGAGTCTTTGTTGTCGCTGAATTGAGCGCTATGAAAGACTAGGTTGAACTCGAATTTGGTTGGGTACAGACGCGCCATCATGTACTGATTGTTGTCTGTGCTTAGGGTAACAGGTATGCCTTCGCGGATCATGCGCTGAGACACATAAGGGCTCTCAGGGTCAGAGCTAACACCCGTTATCTCAACAAACGCATAGGGGTAGGTCGGCGCGGCGTTACCTTGCAGAATAGCCAGTTGCTTTAGCTCATCAATGCCTGTGGTAATAATGACGGGACAACTTAACTGCTCTGACATTTTGCGCTGAAAGCCCTCAAGGATGAGACCTTCGATTGGGGGTATTGCCACGTTTGCCATGCCCTAGTCCCATAAAATTAGAGGAGGAAAACAAAAAAAGGGAGGCAGTGCCTCCCTTTTTCTACGTGCGCAAGATCAACGACCGCGACGGCGTGTCATGCTGCGCAACACGGAGGCCATGGTTTCTGCGGGAGCGTCTTCGCCCATGCCGTCATCCATGCCGTCATCCATGTCCACATCGTCCATGTCGGAGGCCAGTTCCATGTCCTCGTCCATGCCTTCATCCATGTCGTCCGAGCTGGTCAGTTCGTCAAACAGCTGCTCGTCATTCGCTTTCAGGCGACGCTTCGAGGCACCCAGCTTGCGCTGAGCGGCATGGGCGTGGGCATTGGAAGCTTCCAAGACCTGAATGGCGGCAACGACGTCCGATTCGCCAATGGCTTTTGCGAACAGTTTGGCGGCCAAAGTGGTGTTGCCTTTGCGGCCAGCGTTCAATGCCAGAGCCACGTGGTCAAGAGTGCGAGAGTATGTACGCATTTTGATTTCCTTGAGAATTGATGATGGGACTAAGAGCCCCTAGGGGCCCTTAGCGTATTTAGACGCGCTGGCCTTTGGCGACAGAACGGCTGTTGGCAACGGACACGGCCAAGCTTTCCTCGATCACGAAACCGCGACCTGGGACCAACTCGTGGCTAATGTCGATCGGTGTCGACTTCAGGCCACCGCGGTCGGAGTACGCGCCGTGGTTCAGTGCGTCAGAGATGACGTAGAACTCACCTGCGCCCAACACCTTGTGCTCTGGGTGACGGAAGGCATCAGAAGTGATGGTCATGCCGTACATGGTGGCCAGCTCGCCGGTCAACAACAACTCGTGGCGGGCAACTGGATCAATCGCCTGATAGAAGTCGCTGTTGCCGATGATGTCTTGCCACATATCGGAAGCCATCAACAAGTGAGCACCTTTCAGGCCCCACGCGGTGACCTTGCCCACCACAGTCATCAAACTGTAAGGGGTCAATTGGCCAGACACAACGGTCAGAGGGTTGTCCACACCAACCAAGGCGTTCACCTGGTTGTACCACACGCGGTCTTCTGCAACCATAGTTGCTTCAACACCTTCAATGAACTTTTCCTGCAACACGTCGCCGCTGGATTGGTTCAGTTCGTTGGTGGGCACGAATGGGCGAGCCACAACCTGGAACTCAGGAGGAGTGAAGTACTTGTCACGGATGAGCTGCGACTGGATCTTGGTTGGGGAAGTGCTCCACACGGCAGTCACGTTCTTGGTACGCAACTGGAAGCGAGGGACACTGCCTTGGGCCACGTCGATCTTGGCCAGGTACTTGCGCATGAAACCTTGACGGTTTGCGGTAATGTACAAGGCGTCGGAAATCTTCTCACCCAAGACACGGTGTGCGTCCTTGTCGTTGAAGGCGGCAGCCACCAGCTCGCGGCCAGTAGTTGCGTCAACGTTCAACATCACGCCTTGCGAGGAGGCCTGCAAGAAACGCTGTTGCTGAGTGAGCAGGTCTTTCTTGCTCGATGCGTTCAGTTCGCCATTACGGCCAACCAAAGACGAGCCGTCGACGGCTTTCAGGTCATGGGCGAGAACTGGTGCTTTGCCAGCACGAAGCATGATTGCTTTGGTCATCTGTTTCTCCTATTAGGCGGCAGTGAAGGAGATGCCCAAGAAAGGCACTTCCTGCGAAGGCAGAGCAACAACGTAGCCGTCAATTGCTGCACCGGTGCCGGCTTGGTTTGTGATCTGGCCGTTGGCGGCCAACTTGATTGCGGTTGCTGCGGACCAGTCAACTGCGGCGTTGAACTCCGAGGTGTAGATGATGCCGCGCTTGGCAACACCGATCTGGCTCAGGTAATCACCGACGTAGCCACCTGGCTGCACGTCACCTTGAATGTTGCGAGCTTGCAAGGCAGTCAAGGCGTAGCGGTAGGTGACCGACACTTCGTGCGTTGCGGTCAACCCAGTGACTTCACCGCTGGCGTTCACACTGGGGGTAGCCACTGCAGCGCCGGTGGTCTTGTTGAACACAAAAACCTGGCCGGTGATGGGAACAAAGTTCAAGCGAACCTTGCCGCTGGAGGGGACAACAAAGTCCTCAACCTTAGCAGCGTAGTCTGCGCCGAACGGCGCGGCGGAGGTACCGGCCAAGGAAAAGCCGACAAAGATTTCCGAACCGTTGGCCGCCATGGAGGGCATAACACCTTCATGAACAGCACCAGGTGCGCGCACAAGCGCCAAACCTTCGGCGCGGATCAGAGCGCCGGGGGCCTGAACGGCTTCACCAGAGTCCTGGATTTTCGAGAGAGGCAAGTAAAGCATAGTTGCTCCTTAGATTAACGATTGGCTACCTGCCAGAATTGCTCGTGCAACGCTCGCAGGGGAACCATCTTGGGTTTTCGACTGCAGCAAGACTGCGCGTCGGGCGGGATTTGTGAGGGCAGCCGTGACCGAGGTCGTTGCCGACAAAGGCACAAGCTCATCTTCGTTTTCGTCAAACTCAGCGTCGACGTCAGTCAACCCATCGTCCAACTCAACTTCTTCTGAAACCATGTCGAGTGCCGACACGTAACCGTCACGGGCTTCTTCCGACATAGCGGCAAGGCGCTGAGCCAGAGTAACCATAGAGCGGCTGTAGTCAACACCGTGCTTTGCAAAGATCGATGTGACCAAACGATCTGCATTGCGGAAGCCTGCGTGAGACAACTCGTTAACCAAGGCTGCTTTCAGGGGGTTCTGCACACCCTTGAAATAGTTGGTGTTGATACCAACTGCGGCGATAGCCAAAGATTGTTCAAGCGCTGCCTGCTGCTGCTTAGACGCGGTAAGGTGTTTCGCAGTCGCGGCCTGCACTTTTGATGCGACCAACTTTGCGGTAACCTTAGCGGCTTTCAGCTTCACGCGGGACAATTGCAAACCTGCTTGCAGGAGGCCTTTGCGGAGACCGGACTGCTCAACGTTTGCAACAATAGCGTCGTGGAACACTTGTTGTTGGTAAATGTCGGAAGCATTTGCTTTGCGTGCTGCGGCAGGGCCCATCGAGGCAATGATGCGGTTCGAACGAATCACGTGCAGAGCGTTGGCGCTGCAAGCAAAGTTCAACTCCTCACCGTCGACGTCGTCAGGCACTTCGTCCACGTCAACCAACGCGAGAGTTTCTTCCAGCGAGGTGTCTTCAAAGTCGGCCGCGTCGTCGTTGGCCTCAAGCTCAGCGTCGTCGTCGCTGTCTTCCAGTTCAGGCAGTTCCTCGGCGGTCAGTGCTTCAAACTCATCGCCTGTATCCAACACGTCGGTGTCAGTTGCAATGTCGTCCGAGAACTCGTCAAACTCGTCTTCGTCTGCGCCCGCCAAGGTAGGCACGTCGATGACAGGCATACCGTCTTCGGTGTCCAGGTAGTTTTCACCTGGGTTCAAGTCGCCGTGTGTACGCAATGGGCCGTCCATTTCTTCGTCCACTACTAGCGAGTTTGCTGCAACACGCTTGGGGCCTTTGTATTTCAAATCGTTGGTGGAGTGCGTGTAGCCGCTAGTTCGATCTTGTGGATCGATCAGCAGGTCCGCGCTCTGCAGATTCAAAAGACGTTGGTCCGAGCGCAGTGCGCGCTGGTCGGGAGTGTCACCCGAGTGCAGCGCGGAGCCTGCTAAAATCTTCGGCATAGTCTTCTCCTATTTGATAAACAAGGCGTAGGCTAAAGGAACCTAAAACGCCTCACGGGTGAGTTTTACCTCTACCATAAAATTAGGGTGGTTTGATTTCCTAATCTTTCTGGTTTTCAGGCAAGGCCTTTTGCCTCGAAAGTGTCGATTGCCTTGTTGACAAAGGACTTGTACTTTGCCTGGTTGAACTTGCTGGCGCGGAACTCGTACGTCGTATTGAACCTGCCGAAGACTAAGGTGACGAAGCCAAGAGCGTCACCGGGCGTAAATTCAAACTCAAACGCAGCGTAAGAACCAGTCGTGTACCAGGTCACTTCACCTGCAGACTGCTCGTGCGCCCGGTTGAACCCAAGATACGACTCCTTTTCAAACTCGACCTTACCCGTCATAGCTGCCGCGAAGCCAGCCTCGATTTCTTTGAGCGCCGCCGCCATTTCCTGCTTTGCGGCTTTGTACTCTCCCTTATAAACTTGCGCATCGGCATTACTTATGCGCACACCTGCTTTGAGCAAAGCCTCGCGGAAGGCTTTTGCATCGCCTTTGGCTGCGTTCAACTGAAGACGGGTTGCTGCTTGGAGTTTCATTTTGGTTTTTCCTTTGGTTTAACTTTGGAGGATAACATCGCTTAGACAGGTTGTCCAAGCGGGCGTTTCTACGATGCTGTACTCTATCGGAGACAGACCGTAGGCATTCAGGTAAGCAAGTCGTGTCTTTCCCTCGTACTCGACAAACTTCCAATTCACCGACTTGGTGCTATGGATATGGCTGCAGTTGAGATTAGGATTGTCCGTAGACTCGTGGCCGCAGACAGAGCATCGAAAGAAGTCGGCAAGGCAGCCCATAGAGCCTGTGTTGATTTTCCTGTCCATTACCTTTTGGGCAAGCTCAGGGTCTTTGGTCTTCGACACTCCGATCAGTCCGTAAACTGCCCAGTGATTGCCGTCACCAAAGCCCTGAATACGACGAAACGACGTATCGAAGATAACGCCTTTGGCTTTCAACGGGTCTTCGTTGTCGTGCTCCTCATGCACAGGGCAACCCGCCCAGGCTTTGAAAACCTGTCGGTTCATAGGCGGTGGGCCAAACTTGACCAGCTCCTCTGTGGGGAAGCCGATGCCGTTCCTGTTAGGCAGGTTAGACGGACAGATCATGTGGTTAGTCACCACGTAGTCTTCAATTTGTCCTGGCAGGTTGTATGCCTTGGACGCAAAAGGCAGCCATGACAGATCAAGCTTACCTGCAACGGCAACTTCTTTCTCCAAGTCCATCGGCTTGTCAAGCGTTGCCGACGACACCATTGGCGCCGTGCGAAGGACTTTTCTTTGATAGGCGGCAGGTACTCTCATGTGGTCACCACGTAGGCTATTGCTGCGGTTTGAAAATTCAACCGCAGCGCAATCACAAAATGAGGCAAGGCCAGGAAGGCACCAGGTGCGGCTGTACCCATCAGCACCCAGTGGTCTCCAGAGTCATGCGACGGATTTAAGGCCAAGTCGGGGTCGGCTAGCGTCCCAAACACTTGCACTGTACCGCCGCTTGCCTGAATGACAATGTCCGAGCCGCCTGAGTTTGCATAGTCGTTTGCGTTAAGGCGAGCAACGTCTCCTGCGGCACCAACAACAGTTAGGTGACCGCAGAAGAGCTTATGCCGACCGACGCCCGACCCACTACGCACACTGACTTTGCCAGGTACTGCATTGGGTAGGACAGCGGCGCTCACGATTGGTCGTCCTCAGGGTCGGCGTCAACCACCGTGCTCTCAACCACGCCGCTGTCGTCTGCGGGTTCTGCTGGTGCCGCGGGCGCCAAGACCTCTTCCGCAGGTGCTTCCACTGCGTCAGGGGCGGCAGGAGTGTCGATTTCGGCAGTGGCTTCGGTGGCCGCGGCAAGGGCGTCAGTGCCAACTTCGCCACCCACAACCTCGCCTGCGCCAGTGCTGCCAACTTCCCCAACAACTCCGCCAACTTCAACTTCCCCCACAACTTCGCCTGCGTCGGCTTCGGTGGCAGCAGCCAAGGGCGCCTGAGGTGTGGGCGTGCCATCACCGTAGGGATCGTCGATCAGATCATCCATCTTTCGACCGTGGACTGCGAGCAGACCGCGCAGCTGAGTGAAGTCGCTGCCGGTGAGGTGGGGACCCTCGGAAGGTGTGCCACCACACTCGGTAATAAACTCTTTGGCTTTTGCGTAACTAGGCATGATTGCTCCTTTTATTCAACAATGAGGTCCAAGGTCGAATCCGACTTTGGCATTACTTTTCTAACAGAGCGGACTGCCTTGTTCAGCTCGTCTTTGTTAGACACGGTTACTCCCAGCAGCTCTAGGTCCTCCACCACCTTCTTTGCTGCATCGAGGCTGTTCACAAACATTGACACATTGTTCTCGACAATGTACCACATAGTCCCGGGCACCTTGTACTTGGGCGAAATGGCAAGACGGGTTGCTGGGAACGCCGCACCGTACGGCAAGCACAAGTATGCAATGCCGTAAGCTGGCGTAGTTCCTTCTTTCTCCGCCTTCTTGTTATTGCGAGGGTCAGACAGACCGCCGTCGGTAACAATACCAAAAATGTTCAGCATCATTTTGTCAGGCTGAGGCTTAAACATTTTCCGCATGTAGTTGGCAAAGGAGCCTGTGGTCCGCACATAGTGCTTCGCCGTTCTCAGCGCACCGGTTGCAAGCTCTTGGGCCAGCAACGCCAAGCTGTCATTGTCCACTTCCTTCGTGGTGTTAAACCCGGCCTCGGCCCAAACACGCGCCTGCTTAATGAGGTGAGCATGATTTCGCAACCGTGTCTCTACATAAGGCTGGTCGTATTTGAAACCCACAGACTGAAGAGCCGCAATAGCATCTTTGTCACCGTCATCATAAGCGATACGCATGTAACCGTTAACGATGCTAAGGTGCAGACCAACCGACATAGCAGCTTTCTGCTTTTTCTTAGCTTTTGCATTACGCCTTTCTTCCTCTTTGCGTACCGCCTCTTGCTCTAACCGCTCCTTCTTGGTCAAGGGGCGCAGCTTCACAATAGGTGCAGGCACGGTGATTTCGCCAGTGACTGGGAGCCCTGCGGCCTTGGCCAGCTTGTTGCGCATGTCCACGCTGTTGGTCTCCTTGCGTGTCACCACGAACACTTTGGTGGCCCAACCTTGCGAGATCAAACTTCCGTCATCCAGCCGTACAGTGACGCGGTCGACACCCACAGACTTGCTACGACTACCGCCACCGATAATCACGCCATCGCCGACCTCAGTGTGGCAGCGCATACCGACAATCTTAGCAAGCTGGGCCTGCACCAATGCGTCGTCTTTGCCGCCGCCGCCGTCCCCCTCGTCTGCGGAGTCGTCCTCGTCGGAGACGTCAACAACGTCATTGCCAAGGTAGTTATCCAATCGCACCAAGCCGAGTTCTTCCTTGGAGTAAAGGTCGGTGCCTTTTGCGTAGGGCACGCGGGACAAAAGCGCACACTCAGGAGGAGTTGGTGCTCGCTTAATGTTGGTGAGCTTGAACCCGCCCTGCTCTTCAATCTCCTTGCGATACGCGGCATAGTCGTCTTTGATAACGCGATTCAGCAAAGACATGCTGTCTTGGTACTGCTTAATGTTGCTATCAAAGTCATTCATTGTGCGAATGTTATCCAGCGTCATCTTGAACACTGGGATATCCGGGATAGCCTGGTAGGCCTCATCCGTAGGGTTCTCAAACTTGGCAACTGCAAGCATCTTTGCACGAAGGCGTGCAGCTTTCGTAACGTCGATAGTTGCATCAGCGACGATTGTGTCGAACAACAGCATATCGCGCTTGTCACCGCCTTCACCAAACTTGGGACGCTCGACTCGCGAGTCACCCTGCTCTTGCTCGCCAGGATTCCAACAACCTTCGACACGAATGAGGTAGCCAGCTGCTTGCAAGTTTAACCCCACCTCCATAGAGTGGCGAATACCAATCATCCAGCGCACCTTAGGATTGGTCTTAAACTTGTTGATAAGACTTACCTTGTCGCCGGCCTCGTACATGAGACCCTGAGCGCGAAGGTCATCCGGCAGCTGTTCCCACAATGCCCGCACGGAAGGTTTCTGATTGGCAAACACAATGACTTTTGAGGTCTTTGTGCTCAACCATTCACGAATACGCGCTTCGAGTTCGACGGCTTTGGGAGAGCGGAGATCATCACCGGTCAAAGGAGGGTGGCGGGTTTCCTGCCCTGTTTCCTCGTCAACTCGCACCCAGCCGTTCATAGCGTAAGGGTGGTCGGCGGGGTTAGACACAAAACGCTCAAGCGCGGAAATGTGTGGCTGCAAAGCCGCACCAATGTCGTTGCTGTCGTCAAGCAAGTCCTCAACGGTATCGCCGGAGTCACCTGCCTCGTCGTCGCCTAAATCACCAAAGTCGTCTTCGTCCTGCTTCGACGCTTTCTTGCCTGTCAGCTTTTCCAGCAATGCGCGAGCTTTCTTGTCCTTGGACGCCTCAGCCTTTAACGAGGCCACCATGTCGTCAAACAGCGCATCGTAGCACTCACGTTGGCGCGGCGTCAAAGTGACCTTAATCATGCGGTCAGTGCGAGGAGGCAAGGCCGCCGCCCATTCACGACGTTTTGCCGTACACCAAACCGCGTTCTGCTTAACCGTGCCCATGACGATACCGCCAGCGTTAGGCATCCAACGTGTAACCCGACCGGAGCCAGAGTATTTGATTTCTGGGTGAGCAAAGCGAGTGTTGAACTCTTCCTTGTCACCGACGATGGAGGGGTCAAGCAAGGCCAACTGACCAGGCAGGTCAGAAGGACTGTCGGGGCTTAACGTGCCAGTGGCAATGCGCTTTTTCGGAATTGCAGCAACCAAGGAGCGAACAGCAATGGAGGTGGCCGTCTTCAAGTTTTTCAGCATGTGCGACTCATCCATCATCGCGTAGCCGGGCTTGAACTTCCGAATCATCTCCACGACAGGGAACACGGTCACAGTGGCGGTGCCATAAACCGCGCTTTGCTGACCGTACTTTAACACGCCGTAGTCCACAACCAGCACCGTGTTGAGCGGGGCGGCTTCTAGGATCTGCTCATACCGAGCATAGCCCGAGCTCTTAATGTTGTCTGTGGTGAAGGGAATCACGTTGACCGAGCCGTCAGTAAACTCGACAATCTCGCTGACGTAGTTGGGCACCAAGTGACCAGGGCACATTAAGAGATAGGGCGCACTGCGGTTTGCCTTGATCTCGTACAAGATGTCTGTGATGGACAACAGAGATTTACCACCGCCGGCCTTAACGTCGATAACCGCAATGTCGGGGCTGTCCTTGAGCAAGTTGCGCACGCGTGCTTGGTGAGGCAGCAACCCGCCATCGGTTTCAAAGTTCTTTGTGATAAGTGGGGCGTCAGGTGGCGTCCAATTTGGATCGATGCTCTGGGAAAGAGACGCCTTCTTCTGGGTGTCCGCCTGAGCCTGAGTCTCAGACATCTGTCCGCCGTAAGCATTCAGCATCTTGGCCATACCAAGCTTCAACATGACGGTCGTAACAGCGTAGTCCACGTTGAGGCGCTCAATGTTGGTCTCCATTGCGGGCACCACCGCGCGAATAAAGCGAACCAAGGGACGATAAAAATCGTAGTTAGGGTCGCTTGTGAGGTCGCGGTAGTTTGCAACAGCCAGCCGCTCTTCTTTGCTGCCGTTAGCGAGTTTGCCAATAAAGGCGCCGTACACGTCAGCGATGGGCAAGTCTTTATTGTTTTCCAGGAACGCCAGATTAATTCCTGGCTGAGGTGCAAAATCACCGTAGCTGACGTAGTTGCTCATCTTCGCGGTCACGCCGATGCGCGATGCGGCGGACTGCAAAAAGCTTATCAACGGAGTCACACCCTCAAAGCTACCGCCGTCACGACGAATAACGTTTAGGGCGGAAGCCGCGGTGCACTTGCGCACATGCTCGAGCGGCAGCACCTGAATGTTGCCGTTACTGTCGGTGTAGGCAAACTTCAAGTTCACCCAATCGGTGAGGACTGGAATGTTGACAGGCAGTTTTGCCTTTCGCATATTCTCCACGTCGTCATCCGAGGCCAAGGAGAAGCTGCCGTCAGAGTTGCCACCAACACTCGAAAGCATCGTCTCGTACTTTTCGGTGCTGTCGTGCTCGGCAGGAATGTACAGAGGCAGACCGTCAGAGGAGATGGCAAGGTTATGTTGGTCGACTTGGCGATCTTCGGCCTTGGTCGCAGGCAACGAACGTGCAATGCGAGTAACGCTTGTTGCGGACTTGCCGTACTTCTTCGGCACATAAGCCGCGTCGGCCCAAGCTGCGATAAGAGGATGCATGTCGACAGGACGAATGGTCACCCAATCGGTGTTGGTCATGTATTCGCACTCTGTCGGCTGCGCTTTCAACACGCAGTAGACGTAGCGATTACGAACTTCCAGGCCAACAAGGCACTCTTTCAACATGCCGGCAACATGCGCAGGAAACTTTCCGTTCTGCAGAATGACTGAGGCAGGGATCTTGCGGCCCACCGAGAACTCTTGCAGAATGTCGGTGGCGACGGTGGAGGAAGAGAACAGCTTCCAGGTTGCAGCAAGCTGGTCCACCTTGCACAGAGGCAAGTGGATTTCAAAATGACCATCCGCACCCAACACCTTGCGGACGGATGCGAAGCGACCAATGTGATCATCAAGACGACGAACCTTTGCCCAGGAGTTGAGGCTTGTGCGACCGGAAGATTCTTCCTCTGCGCCTTCCGCATTCTTTTCTGGTCGCCGGAGTTTAAGGCGGGTGAGAGGAATCGCAGTAGCGTCTGGGTGCGCACTGAACAGGAGTCGCATGAAGAGGGAAGTAGGATCAACCCCGGTGTAGGTCTTGAGGAACATGCCCAAGAACGAAGACTTTTTTGCGTCCTTGCTCAATGCGTATTCTGCGTTAGGCTTGAGGGAAGAACCCGTGCCGTGTTTTTGGAAGGCAAGCAATGTGCTCATATTTGAAGAGGCCTCGTGTTTAATGGTCTGCGTGCTGATGCAACGGGCAACCAAAGTTGATTTAATATGTACCGCTCGTCTGTCAGTGAGTGCTGAGCAGCGGGAAGCATTGGGCAGTTAATCGTGTAGCCTATGACCCAACGATGCCGCTCGCAAATCATTGGGTTGTAGACAAAGAATGTCGTCGCAGGATCAATGACCAGGACCGTTCGGCGTTGCTGCCGAATACGCTTGAAGCGATACGGAAGTGGAATGGCCTTGACCCAGTTCTCAAAGGTTGGGTCGGCAGTAACCTGCACAGACACAGTGAGGCGAAACCCGCCTGGATAGAACTCAACCTGCCTCACAGGTCGGCGCCGGTAGACAACCGGGGCAAGAAAGTCTGTCAGGTTGATGAAGCGAACAACGCGGGCGCGACGTCTGGCAAGAAAGTTACGCACGTCGCTGTTACCGACGGTGCTGCGTGAGTACGGCTCGATGCCAGCCTCGTAGCAAAGCTCCTCGAAGCGCCTATGTATGCTGTCCTCCGCCTGATTGTCAGTTTCAAACGCCGCCATCCACAACTCAATCGCTGCGGGGTTCACATGCTTTGGTGGACGAAGAGGATGCAGAATCATAGGGGATCGAGCAGCATGTTGCGACTTACGTCATCCATCAACAATGGTTGCTCTTCTGCTGGCTCGATAGAGCCGTCGTCAGTGGTGAGCAGCTGGATCTCAGGTGTCTCTTCGGTATGCTGGTCTGTGAGCAAGTTGACGTAGGTATCAGGGGAGGCAGCAGGCTGTTCCCTTGAGGCGTAAAGACGTGATGCAGCGTTGAGTCTCATTCAATATCCTCCCTTAGCGATTAATGTGGTTGTGACGTTGCTTATGGCAGGACTCACAAATGCTGATAAGGTTTGACATTGTGGTGCTGCCTCCCCTCGATAGCGGAATCACGTGATGCACTTCCTTGGCAGGCGCACCACAGGCAGCACCGTTTTTGCGCACTCTGCACCTACCACCGTCCCGCTTGATAACGGATGCCCGCATGTCCCACCAACTACCTGACTCAAGAGAGGAGTAAGAAGCGCGTACAATGCGAGCAGTGCCGTTTTTGTTTTTCAGAACTTTGGGTTTGGTGAACTTACTCCAGGCCATACATACAACCTCACCATTTCTATGGCATAAAATTAGTGTATTTATCTTCCGGGGAAAGAACGCCTTGTACCTTTAACCGTAAAACTTTTTAACCCAGTTGGTGAGCAGCAATTCATTTCGGCCAGTAAGTAGCTGTGCCTTACCACTACCGGGCGACTGCCTTCGCATTTCTTTTAGAACAATCTGGGTTACAGAGCCTGAGTATTGTCGGTAGAATGAGGCGTTAACCGGATTTTCTGTGTCCGTGTACCAAAATGTATTAGGCAGACATAGCTGTAGGGTTTGCCTCAAAGTTTCGGACGTCCAGCGACTGCCATATGTTTCGATAGGGTTAGACATGTACGGCGGGTCGGCGTACACAAAGGAGCCTTTCTGGACCTTTACGTTTCTAAAATCGTCACATACCAGGTCTATAGACTGCGCCCGTTCGTGTAATCGAATGTAAGAGGCTTTATCGTAGGGTGTAAAGCGGAGGCCAGAGCTTTGATTAAAACCGTTAGGGCCAAAACGAATCAAACCGTTTATACAGCTGCGCGCCAACAACAGCAAACCCAAACCCGTCTTTCTGTGGTTAGACGCCCATAGAGTTGAGTTAAACCAGTCTCTATAAAGATAGTAATCTTCCTTTCTAGCGAGACGCCATCTCCTACAGACATAGGTCTGCAGCTTGTCCATGTCTTTCCATGAAAAGTCCTTGATCGCCTTATGCATAAGAATTACATTTGGATCTATGTCCACGGCAATGTGTTTTTTAGAGACGTCCACATTATAAGAAACAAGTCCACTGCCCACGAACAGATCATAAAATCTGCCCTCTATTCTAGCCGGCAGGTACTTTAGTAGGTGATGTTTTATTCCTGGGTAAGGAAAAGTTTTGTCCATACTGATATTCCTAGCAGGAGGCTTCACTGAGGTTTACATTTATCTTCCGGGGAAAGAACGGTACCCACCAAAGAGTGAAGCCGGTGTCAACAACAAACCAACGGCGGCTGTCCGACCTGCGCGGTGCATATCGCCTGTGCCATTGCCTGAACTGTTGCCGGAGCCGTCACCGCGTGTGATGCCTTTGATGACCAAGTTCTGCTTGAATGGCTTGACCTCGTTATCGAGAACCGCCTGGATCTTTGACGCCATTGAGTCCAGCATCGCAGTCCTGTCTACGTCAAGGCTGATGGCAGAACCAGAGAAAGAAAAAGCCTTCTCGCCTTCCAAAACATATTGGGCGTCTAAAGCAAATTTCTCAGCGTAGAGCAACCAAAATTCCCGTATGCCTGCCAGCGCATTGGTAAAGGTGAACGAGGTTAGAACACCGTAGGCTCCGTTGAAAGCGTCGCCTGCTCGACGCAACCACTTAACAATCTCTGTGGCTGGAAACTGAGAGTCAGGTGTACCGTACAAAGTCTGGCGTGCTTTGTTAACCTTGCCCTTCACATCATCGATTGCCTGTATGAGTGAGGCATTCACAATGTACAAGGCACAGCTTTCGCGGTAGGTCTGCGCAGGCGTATTCCAGAACTTCCACACAACCTGGTAGGGGACGAGGCTTACGGCAAGCGCGGAAGTGTCTAGGGTGCCGCCCACAAAGTAACCTCGGGCCACACGCTCAGGGTTAGCGCAGGTTAGCGAGGCAATCTTTTCATTGTTCTGGTAAATCTCCAGGACATAGTTTTGGAATACCGTTTCGGTCACCAAGCTTAGCGTAGCCAAATCACCTTGCATCTCAATGCTGTCCTGCGCACCAATCTGCATGTCAGGAAAACCACGGACACGCAGTGCCTCGTAGTGGTAGGCGTTCTTCCCATCAGGCAAAGTCAAAAGGTAGCGCAGCTGATAAGGTTCGTCTATCGTAGGCGGAATGTCGCTAGGTACGGTGATGACCGCACGGGCAGTTACGAACGTTGCGGTACCAGTCTCGCGAATGGTGTACTCGAAGGCGTTACCCGAAGAGTACACCGTGCCGTCAGTGCCGAGGACGTCCCACATCACGTAGCCGCCTGCCGCGCTGACAGAAGGAGCAAGCTGAAACTGGGCAGTTGCAAGCGCAGACTTGCCAGCCTCAAGGTCGTCAACCAGGTCTTGGTAAGAGCCAGGGTCTATGCTCTTGTTGGGGTTAAACGTGTTCTCCTCGGCAAGCACCACAAGCATTATCTCAAAGACACGACTGCTCGTGGTGACGGTCACTGGAATGCCGTAGGTAGATCGCGGAGCCCCGCCTGCGATAGCCACCACCAAGGTGGGGCCAGTTGAGATCAGAGACGCTGTCAAGGCTGGGGACGTGGCGGGGGTTATTAAACCGAGCACCGCTGTTGCTACAGTCTCGCCTGCGTTAAGCGCAAGCGCCTGCTGCAAGGTCAAGCTCTCGGAAGCCTTTTTGGTGTGAACGTAGGTTGCAATCATTTGATATCCTTAAATCCAGACTTCTGGCAGGCCCTTGTAGGTCAAAGTAATGGACTTCCCACCTTTTAGGTAAGACTCACCCGCGAAATTCTTGCCTACAAACTTTCCTTTGAACAGGCGGCCTTGATAGGCGACAACCACAGGTACACCCGGTCTTGGCTTGCCTGGGTACTTTGTGAGTCCTACCTCTTCTGGCAAAACACGAGGGCCAAACTTGCGAGTTAGCTCGGACTCTTTTAACGCTGCGTCCTTTGCACTCTCGTACTCAGCTTCCTCGGTTGTGTCATATCGACTAGGGTTGAGGCCGCACTTGCGCATCCAGCCTTGCCACACAGGACCGTGACCGCCTTCGTCTCGATCTCGACTTTGGCTTATTTGGTGAGCGGCTGCATGGCACATCTCATGCACAAACGTCTCGGCAAAGAAGTCTAGGTCTGCGTTAAAAGTCTTGCCCCACATCCAAAGATGCCCTGCGGAAAAATTAGTGCCTCCTCGGTAAACACCCCGCGCTGTCTTGAGCTTAGGAGAGAAAGGAGTGAGCGTGGTTGTGATGCTAGGCTCGTCGAGGCGATTACCAAAATACTCTTTGTTCGCCCATTGGAAGAGTTTCTTCATGAAGGGCACACGCTTGGATTGAGTAGCCTGAGCAAAAGGATACGCCTTGGCTAACACCTCTGGTACTTTGTTGCCTATGCCTTGAACGTGGTGCTTACTTGTTTTTGTTTTTTCGACCTTGCTCTCGTCGACCAACCGCAGCATGTGGGTGGCTACGGCAACCCCTAACCTACCTACGCCCGGAATGTCAAACACCAAAACCTTTCCGTCTTGCGCCACAGAGGGCGCTTGCAGCCGTTGCTTAAGGCTACGAACGTCAACCGAGTCAAACGTGTAGGTGTATTTCTTGTCCTCAACCTTTTTCAACACTAAACCAGTAAAGCCGTGATTGTGAAGCACCTCGGTTACCTCAGCGGGCTTAAGACTCGCAGTTATCATTTCTTCCTCGCATAGTAGTTAAGCAGTGCTGCTTTCAGCTTAGGGTGCATAGGTGAAGGCATTTTGTGCGCCGCCCAGCGAAAATCGGTGTGCTCGTGATTAAGCACCGGAACAAACTCTTCATTCACGAAGCTGAAAAAGTTGTGGTAGACAAAGCCGTTCGAGCGGGCGACCGCGAAGGGTATGAGCTTGTAGATACCAGAGTAGCCGCCCTCCTCGAAGACCTCTCGCCTAAGGCCTTGCTCAATGGTCTCGCCGTACTCAACGCCGCCCCCTAGGCAGCACCAGGTGTTTGGCTCATCGCACCGAGAGCTACGCTTGACAAAGAGCACACGCCCTGTCGAGCGAGCCACGAAAAGAACACCTGCACCTACACCTGTTGAAGTTTCTGCCTTAATCATTGTTTTTGCCATCAAGTTGCTTGACTATTTTCTGTGCCCAACGGAAACCAGCGTCACCGCCCCAACCCCAACCCCAACCCAGCCAAGGCCTGCCTGGCTGCGTCCTGCGCGCCTTTAGGCGGTGTGAGATCTATGTCTTTGGAGGAGGCAAGACGAAAGGCAGCGAGCAGTTTCATTTTCTACTTTCGAGGTGGTTACGGAGAGGCGCGAGTCAGAATAACTCTCAGGTTACGACCTTCGTCTGACTCTTTCCAATGTTTGCTAATCTCGTAGGTTAGATGAGGAGCAGGCTCCCAGCGGTCGCCGCCGTTAACAATGTTGAGAAGGTCAACAGTGTAAGTGTCGTCTACGCAAACCGCAAGGTACTTTGCCTGTGGCGTCAGTAGCTTTTTCCAAAAGTAGGCGCCTGCCGATGATTGTTGGCTGTCGGTGATCGCGGCATTGCCGTTTGATGCAAGGTAGTCCCAAAAGATTTTGGTTGCAAGACCTTTAAGCTTTGCTCTGTCTGCCGTTGCACCAAACGCCACTGAGGCCTGCAACCACAAGTCAAAGTTCTGCAAAAGCCTTCTAACTTTAGGCGTTGCGGTAAAACTCACAGAGTAGACCTGATTAACGTACTGCGGCTGTTCCTTTGAGTCTAGCGCCACAAAGAACCAGGCGTTTCTGTCATGCGGATCGACATAGGTGTGAACGCTATGCTGGCCGTAATCAAAAAGATGTTGCCGATGCTTAAGGCGCGCAAAGTCGTCAAACCAAGTGCTCTCGTAAACTTCGGGTATAACCTGAGGCATACCTTCTAACGACCAACGCGCACCTAAACGTTCTGCTACGGCAATTTTCATTTTGCGTCTTCTATTCGTAAGCCCGTCAGGGCTAGCTCGGCAGGCTCGACCGGGTAAGAAGCTTCCTGCCCGGAGGACATACCTGATATGAGCGTAATGTGTGGGCGGTAATCGTCGAAAGTTGGGACTAACCCGAAATCCGCAGCTAGTTTAGCGTGGAAGCGAGCGAGGTCTGGACTGTCGAGCTCAAGCACCAAGTAGTAGTCCTCGTCGGCGCCGCGCCATACCGTCAACGCTTTTGCCGTCGCCTTGAAGGCCTGCGCCTGGCTGAGAACTGCAAGCTGCTGCGCGGCAGTGAGCACGCTATTAGGCGCGTACATCACAGTGCAGTGCATATCCGCAGGCACGGCTAGTCGTCCACCGTGCTGCACTTTTAAGAACTTGCGCAGGAGGCTTTCCAAATAGCCATAGGAGCTCTTTTGTGGCACCACAGAAATGTAGGTACCCGTGTTTGCTTTGTAGCGACTCTCAACTTTCATGGTGACCTTTCTGGCATCAAACGTAGTCCTTGTGCATGAGTATTCGCGCACCTTTAAGATTTTTGCTAACGACGTCTTTGTTTTTAGCCAGCCTATCCCAGAGCAATTTAGCTGCTGGCGCGTGACCTTTTGTTATCAACACTATACCGCTTTGCAAGGCTTTCATGTAAATGAAGGTGGCTAAGCCTTTACCTGCTAACTCTTTTGAAAAATCTATATGCGGTACGGCCAGGTTTTTGTAGTTGGTCGCAATCTTCTGCCCTAATTGCTTACCGGCTTCAAAGTCAAAGTACACGTCACCGTAAACGGCAAAACGCTCGCCAACTTTTTTACACACAAATACTAAAGTTCGGTCGTCGGAAGGGTCCATATAGATTAACCAGCCGTCAACGGTAGCGATATGTTTTAAACCTTTGCTCCTTAACTCGGCAGCTGTATAGTCTAAAACAGGTGCAAAGGGCTTCTTGGGGCCAACGGTGTAACTATGAGTTTTGCGCGGGTTAGCGTTAATCGAAGTTGCGTTGCTGCTACGGGTGACTGAAGAAGCACAAAGTCTGCTAAAGGCGTTTAGCTGCATGGTGACCTTAGCCTCCGTTGATCTCATTCGCAACTCGGCGCAGCTGCTGCTGGGTTAGGCCGTATTTGTCCTCAAGCCATTCCAGGTCATGCGGTGTCACGCCCTCACCTTGATCAAGCTGGGTAATGGTGAACACAATCTTTTTGCCGTCGTAGGGCTTCATCTTGAGGCGAGCCTTTCTACGATTCTTCAAAAGCTTCCGCATCTCTTGGTAAAGCTGCATCTGAATGTCGTCCACTCGCGTAAGATCGCGTTTCATGACAAAGGTCATGCTTTCTTTGTCTGCCACAATCTTATCAATGTACGGAGCAGCAGAGAAGGCGTCAGGTGTCATGCCTTTGGTGTTTCGCAGATGCATGTCCATAGGGAGGTTGCCAATCTGCGAACTAAACCCTTCGAGACTAAGCTGGTTGGTGATTGTGCGGACAGCGTCCTTTGTGTCCTTGACCAGCTCACCTGACTGCAAGCGGGTGGGTTCAACAAAGTCGTGCTCGATAAATACCTCGACTATGTTAGCCTTTGCCTCAATCGTCCACCGCAAGGCAACGTAGAGGTGAGGCATGACCTGACCTTCATCGGACACAGCGTTTACCAAGACGATGTAGCCGGCAAAGACTAAATCGCCACCTGCGTTAATTGCGACATAGATAAAGTTCTCGATGCTGTCGCACTCAATGTGTTGGTTGTCAGAAAGTTCCTGGGCGAGCTTGGCAAGAAAGCGCTTAAACTCTTTCGGAGCGTGCCCTTCCGCAATCTTGTTCAGGCTCTTGAAGAGAGCACGAAGTTTGGTCTCAATGTCAACCTTAAGGCGACGAACCGCACCGAGAGTGGCTTCCACTTTGGGTTCGGCCACACGGAAGGTGCGTTGGATTTGTGCCTCGGCCTCTTCCAGCTCGCGGTACTGATGCGACAACTCTTCGACCAGTCTGTAGTCCTTTGTCAGCTGTGTCTTGTTAGGAACCTTAGTGACAGGGAAATTAACATCAATTGTCTCTCCCCGGCGAGTGCGTTTAGGCAACTCGCCGTCACCGGAAATGTCGAGCACCACCGAGGCGTCCAGGCGCTTGATGCTAATGTCTGCCAGCTGATTTAGCTCCTGCAGTTTTGCGACTTTGTCGTCAATGAAGCGCTTGACGTCCTTGAGCGAAGTGAATTTCATATTAGTAGTCCTTGATGGTTACGTTGCGTCTACGGAGAGTGAGATTATCTCCGCGGAGTTCCATTATGTACCCGGCCTTGCTTAGCTTGTCCCAGACGTTTCGTGCCATCTGGGTGTGGCCGTCTGTTGCAAGTATGAAGCCCTTGTCGAGCATGAGGCGGTAGATGAAGGCGGTGATGCCGTTGCCACGAATTGCCGGCGACAGGATTGCATGCGGTTCAAGTTGCCTTGGGGCTACAACCGTGAAGGATATCTGGCCCAAGACTTCACGCAGGTCAAAGGAGAACACTGTGTAGTTGTGCTCCCTGCCTAGCCATTGATGGTAACCAACTTTTACCTTAACCCCAAGATCAGCGTCTGCGCCATGTACCCACTCCTCTATGAGAGGCAAGACCTTGTTGGTCGAAGGTAGCTTAGGGGCGCTACCTGGCGAGAGTATGCGGTAGCTGAGCAGCATACTCTTCGGCAGCTTAAGCTCATCAATAGCGTCTTCCGCCTTGTATCCGCTGTGCCTACACCAAGCGCGGAGACGCTCAAGAGCGGCCTTTGCTGCGTCCACCACCTCCTTAACAGACTCATCTGCCTCGTCAAGGCCTTCCTTGGCCACATAGGTAAGCTGTTCGGCAGCCTCCTTAGCGTCCTTGACAAGGTTAAGTGGCGCGAAAGGCAAAACCAAGGAGTTCCCGCTCTTGTCGGTAAGTGGCACCAGCTCATATTGCCGCACCTCGGCATCCGATAAGGCTTTGGGGTAGGTGAGGACACCGTGCCGAACGCCCACTGCCTTGGTGTCTTTCTCGTGGCTAATGTAGCCTTTAGGAACAGCGCCAGGGGCAGGAGGCCTAGCGCGTAACCCGTATTGAAAATCCATTGCGGCACTAAGTCTTGCCACGGCGTTAAGTCTCATAAAAGACCTCCGGTTGATTTATGGTGACTCGGGGCTGCCCCGAGCACACGCTTCTGGCTCGTCTTTGATCTTTGCGGTAACACATTCCACAACTCTTGCGGCTGGGCAACCCTGACCTGCACCTCGTGACCGAGCATATTGCGATTACGTGTATTCCACGGCGTGCAGCCTTGGACGATTAGCATCTTGCCTAGTTGGCCCTCGGCAATGACGTCCATTGTGTTTATGTGCGGCACATCGGGAGAAACGATTATCTGAAAGGGCTCTGAGGAGTCGAGGAGAGACAGATCGTTAGACTTGCCTCGCTTAGGAAACTCAAAGTAAATTGGCTCCAACGATAGCGCGGCTTGCATCTCAAAGTGGGATACGTGAGCTTCCGTTGCTATGCTAATGTTGTGCGGTCGCCCATCAAAGAAGTCAGTTAGGCGGCGACCTGAAATGTCAACGCCGTCAATCTTTATGCGTGCAACCACAACCTTTTTCCCATCCATTGGCCGAAAGACATCCACGGTGGCAGCACCTCGGGGCAAGGTAGCATTAAAGGTGTGAGTGCCAGGCTCTAGGCGTAAACTGTCTGGCTCAATGTGTGCAGTCGACACCATTTCATGCGCAGCCACAACCTCACGCCATCCCCTAAAAGTCGAGTACCCACCAATGTAGTGAGTGCCAAAGCAGATTGGGCAGCTAACGTCTGTAACGCCCAGCGAGGTGAGGTCAAAGTCGGCAAGGAGCGAATCGACGTAGTTAGTGTTGCCGCCGTCGCCAAAAACCTCGCCTTCTTCAAGGTGTGCAAACTCATCCTCAAGCGTTACCACATTCTCCTTTATAGAGGACGGTGGGCGATTGCCAGATATGTCTAAGATGTCGGTTGTCTTTTGGTAGTCAGATATGCCAAACTCACCGCCCGCGATGACTTGGTGAATGTGGCCGGGCGAGGCCTTGCCGTCAGCGTTTAGGCGGGTGTTAAGCTCAGAAGTCTTTTTGCTGCATCCGCAGGCACGTCCTTGCACCATGCGGTTGTACAGAATACCCGGTACGCCTTGAGTGCGAAAAGCTGCCTGCATACGCTGTTGCTGCATAGGTGCAATGTACTCGGTTAGGCGACTTGCGACGTCTGCCCCACGAGCGTTAGCAGGCGTCAGTCCTGATCTTCGATCCATTAATGGCATAGCTAGCCTTTATGAAAGATCTTCTGCGTGGACAAGCTTTTCTAAAAACTTGGGCACACGGAAGCCCCAGGTTTGGAACAGCTCAACTTGCTCATCGCCGCCAATGTAAGACATTGCCGCGGTAGTGCCAGTGACCTTTTCGGTGTCGGTGCCGACGCCTCGTTTATGATTGAGTAGCTTGCCAACCTGCTCAGTCATCTTCTTGTACCGCTCAAGCGCTTCTTTCTCCGTCTTGGGTGGGCGGCGAGCACGGTCAGCTTCGACGAGTTGATTGAACAGCGCAGTACCGCGAGAGGTTCTAAGCTTGTGCACCGACACGTCAGCCGAAGCACCAAACTTTCTAAAGGCCAGGTTCACATCCGACGGAGTAACGCGTTTCCACTTACCGTTGGCGAGATAGGTAAACAGGAAGTCTTTTGGGCCCTTGTCCACCAGCAACAGGTTAATGTTGCGAAGGAGAAAGCGATGGACAGGGTCAGTTTCCTTGAGCACGTGCTTGGTTGGAATGCTGTCTTTGCCCAGGTAGGCAAGGTTAATGCCTTGCTGCGTAAGTCTCACATTCTTCACCAGTAGAGTACCTGCACCACGACCCGGCTGGCTACCTATCCGGGCAGCAAAAGAGTAGAGTAGCTCCAGCACAACGGCGGCAACGCTTTCTTTGTCTTCGATATCGAATGTTCGCACACGAGTAAGCCAGCGCTTGCGAATGCCTGTGATCTGCGCCATTAGGTTGCGCACGTTTTGGTACTTGACCTTTGACGCCTCTTTTTTGTAGCCGACAGTGTAGACGTAGGCAGTGCCGCCGTCAGGCTTAACCGCCTTGCACACCCAGTCAGTCTTGCCGTCACCCATCGTAACCTTCTCGTAGGTTGCGAGGTTAGGAACACCAGCTACCAACTCGCCTTCTTCTGTGTACCAGCGTCCTTGATCGTCAATGCGACCAGTGAAGCCTGGAACCATTGAGTGGGTGAAGCCCATCTGTTGGAAGAAGCGGAACGCATCGGCGTAGGGCACAGTCTTCTCGCCGGAGCTTCGCACATAGTTCATGAGTCGCGACTTGAACTCAGCATTGTGCGCTTTGCGAAGCTCTGCGTATTGGGCGTAGGCATTGGGATTGGTGTCTCGAACCGTCTGTGCCTCTTGCAGAGCAAGGTAAACGTCGTCACGACCAACAAGCGACTTAACAAGGCGTCGCAGTGACTTGGAGTCCGCCTTAGGAACAGGCGGGGACAGAAGTGCGGCCAGCTTAGGCGTAGCCATCACGGAAGCGTTTTTGCGAATGTAGTTGAGCGCGGTCTCACTGTCAGTAAGGCAGTACGTGTAGAGTGCCTTAAGCATCGAGAGCTCAGGGGAGGTGAACTCGTGGTTCTTTTTGAACTCCACAAAGGTGCTTTTTAGATCAGCGCCTAAGTCGTAGAGGGCGGAGGCTTTGCCTACACCTGCGCGAGCGGCACGCAGAGCAGGGAGCAACATTTCAAGCTCCCCACTCCACTGCTTTGCATTGTCGAGGTGAGGGCGAAGCTCCGCGGAGATGGGTTTTTCGGCTGACTGAAGATAGTCGGCAACAAGCGCGCCAACAATCTCCAATAGGTTTGCTAGCCGACTAGCACTAATCTTGTGAACTGACAACATGGGAGCTCCTTTACTCCCATAAAATTATCACTCAGTAGTCAAGATTTAATCGAGAAGCCAAGATGTCCGCAAACACTTTTTCTGCAGGCTGGTCCGCGTCAATGCGAATGAAACGTGCAGGATCGCCGTGCATCCGTGAGAGATAGCCTGACGCAACATCGCGGAAAAACGTTACTGACTGAGACTCGAAGCGATCAGGAGTGCGGGCACCTGCCAGTCTGGCTGCTGCAACTTCTGGTTTTAAATCAAACCAAAAGGTTACGTCAGGTTGACGGACGTCTTGCACCCAACGCTCAAGCTGAGTAAGGATGCCTAGATCAAACCCTCTGCCGTGGCCTTGATAGGCAAAGGTAGAGTCGGTAAACCTATCGCAGATAACAACGTCACCGCGTGCAAGCGCCGGTTCAATGACCTGCTGCAGGTGATCTCTTCGTGCGGCAAACACAAGGAGTGCCTCGGTAAGAGGATCCATGGTGTCGTTAAGCACAAGAGTGCGAAGCTTCTCGGCCAAAGCCGTGCCGCCAGGTTCACGTGTCACTATGACGTTCCGGCCACGCGCCTCAACTTCTTCTGCGAGCGGCTGAATGTGACCGGACTTGCCTGCACCGTCAATGCCCTCAAAGGTGATAAAAAGTCCTTGCACTTGAGTCTCCTTAGGAATACGTTTATATTCCACAAAGGCCATGCTCAAACCGTCGTCGCTGATAACCCACCTAGTGGTTGGGGTCTTTTGCCACTCAAGCGGTGAAAGGGTAGGAGCAAACGTGTCACCGCCTACCACGTAGTCGTCGATTTCGGTCACAACCACACGCTGTGCCAGCGGCAACGCCAATTCATAAATCTGTGCGCCGCCGATCACCCAAACTTGGGGTGCGTCGCCGCATGCATCCAATGCGGCATCGAGGCTGCAGGCGGCCGTGGCTCCGGTTTCTACCCACTCCTTGTTGGAGGTTATAACAATGTTCTTTCGTCCGGGTAGGGGACGAAAGCGCGGTTGCAGGGAGTCCCAGGTTTTGCGGCCCATGATGACCGGGCAGCCTGCGGTGGTGCTCTTAAAGTGAGCCAAGTCTTCTGGGCTGTGCCATGGTACGGCATTGTTCTTCCCAATGACACCGTTGCGAGACTGAGCCCATATAAGGTTGATCTGGGGTTTCATTTGTTAAACTGCGACAGGCGCTTTGATTGCAGGATGGTGATCATAGTTGATCACCTCGATGTCCTCAAGATGGTACTCGTGGTAATCAAAGAGCGAAGTTGTTTGATTAATCTTCAAAGTCGGGTAGGGAAAAGGCTTGCGGCTCAACTGCAGGTTAACCTGCTCAAGGTGGTTCAGGTAGATGTGGCAGTCGCCGCCGGTCCAAACAAAGTCGCCCACCTCCATGTCACACGCTTGTGCCACCATGTGCGTGAGCAGGGCGTAGCTGGCAATGTTGAACGGTACGCCAAGGAAAAGGTCGGCGCTGCGCTGGTAGAGCTGACAGCTTAAACGGCCTTTTCCGCTAGACGTAGGCTCGACGTAGAACTGGAACAAAGCGTGGCAAGGCTCTAGGGCCATCTTGCTAAGCTCTGCTACGTTCCATGCACTGACGATGATGCGCCGACTGTTCGGATTGTTCTTGAGAGTGGTCACAGCCTGTTGCAGCTGATCAATGTGGCCGCCATCGGGCGTAGGCCAGCTGCGCCATTGCGCGCCGTAGACGGGCCCGAGGTTACCGTCTGCGTCGGCCCACTCGTCCCAAATAGTGCAGCCACGATCTTGCAGCCACTTCACATTCGTGTCACCGCGCAAAAACCAGAGAAGCTCAAGTACCACGGCGCGAAAAAACACCTTCTTGGTTGTCACCAGTGGAAAGCCTTCGCGCAGATTAAATCGCAGTTGGCGGCCAAACACACTCAAGGTGCCTGTGCCTGTGCGGTCGCCTTTCTCAACGCCGTTCTTAAGGACGTCCGCGAGTAGTGTCTCGTATTGGTTCATCTTACTTCTCCTGCGCAACAAAGGAACGATAGTTGCCGCCGCTCCTGTTGTAATAGGCGCCGTTGCCGGTCATAATGTCGACGCACCTCTCAACCGTTCCGGAGTTCCAGTGAGCGATCAACCCTTGACTAGGGTGAGGCGCGTCTAAGGACGCACGGAGCTTTGCCTCTGCGTCTTCTAAGGACCACGGAACGTAAAGACGGGTGTGGTCGTTGTTAAAAGTTTCTGGGAATGATCGGTACGCAGGGTAGACTGCGTTGCAGCCCAGCGCGTCTGCCTCGGAAACAGTGTTGCTCACCCAGTCTTGCAGCGCGCAGTTGAACAGTACCCGCGAGGCAGCAAGCTCAGTGTAGTACTCGTGCTTAGAAAGATTCTCTTTAATCTCAACTAGCCCTGAGGCTTGAAGAGCACGAATACGCGGGAGCGCCGTAGGGTCGTTTGACTTTAGAGGTCCGCCGGAAAGAACAACAAACTTGCACACGCCTAGGTTACCGCGCTCGATAAGATCCATGAAAAAGTGAGGCTGCTTCTCTTGGTCGAATCGTGCAGCGAACACCACTCTTTTTTCGCGATCTGCAAACTTAGGCACGTGATTAACACGGCTGCGTACCTCAGTCGCAGAGAAGGCGAGGCCTGCAATGTTGTACACAGGCGCCGTCCAGCCTGCGATACGCATGTGCGCAACCATCTCTTCGTTAGTGGCTAAGACAGCACCGCCAGAGAAGTCTACGATGTGGTTAACCATGTGCTCGTAGTGGCGCATCCACTTCTCCATGCCCCAGACATGAACAAAGTCGTCAGGGTCGATCGTCTGTGCCAAGCAGCGAACGTAGATGCGAGGAACTTGGTCTTTAGGAATCTGGTTCAGGATGTAGCCTAGGCTTTCGAAGCCCGGCTGGAACATGTCCTCGAAAAAGATAACGTCCTCGCCTGTCACCTCGCCCTCGCGCATTAACTTTACCAAATTCTGCATCTGGCTTAGGGCAAAAAAGCTTCGACCGTGTGCGTCAAGTACCTGGCCTACGGAAATGGCCTTGCTAGTGTCAAGCAGGTCGCCAGGCACAACGTGGTAAACAATGCCGAGTTTGTCGAAGGTGGCTGTGCTCCAGTTCTGGAGTTGAAGGGTGTAACGGCCCTCGTAAGGCTCAAGCCCGCAGTACCAGAGTTTTCTCATTGCTGCTCTCCTGTTGGCGCAGTGCCAGATAAGGAAACAATTGCGCCGCACTCGCCGTCCTCAGAAACTTCAACGGCAGGGTTGCGACCAGGGTAACGACTGTTGATGGCCAACAAAAGCTCTTCCGCAATCATCTCGCACGACTTGCTATTGAGCGTGAGAATACCGCTGGTGTACTGCGCCTCGCACCAATTCAGAAACTGATGGAATTCTATCTCGCGGTCTTGGTGATGAACGTTGACCCAGACTTTGAACTTGAAGAGGTGCCGGTGTGGGTGCGACAAGTAGCCGACGTCGGCAGGCGCAGCCGGGTAAGCGTGGATGCCGATTTTCTGAAAGGTGATCCAAATGCGGGAGGAGGTGTTCATAAAGTGTTCCAAGGTGGGAAGGTGGGAAGGGGGGACCGGTTGAAGGTTAAAAGAAACAGGTGCGCAGGTTAGGTGTTTGTGGCAAACCACTCGTCAAACTTATCGACGATGGCTAACGCGGCCCTAGACTTTGACGTTGCGGAGACAGCAGAGGACGCAAAGAGACGACCGCTGGGCGGCGCGTTGGTAGAGCGAAGAGGTTTGTCCTCAGGCCAAGCTTTTGTGCCCTCAATGTACGCGTCGATGCCTTTGAGATTCTCCTTAATGTAAGGTAGCGGCGTGCTTACGCTAGCGCCCGGGGTGTCGGCATGGAACCTACGTATGCGGTCTGCTATCTTGTCCATCATGAGCAGATTGTGCATGAGAGAAATCTGCGGAGTCTGCGAATAAACGTACTCCCACTTAGCCTGCTGGCAAACAAAGCACCCACAGCTAAGGTACCGGCGCGCATTACTCCCGCCTTTGGGCGAGATTTGTTGGACCGAAAAGTTCTCGTCAACAATCTGTGCAGAGATGCCAAGCTGCAACCAGGTACTGCTATCCGAGGTTACCACAACTTGGTGCTTCTCGGCCAAAGCCGCAAGGACCATCATCTGCCAACCCGCAGTTGCTCCTAAAAAGTGAAAGTATTTGTAACCGCTCTCTAGGATCAAGCGGCGCGCTGCTGTCGTAAAGGCCTTAGGGTGAAGGTAGCTTTTTGGCGAAATGCGGAAGCCTCCTACTGAAAGACCTGCGCCACCGCTGTTACCTTTTCTCGACAGGTTAAGCCAAGCCAGACGCTCTCGAAGCGTCGCACCATGGTTCACGTTTAGGTAGGTGGTATAACCACTCTTGTCAAAAAACCGATTAGTGTTTGACGTGACTGAAGACATGCGAGCAAGTACCTTCTTATCCAGCTCAGTACCACCGAAAGCGATAAGAGGTATGTCCAGCGAGACCCCCAAGTCGACTTTCTTGTGTGCGGCTAGTACGTCTGCCGGAGAGATAAACTCCTCACGACCGACCGCAATCTGGAAGCCACCTGAGTCTTGTATGATCAGGTGATTAGGCATGAGGTCTAGCGCAGGACTATCAAGCCAGTTCACTAAGCCAAAGGGCGTCTTCAGTTGGTCACGGAGGTTAAAAGTTTTGTGTTTTACGTCCTTGGCTTTTCGGTAGGACTCAGAAAAAACCAAAAGGTCAGAGTCAGGTAATCCATAGCGGTACGCCGTGTAGTTACCCTCTTTGTACTTTTTTGTCTGGTAGGAGAAAGCGGCGTTAGCCGCAGGACGCGACACAAAAGAGGAGAACATGCGCTGGTCGAATACTGCGGGCGCGAGGTAGTAGCCAGGAGCGACCTCTGACAGCTTAGGTTTTTGCATTGACTATCCCCATGAACTCCGCACGCAAGGCCGCCTCCTTGAAGCGCCCACCAAGCTTGCTTGTGGAGGTGTAGGAGGTGACGTCGCGCACACCGCGAGACTTGACGCAAAAGTGCGAAGCTTGGATGAACACCGCCACGCTTTCAGTCTCGAGAATACTCGAAAGAGCGCAATGGATTTGTTCCGTTAAGCGCTCTTGTATCTGTGGGCGCTTGGAGAAAAACTCGACCACGCGGTTGATCTTAGACAAGCCTAGCACCTTCTTGTCTGGAAGGTACGCTACCACAGCCTTACCATCAATGACGACGAAGTGATGCTCGCAATTCGACTGCACGTTGATGTCCGAGACAACCACCAGCTCGTCATAGCTCATTTTGTTCTCTACGGTGGTGCATTTCGGAAAGTTTTCGTAGTTCAAGCCTGTGAAAATCTCGCTCACGTACATTTTAGCCACGCGGCGCGGAGTGTCAAAAAGACTGTCGTCCGACAGGTCGAGGCCTAAAGCCTGCATGATGGCGCGAAAGTGCTCCTCAACGGCCTCAGTCTGCTGCACTCGGCTCAGGTGCGTTGGCAGAATAGGCGTCTCGATGCCTCGAGCGAGTAAGGCGTCGCGAACTTTGAGGCCGAGCTGGTAATCTTTTTGCATTTGATTCTTTCAAAGAAGGGGGAGGCGGAGGTCAGCCGCGTAGCTAACATCTAGCGGATTGACGTAGAGCTTGTCCTTGTGGAGCACTCTGACGTATTTACCGTTATCGATTTTGAGGGCGACGTTCACGCCCTGCTGTTCAAGATCGGTAAAGGTAGCAACGGCGTCAGGCCAACTTGCAAACTCCTTGCCTGAGGGTAGTTGCATCCTAGCAGTTAGGACAAAGAGTATTCTGTCTGCTGAGGCAGCCTGTGCCGCAGCCGTATGAAGTTGAAGAAGCGACAGTTTTTCTTGTGCGGGTAGGCAGGACACCTCCAAGGTCAACTTCTTGCAAGGTCGGTACTCTAAGACGGCGTGGCAAAGCTCGTAGGCTATAGGGGATAGACGCCCTGCTCCGAAGTAGACATGGTCAACAGTAGGCAAGTGGCCTTTAATGTTGCGCATAGTGACCTGCGACGACGCGATGAACAAAGTTCGAGCGCCCTGGTTGGGGCCTTCGTGCTCGATCCCACGAAAAAGCGGCGTATCGAGAATGAGGTGAGGAGAGTCTACAGTCATGGGATTGCCGTAAAGAGGTGGGTTTGAAGGGAGAGGAGGTAACCGTTGTCGATGCAGTACTGCGCCGCGTACTCATAGTTGCGCTGTGTTGCCTCTGCGTCGATGAGTTCGCGGTCCCAGATGGAAGACACCTCGCCTTGGTAAGCCTTCTTGTAGACTGCAATAGGACTCACATAGACCGGTATAATGTCTCTTGCCGCATTCCTGAGGCGCTTGTCTGCCGCAGCCCAGTCGGGTACTGTGTGGTAAACAGACTCAGGGTCAGCGGAGAGCAAGAACTTGAGGGCAGACGTACGCTCGAGTACAGCTGGAGGTGTTGGCGTGTATTTCTTAAGGCGATCATTTGCCTTAGGGCTGACTACAAGCAGCACCGGCAAGTCCAGCCAGTCGTCCTGCCGTCCTAAGGTTGACGCAAAGAAGTAGGCTGGCGTGCCGTTCGACTCAATCTGAATTGTGTCAAAGTATCGCGGCAGAATCGCTAAGAGCTCCCACAGGTTTGTCTGCAGCAAGGGCTCGCCGCCAGTAATGACTACAACTCGCGACTTGTTTTTAATAGCCGCTGCCTCTTCGGCTAACTCCAGCGGCTTAAGCCACCTTGCCTGGTCAAGATGGAAGGCGGTATCACAGAAGCCACACGTGTCCTTTTTATCACCAAAGTTGCAGCCCGCGAGTCTGATGAAGACGGCAGGTTGACCGGCTAGGGGACCTTCACCTTGAATGGTGTTGAAAATGCTTGTGATCGCCAGCTCGGTCTTGTCTGCAAAGTCTTTTCGAGAAACAATGCGATCAATGTTCTGCGTAATCATTTTTTCTCCTGTTCTACAAAGACGGGGCGTCCTGCGTGGTCGATAAAGAAGTCCAGAGCAGTGAGATTGCGCATGGCCATATTGGCATCAGTCTCGCGGACTTGGACGCAGGTGCAAAGCACGCGTCCTGCATAACCGTAGTCTTTCAACCAACACGAGTTAATGTAGTTGAACACAAAGTCGGCAAGGCCTTCGCAGCCGGTGCGCTCAACTTCTGTTATCTTTGCTAACGAACCAAGCTTGAGTAATGTCTCGCGGTCAGGGTCGTCTTGTGCAACCAAGAGCGTGTGGTCAAACCAATTTTCGAGCAAGTCTTTGAGCGGACGTAGCCCGCCGTAATCTACAACCCAGTTGCGGGCGTCTAGGTCGATGGCCCCAAACTCAAGATGAATCGACAATGCATACCCGTGGATTTTGTTGCAGTGCGAGTCAGCACGCCACTGACGATAGGCGACAGGAAATGCCTGGTTGTACGTCTTGGTAGACGTGAAGGGAAAAGATGACATAGAGGATCCTTAAAATGCGTATTTACAGTTTTGGCTTGGCTTGAGTTTGCGCAGCCAGAACGGCTTGCCGTAGCTGATTGACCTTGAAAACCGGCATGTTGCCTGGGTCCCAGAGCTCGACGCCTTTTCTCTTCGCAGACTTTGAGGGTTCGGCACGATTACGGAATGCCCAGTAAGGACTGTCCTCATCGCAAAGGTCAAAAACTTCTGTGGTAAACATGCGCTTGAGTTGCGGGCGAATGTACTCAACTGCATTTTTGCCGGCGCAGTCACCGTCAAAGCAAAGAATGATTTTGTCCGCGCCAGAAAGATCAAGTATGATCGACTTGGTACGCGTCCAGGATTGAGTACCTAGGATTGCAATTGCAGGTATGCCTAATGAGAGCAACCGCAAAGCGTCTCTAGGGCCTTCAACCAACACCAGCGTCTTGATTTTAAGACTCCGCATTATTTTGACGGCGTAGTCAAAACCGAACAGGCCGTACTTTTCTGACCACTTGCCGGGCTTGTTGAGGTAGCTAGGTTTGTCTGCTTCCTTGCGAAGACGCGCCCGGACGTAGCCTCGTTCCTCCCTGTTGATTAGCACAGGTAGGTAAACAAACTTTGTGCCGTACTGCTCGACTAGCGACGCCCCAACTTTTTTAAGCAAGAGTGTGCTAATGCCTCGCCACTTCTTGCCCTCAGGCAGCGGCGTGTGCCTAAACACGTGGTCAACATTTTCGTCTTCTTGCAAAGGCCGAACAACTGGGCGGGCGTAGGCAACGCTGGGCTTGCTTTTCTCGTAAGGCTTTAGTCCGAGCTTCGGGGCAAACACATCCCACGGCTGCTTCTCTCCGCAGCCGTAACACTTGCCGTAACCGGGGCTGCCGGAAGAGGCAGAGTGAAAGATACGGAAGCTAGGTGTACGCTCGCCGTGAAATGGGCACAAGACAAAAGTGCTATCACTACCTGCGGGCTTTTTGATACCTGTGTAGCTAGCAAGCTCAGTAAGAACGTGGTCTAACCGTTTATGATTCATTGCAAGTAATGACAAAGTGTTTCTATGAAGGCGCTAATGCGCTCCTCTTCATGCTGTGCTATACTCCTCAGATATTCTAGGCGTAAGTGGCCCACCGCTTCTGTGTAGGCAATGTTCATGTCCGCGTCCAGCACCTCATCCCAGGCAGACGACTCTTTAAGAAGACGCTGTGCCCTATCGGCGTGGTCTGTGGCGTGGTCCGTGGCAATGAGGCAGTCGTAAAGGCGCGCCCTACACTCCTCACGAGTGCTTAACCTTGTGTCGTTGGCGTTTAGCAGTTCCGTTGCTAAAGGTGTAGTGAGGTACCCGAAGTTACCGAGTACTTTACGCGAATCCCCAGTGAACGCGTCTACGAGGGAAAGTCTGTATCCCTCTCCGGTGGCCAGTCGTTCCCAAATCTTGGAAGCGGCAGCTGTGTGCCTAGCCGATATAAGCTCGTACCCCCGCACGAGTGCTGCCTTATAGAAGGCGTAGGCAAAGCCCTTGCCGCGAACACTGGCGTCTAAGTAAACGTGCGGACAAACAAAGTCAGAGCCAAGTAGTCCGGCTTCTCGCGCCAGCATGCGCCCCTCCGCAAAATCAAAGATAAACCGGCCGACACACCGGCACAACTTGCCGTCCTGTGCGGCATATAGGTATATCTCGAGAGCCTCCCGCTTTCTGTATAGTTTAGCCGGTAGGCCGCACAAGGGTGGTAGATACCGCACAGGCGACACCAGCTTACCGAGGTCAGGTGGCGAGACGAACGCGTCCTTCTCGATTGTGTTAAACGGCAGCGTGTGCGTTTGGTGTTGCGTTGTAGTTTTACCCATGAATAACTAACTCCTTGCGTTTTCAGTTAATGCCTGCCAGTTTTTTTGTACCACCACAGCAAGCTCGGTCAAATTCTAACCGTTTATGCTTCATGGTTTACGCTTCATGGTAGAGACGCGCCTCAAGGGCGTTGAACGCCAGGAGCTTTTCTTGCGCAGACCAGCGTTGCCACTTTGAGCTTATAGCCTCAGCTTGAACAAAGAAAAACTGACCGTTAGGACTAAACCTGTACGTGAGGAAGCGCAAGGGATTCGCGTCAAGAAAAGCTTTCACCGCGAAGGCCATGTCGCTGGTGTAGCTCACGAGGTATGCGGCTTTGCGATTACTGTCAAATAGCCCTAAGGTGTGCAGGCAGTAGCGACCACCGCCAAAGGCAAAAGATTTGTGGTCCTTGCCTAGGTTTACGATTAGGTATGGCAGGCTCGGCGGTAACTGTCTGAGCTTATCCCGGTAGCGCTCTCCTGGCAGCGAGTCGATACCTGCTACGAAGGCCGAGGTCGTTGCTTCGCCAAAAACTTCCACTACCTTGTCACGAGCAGGCAGCATGATGACTTCCCTAGGCTCAGTCACCAAGGCCTGCAACCGACCGATTGAATTGGAATTGGTGAGCAGCCACTGGTAATTGGAGGTCAAGGAAAGCGGCGGCGGGTTTACACCACCTAGCGTGTACGCAATTAACATAGGGAACCTTTCGGCAGCGCCACAGGCTGAAAAGCAGCAGTTGATCCGCCATAGGCGTAAACAAGCTCTATTGGGTTGCGAGGATCAAGGCAGGACTGCAAGGACAGGCAAAACTGCTGCAGCGTTTTCTCTCGTAGCGAATCGAAGACCAACGTCGTTACGTAGATAGGCTGGAACGCCTCATCCACAACAGCCAGTGTGTTATGTCGGTACTCCACGTAGAGCACGCCGTCTTCGATGGGGACGAGCACAGAGTTTTCACTTTGATAATGCGGCTCGGCAGGCATTTTTAAGCTCCTCTCCTAAATCTACACCCAGCAGCGGATATGTCTTGTTGAGGTACTCACGGACTGACTTGTCTTTCCAAGGCGCGTAAATCTTTTCCATAATGTCCTCGTAGGTTTCAGTAAGCAGGCCCTGCTCAATGCCATCCTTTACGGACTTTGCGATTATGTCGTTGAGGTTAGGCAACGACCAATCCCACTTGTAAGACTTTGTATCACGCACACCGACTTCGATTTCGATTTCTGGCTCAACTGTGAATTTAAACCCGAACACCTTTTCGTACTCGCGTGCTACTCCGTAGGTTGTCGCCCATTGCAGCAAATGGATGAAAGGCAGGACCATCTCATACGGCACAGTGTAATAGCTCGCGTCATGCACGATACGGTTCATGGTAAACTTTGTCTTCTTCACACCCAGCATCTTCTTCATGCGAGGGACTAAGGAGGCGTAGAACCGAACAGCAACTAAGCGCGCAGCCTTGACCGCAATCTCAGACGCAAAGCCTTGAATAGGCGCGTTCATACCTTGCCGCACCTGCCTGCGAACAATACGCTTGTCTTTGGTCATACCTGCGAAGAGGTGACGAATACGACCAATGGGGCTGTAGACGTAAAGCTTCTCTGTTGCCAACTTTTGCATTTTCTGCATCCAAGCGTGGCCCCGAGGAAACTCTTTAAACATTTTGTCAATAATGCCTTGAGCGTACTCAGTTCTGTCTTCGTCAAGCAACTGCTGAAACTGCTCTTCAAGCGCAGGGAGGTCAGGTGACTTGGCTTTATAGGCCGCGCCAATCTTGGCCTTCAACTCATCAAGCTGGGCCTTCTTAGTGTCCTGCCCTAAGGTTTCTGGCGACTTGCCGTAGATGAGACCAAAGACAATTGCCTTGATCGCGTCACGCAAAGGGTCCGACTTCTCCACCCACTTCTGAAAGAATCGGTAAACGTTCTGAATGTGCAAGTCGCCTTTCTTCTTCATCTCCTGCATAATTTCTGGCGTAGGATTCTTAATCCAAAGCTGCCGTAACCTTTGACCTTCCTTAAAGGCATTGGCTAGATTTGTGTCGCCAGAGACAATCGACCAGCCACGTACCTCGTGTGCTGAATAGTCATATCGAATCTGCAGATGTCCGTCCACAGTTGAGAACATTTCCTTAATGATCTTTGCGAGCTTTCCTCGACTAGGAATGTTCTGAAAGTTTGGGTCTGCCGAGGCCAGTCTACCTGTGGCCACAGGGTAGTACATGAAGTCCGCCCGAAGGTGGTCATCAACGAGTGCGTCCGGGTCTGACTTGAGTCGCTTGTACCAACCTTTCAGGTAAGTGCTTACAAGCTTGGTAGCCTCCTGGTAATCACCAAAGAGCTGGACCAAGTAGTTGCGATCCTTGTAGTGGGCAACAAACGCCTTGTCCACCGCAGGCGCACCCGACTCTGTCTTGCTGATAGGTTTGAGGCCCATCACATTGAAAAATAGCAACGCCTTGTGTGCTGGCTTGGTAAGTGAGAAAACCCACTGCGACTCCGTTGCCTTTGAACCAAAAAGACCTTTTGCCTTTAACCCGCTGTCATCTAGGAGCAAGGCGTTTGCCTGACGCACGTGAGGAAGATCGCGAAACTCGGCAGTCAATTCTGTAATGGTCTTAGCCAGCGTTGAGTCTGCTTTAAGCTGGGCTCGTAGGTAAGCAACGTCAAGATGCGAGCCGCCATCCTTGAGATGCGAAAGCACATGCTCAGTGTCCGACATTTGGTTGAGCATGAACCGTTCGTAGTAAGGGCGGTAGGGCTTGCCATTCAGCTCCTGCTTCTCCGCGCGTAAGAGTTGTTGTGCCTTGATCTGCAACAGACAAACAACGTCCACGGCCATGTAGGTCAGTGCGTTTTTGTCTGTGAGCGAGGTCTGCCCAATGCTACCTCTGTCCTCTTTCTTAAACTCCGCTGTGAGATAATGGTCATTGCCGTAGGAGGCAAGAAGGTTGGCAAGGCCGCGCTGGCTCCGTTGAAAGCTCACAAGGTCGTTGACGTTCTCGTCTAACGCGTGCTCACCAGCGCCTACGTCCCACACCTTGTGGTAGATAACAGGGAGGTTAAGCGCATTACGGGTTACCCGCAGGTCAAAGGCGCCGTTAAGGGTTAACAGTACCTTGTCTTTTTCTCGCATAAAGTCGCGAAGGCCGCGCTTAATGATGCTCCGCTCTTCCTGCGAGAACGGATTGCTTTCATGTGGGTGATCTATAGGTAACACGTAGCCAACCGTGGGATCTGTGTCTAGGCAGAACTGTGCTGTGTAGATGGGATTTGCGTGGATGCTGAGGCTGCGCGTCTCAGTATCAAAGCCTAGCTCATTAGCCGCATACATGCGCTCAAGCAAAGTGTCAAATTTTTTGATCGAGTTGACAAGCTTAGGCACCACAACCATGTTGCTAAGGTCGTGTGGGTGCTTGCCTAGATGCAAGTTGGCCAAATGGCGAGTGAAGAGGCCGAGTAAGTTGGCGCTCGAACCTTTGGCCTCGATCAGGCGCGCATAGTCGAGGCTGGAAGTGACTTTGCGATTCTCTATCGTGTGGACCCACCCGTCCTTGAGCCGCGCATTGTCAACTTGGTAGAGGAGGTTAAGGTCGCCAGCGAAGAAGATGTGCGTGGGGTCAAGCGTCTGTATAATCTTCAACATGCGCGTCTTGAACTCGGACTCAGCTGCGGCAAAGCTATGGCCCTTAAGATGCAGGTGGCGCTTGTCGTTAAAGTTGGTGACAGCGTAGGCAAAGGATGGGCGCCCGCCGTATTTGTCTGCGTGATCCTGTGCGTAGCGCAGCACGTTAGGCCAAGCCGGACCGGAGGCTATTACCTCGCTCTCAAGGTCTTCGGTAGGAACACTCTGCAAGATAATGAGCATTCGCTGCTTGGCATTTTCCCAGCGTGGATCGATCTGTGACTTCACGTTGAAGCCTAGACTGGGAACAATAAAACGATTTATCACTTTTGAACCTCTTGGGCAATTTGTTTGTGGACTTTCACTGTGTCGTACTTTGGGGCGTCCACTAGAGCTTCAAACTCTTCTGTGGTCAGATCCTCTGCTGTGTATTTACAGTGATGTGTCTTTCTGTGCTGCCACATGCAGCCGCCTTGTTTCAGTGGACAGACGCTGATAAGCAACTCGGCATTGATAGCGACGCAGTAAGTCATCGCAGGCACCTCTCAGGCACAGGTAACTCAAGTCCTTGAATGGCCTTGAGAATTAACTCGTCCTTCTTTTTGGGGTCAGCCGCGATTAGTGCTTCGAGAAGAGTGTGCGTCGTATCGTCTTGCACATTAGCAAGAGAACGGAAAAAGTGAGTTTTTAGCTTTGCCGCCTTAGCAGCGTCAGTCATCTCTTTGCGAAACAGAGGGCGTAGTGAAGCAAAGAATGGAGACGTGTGTTGCGTTGTCTCAAAGTAGCCGGCAGTGACCGACCAGGCAATATGGGCTTCAACGTCGGCAGGGTCCGGCTCAAAATCTTTTCCTGGTCGGTGTTTGATCTGTCTTGTCATTGAAAGAGCTCCTTACGTTTTGACAAAATTTTGTCGGATAGCTCAGGGAACTGCTGTGCGGCCCAAGACTCAAAGAATGAACTGAGGTCAAACTCAATCGCCGACCCTCCGCCATCTTGCACGTCATGTAGTGCTTGCCGTGATTCCTCTTCGTCCGCTACAAACCTTAACCTGGCATAATGCTTGAGCAGGTCGGGGCTTCCCTTAAAAGTTGGGTAAACCAAAGCGCGTACAAGCTCGCCAGGCTTAGGCGCAACAAAGTCTTTTTCGGTTCGCAGAATGACTGTGCGCAAAACATATTTTGGCTTGAGGGGCACGTAGCGTACGTCCCATCCGTCCTCGGAGAATGTGGCCTCGGCAAAGTACTGGCCCTCTTTAATTCCAAAGGAGGTTTGGTAAGGGGAGCCGGGTATGTAAGTGTTTCTCACCGTTTGGTTAGTGTGCAGATGACCGTTGATAATGACGGCCTCGGACTTAGCGCCGTCTTTGGTTTCGAGTCCGTTGTCCTGCCTCGCCCCTGCCATATCGACGTGACTAAAGTTCAATCGGCTTTTGCTGAACTTGGTATGAGGCCACGGGAGAAAGCGAACAGGCGCGCCATCAAGCTCTGCGTCGGTGACCTGCTCATAAATTTTCACGTTCCTCCTTGCGTAGCGTACCAACTCTAGGGAGTGACCGAACTCAGCCTCCGGGGATTCGAGATCGTGATTGCCTAGGATGACGTGGAACTGAAAAGGCTCTTTCAGAATACGCATGAGCTGGTGATGCGCTTGGTAGGAAAGACGAGTACCATCACTCACGTCGCCAAGCAGCACAACGTGCTCGATGCGGTGCTTGCTCGCGTAGGACAGGCACTGGTCAATAACAAGATCGGCAACGAATTTGTCATGATAGCCTATCAGCGAGGACAGGCCGCCGCGCACGTCTTTGCCATCTCTCCCTGTGGGCGCGGTTAAATGCAGATCACCTATTGCTATGAGTTTCATTCACATCTCTCCTATGGAATACATTTACAGTTTGAGGGGTCAGACGTACGGGCGGGGAGGGTGTAGGGAAGGGTGTAGGGAAGGGAGGGCAAGGTAAAATGTAAATAGAATTTTTACGAAAGAACATGCCATGATTGAATTTCCAAAAGGCGGTGAAGGTCGCCGCTTTGGGTACATTGATGCTATGCCCGGGTCAGGCAAAACCGAATTGTTTGTTAGCGAGGCCGGGTATGCAGTTACGAGAAATCGCGAACGCCTTGTGCTCCACATCTACGCTGCCCCCACTGTCCAACTCTTGGTCGAAACCTACAACCGCCTCATCCTTAACGCCAAGGCTCGGCGCCCAAAGACCTACCGAAAGTTTATCAAGGAGACAACTCTCTTGGTGACGATGACTGACTGTGAGTCGCTAGAAGGCTTGATGGAAGAAGCTAACTACTCGATCGAACCTCCTGTCAACGCACTCCACGTTGCTATGGGCGTAGACTCGATTGAAACGTATGAGAGCTTGCCGCTACCACGTGGGGCCAAACGGAGCATCTTGGATTATGCGCCACCTGATTCCGGGTTCATAACGCGCCGCCGCATCGTGGTTCTATTTGTGACCCATGAAGCCTTGCTGCGGGTAAGAAAAGAAAAAGCGTGCCCTGACCGCGTAAAGAACTTTCTGAAACGCACAATGGTTTGGTTTGACGAGGCGCGTCAATGCTTTGCTCAAGGCCTAGAGATCTCAAAGGAGCAAATGTCCGAGGAGCAAATCCAAAAAATGTACGCATGTGTTGAGATTGGCAACGAAGTTACACCGATCGACGCGGAAGAGGTCGTGGTCGGCAACAAGACGCGAGAAGTAGGTTTCTTCCCGGTCACAGGCATGTTGAACCACAAGGCAATTCTCGAAAAGTTTGGAGCGCGGCGCGACAAAGATTTACCACCGCCCGCAAAAAGATTCTTTGAGATGCTGAAAAAGAATTGCAGCGCAGGCCGGTCTGTGGTCTTCGTGCGCCTTCCTTACTACCTAAGCAAAGAGGTACCTGTGCCCATAATCACCGGTGAGGTTGAGACGTTTGTGGCCACACGCCCCACTGATCTGTTTCAAGGCTACGGCTCTGTGGTGCTACTGTCGGCAATGTTTCGTGATTCGCAAATGTACCACATACTCACAGAGAACAGGAAGCACACAATGTACAACCTGCTTGCCTATGTGGACGAGAGCCCTGACCACACAACCATAAGCGACTACTTGCTAGGCGGTGGTCTCGAAGTAAGAAAGCCTTTACGCGAGATCAAGAAGCGCAGCGTGAAGCAAAGTGCCTTGATCGCAGAACGCCTGCGCTACATTGCATTAACCGCCACCGGCAACTTGTTAAGCCGCAACTTCCTCAACAACTCGGTGTTGGTACCACGTGAGCTTGAAGAGCAGTTTGCCTACGTAGCTTCCAAGTTGCCTAACGCCAAGCGCATACCTAGGCATGAAATGATTACGCGCATAGCCGCAGGTGAGGACCCGGTCGGCGACAAAGACTTGTGCCGGGCCTTGCAGCAGTACATGGTGCCGCCCCTCTGGGTAGCAATGCGAAAGGCCGCGCAGGTTTTACGCGAAGAAGGTTGTAATGAGACCTTGCTGTTCATAAACAGTCTGGAAAGCCACGTCGCAGGACGCTTGTGGTTAGGCTCGGTTGACTATCTCGGGGCCGTCCGTAACCCACAAAAGTTTTTACACCTTGAGGACGAACACTTAGTGAAAGGTGACGAAGGTACCCGCCAGCATCCGTATGTGCGTAAATGGTTAGCGTGGTTAGAAAAAGCAGTACACGAGAAAAAGTTCTTCACTGTGCCAAAGACCACCTCGGTGCGCGGACTCAACACCTACAAGGACTATGTCGGCTACATTCATCTGGCCGCACTAAACCAAACACCCGTCATGTACGAGTTTTGCAAGACGGTCATACCGCGCTACGACGTGGATCTCGATAACGTCATCGACAACATTATGCAGACGCTGTACAGAACAAACTTGCGTGACCCGGATAGCAGCAAGAGAGTCTACATGGTGTTGCACAGCCAGGAGGCAGTGTTCAAGCTGAGTGAGAAGATTGGGCAGACGATACGCCCCTTGAGAAAAGAGCAGGCACCTATGGCCCAGCTCAACTACCGCGGAGAGCCTCGCCTCACTGAGGCCGGGCGTGAAGGTCGCAGGTCGGGTGGAAGGATTGGAGGGAAAATTGGCGGGCTTAGGCGTAGAAAATACCTTCCGGAGGACGCGAAGATCGTCCAGACCATGCAAATGCGATTGTCCCGAGGCAAAAAGCGCGGCGAAGACTTGAGCAAACTTGAGGCTGCACTTGAGGCTTTCAAAACCAAGGCCACAAAAAGATATAAGGCGTCGCTAGGAGAACAGCATGAGTGAATTTAGCAAGGGGAAGGTTAGAGCAGGTGACGTTGGCAAGGTTGGTGTGCGTGACGTTGGTAAAGAGAAAAACAACTATGTGTACGCCTACTACTTTGGCGCAAGCATAGTTTACGTAGGCATCGGGAAGGAGAGCAAGGTGGGAGACTTTTCGAGGGCCTTTAACCTAGAGGCTCACGCAAAGGTGTATGCCACTTACGGTGAGGCGCGCCGAGGAGAGGTGTCGGTGTCAGCGAAGACGAGAGAATTGCACAAGAAGGGCACCGGTCGTGAGGCAACCGCTCACCTAGAAGTTCAGGTAGTTGCGCGACAGCTCACACGAAAGTCCGCACGCGCAGTCGAGAGCCTACTGATCAAAACCCTTTGGCCTTTGCAAACATTGTTGAATGTTAGACAAGGAGGCAGTAACGGTGGTAGGAAGGTAACGGCAACCACGAAGACTAGGTCTGACGGTTTTATAGGGTCTGCCGAGATTGTGACCAGCCCGGTGACTGCTCGCGCCAAGACTAAAGGGGACGCCGAAGGGCCCTTTACGGAGAAGGGTACGCAGGAGCTGCTAGTCAAGTCAGGCTGTGTTATACCAAAGGCTGAACTTTTAGGACGTGCGCTAATTAAAGACAGCCTGAGGCGAGAAGACTTTCCTGGCCTGACCGCAGCAGAGTTTAAGAAATGCGTCGGCGGTATCTTTAGGGCGAGTCCTTGGATGACTGAGAAGCACGAGAGGTGGGTGTATCGACGCGTTGCCTTAACCGAGGAAGGACGAGAAGGTCGCCGTGCTGGTGGGATGAAGGGCGGGAAGATTGGCGGGAAGATTGGTGGTATCAGAAAAAGAAAATACCTCCCAGAGGACGCCAAAATTATTCAAGCAATGCAGACGCGTCTGTTCCGTGGCCGACGCCGAGGCGAGGACTTGCGTGAAAAAGAAAAACAACTAGAGGAGTTCAAAAAGCGTGCAATCGCCAAATTCACCAAAAGCAACGGAATAAAACCGGCCTAAAAACCCTGATAAAACCGGCCTAAACAAGGTGTAAAAGATGAAGTCGGGTCTTATAATAAAAGGCTGTTGTTTATCTTTTACAAAATTTAGGTTCGCCGAAGGCGATAAGGGTGGGAGCGAAGCGAACACCCTTTAATAAACACTTCCCCAACCCGTAATGTTTTACTTTTTAACTTTTTAACTTTCGGAAGTCTAACCTTTCGACTTTTCAACCTTTCGACTTTTCGACTCTTTACTTCCCGACGTTCCCCTTCTTACATTACGGGTTGGGGAAGTGTTCTATGGGTGACGATTCGCTTCGCTCCTCGTCACCGCGCCTTCGGCGAAAAACTGTAAATACTTTTTGTTAGACTCGCAGAGCTTCGGGAGCTTCGGGTGATTCGGGAGCTTCGGCGTCTTCTCAGGCTTTGACGCCTCTGGGAATCCTCTCGTGAATCCCCGAAGTTTTGTGTAGGCCGGTTTTATCAGATTTTAGGAAAGCCTAAAGGCTACATTCAAAAGGCTAAATTCAAAATGCACTTTTTTACTTCTGACACTCACTTCCTTGATCCCCGAATCCTAGACTTTACGAATCGGTGTGACTCAATGTTAGCCGCAGGCTTTAATGAGCACGATGCGTGGTTGACTTCCATTTGGAACTCGCAGGTCTCGCCCGGCGATTTGGTTTACGTTGTTGGTGACTTCTCGAAGGCGTACACGCCCGAGGCGCTTTCCGAGATCCTCGCGGGCCTCAACGGCTCCATCTTCTTAGTCAAAGGTAATCACGATCAAAGCTCAGTTCTTCTCAACTGCCCTAATCCAAAGATTGTTAAGTGGTCTCATCGCCAGTCGCTTTCTATCTGCGGCATGCAAACCGTTCTCTCGCATGAACCCAAGCTCGTGTGGGTAGGCCAGCACTTGGGCAGTTTTCACCTACACGGTCACACGCACGGTCGGCTTAGTTTCCAAGGGCGTGCGCTTGACGTTGGCATCGACAGCGCTTACAAGCTTTTAGGTAGCCACCGACTCTTCACCGAGGCCGAAGTTTTCTCTCGTCTTATCAACCGCAGCCCTGTTTCCTACGACGGTAGAAAGGTCATCGATGCTCGCCCCGCTCCTCCCTTGGCAATCGCCGACTCTGTTTGACCTTTCAAAGGTTTGGGAGCAGGCTAATGCGTCTCAGCGCGAGGCCCTGTTCGACTTTGCTTACAAGCTCGTCACTGGCGATCCTTTGCTTCCTGTATCACTTCAAGCCTCGCCTCAACCATCGCCTACTGCGCAGTCCGGCTTGGCTGCCCCACCGCAACCCGCGCCCCAACCTTCAACCCAACCGTCAACACTTCCACTGTCGCCGCAGTCCCAGCAGCTTGCCCGAGTGCCTGCGGTAGTTAAGCGCGATGACGAGTTTGTTCTTAAAGGTGATCAGGTAGCTGCGTGGGAACTGATCTTAAAGTTTCTCGCAGGTAACGAAAAGTTTTTTGCTCTCCGCGGTTACGCAGGTACAGGCAAGTCGTTCCTTCTCAAGAGCCTCAAGAAACTCCCGCAGCACAACTTTATCTTTTCGGCAACAACCAATAAGGCCGCCGCCGTACTTTCATCTTTCATTGGTGAGCCTGCCAAGACTGTTTATTCGGTCTTAGGTTTGCGCATGGAGCAGGATGACGACAAGCTCGTACTTACGGCCGGCAAGCGAAGGCAGAATCTAGGTGATAAGCCTATTCTCATTATTGACGAAGCAGGCATGGCTCCGCAGGAGGTTGTGCGTCTTTTGGTTGAGGCGGTAAACACTACTGATCTTCGTGTCATCCTCGTTGGCGATCCTGCTCAGCTAAATCCTGTGGGCGAGGTATCGAGCCAAGCGTGGCGCCTACCTTCACCTGCTTGCCGCATCACAATGAAGCAGCCACTGCGCTTCGACAATGACCTGCTCACTGTTGCAACAGGTGTTCGAACCGCACTTCGCAAAAAGTCATTCGACTATGACTTTGTTACCTCAGCTAACGTTGAGGTCTTGCGTAAGAGTTCCTGGATGGAAAGCATCCTGTCCATTCGTGATTGGGATGCTAACAAGGTAGCCTGCTGGAGAAACAAAACTGTAAATAAAATAAATGAAGCAGTTAGAGAAGGGCTTGGTTACGAAGACCGGTTCGTGCCAGGAGAGAACATTCTCATGGCCGCTCCTTTGGTTAGCGACGACACCATTCTCGCCCACACAGACGAAGAGTTTAAAGTCGCCTCAGTCGGCGAGCGGCGCTTTAGCTTGCCGGAGGGTGAGCTTGACGCCTGGGTTCTAACCTTAGTTGACAAAGACTTTCCGATTTTTGTTCCGCAGAGTGGCGCGGCTTTCCAAGAAGCGCTTTCGAAGAGGGCAAGCCTCGCCTCGAAGCAGGTCGGCAAGCGTCGCAAAGAACTGTGGTCCCACTTCTGGGATTTGAAAAACCTTATGCAGGACGTCCGTTACGGTTACGCAATGACCACCCACCGACTGCAAGGAACAACTGTAAATAATGTTTATGTGGATCGCCAAGACATACTGGCGAACCCAAACCCCAAAGAAGGCTACCGATGCTTGTATGTCGCCACAACGCGAGCGTCTAACTCATTGAAAATCCTATGAAACTCAAATCAACCAAAACCTTAACCATCGATCAATTGCGCGCTCAAGGTGCTAACGCTCCTATCTGGGCTTTGAACGGCACCAACGAACTGCTGGGCCAGATGGGTGAACTTCATCTGTCAGTGCCTAAGCAGAACGGCGCACGTACCGACCCCTTGGTTCTGTTCGCAACATGGCTGCCGGCCAACCTGACCAATCAGATCCCCCGTCAGCAGCTTTTGGACTCTGCCGAGTTTTTGAACGCCGTCAACAATGGCAGCATTGTGCTCATCACGCCTGAGTTTGCACAACAGCTCATGACCGAAGACGGTGCGATTGAAGAGCAAGAGCGTGTTACCTGTATGCGCAATGTGGCCAAGAACGCGTTGGCCGGTCGTCTCCAATCCAAAGACAATGTCTCTGTCGAGGGGTTGCCTTCTTCGGGCGCGCAGGATGAGGACGAAGGCGAAGAGACAGGCGTCTCTGTTGCCTTCCAAGCCTTGGCCGAGTCGATCCGTGACAAGAACGACGTCAGCGCACTGAACGTGTTGCGCAACCGCAGCCTTACCTCCCAAGAGAAAAAGTTCTTGCGTGCCTCCGGAACAGTCACCTCGGAGAGCAAGCCCAAGTGCTGGACTTACCTCCGCACTTCTTCCGCCAACCGTTCGTGACCTTTTCACAATCTTTTCATAACCGTTCGTGATCTTTTCGTAACCAAAACCTTTAATCGAGGACCCACACCAATGACCACCAAAAAAGCTACCACAAAAGCCGCACCTCTGCCTTCGCGCGTCGCTGAGGCAGCCGCAACTACAAACGCAAAGCCAGCCTCCCCTGCTCAGGCCAAGCCAGCACCTACCCCAAAGCCTCCTCCTCGTTTTCCGAACGGTCCAGCAAGCGTAGGCAGCAAGCGTATTCTGCCTTCGCACGTTGCCGAGGCAGCCCAATCGAAGGATGTCATTGCTGCTGTTGTTCCTGCGGAAGGGACTTCAATTGGGGATGCGGTACAGCGTATTGACAACGCTTTCGCCCTTCAAGGGCAGTTGGTCGAGACGCTTACTAGCCGTCTTTGCAACGCAGGTCTTCTCCGCCCTATCGACATCGACCTTGAGGTGACCACACCTAAATCTGACACGGCCTTCGGTCAGGCGCTGGAAGAGCGCGCAGCCTTTGTTCAGCACACCAATCTGCGCCTGAACCTGCTGCTGGACACGCTCGGCGTCTAAAGCACACACCCAGCCCGGAAAAGAAAACTGTAAATTAATTGTGTACCTAGCAGCATGGCGACGGCCTAGCCCCTTCGCCATCCTAGAACAACACCGGGAAAACCTTTTGGTTAAAAGCTCACGCTGCTTTATGCGGAATGCTGCTAGGTACACACCCCAATCCCTTCTTCATCAAAACCTGAAAGCCTTCCTATGTTACACAGCAGTCTCCCACCCTTGGATGTTACCTGCAAAAAGAAGCCAGCCCGAGGCCCCGCCCTCATCGTTCGTCCCTTGCGTTACATTATCGCGCAGAACTCTTTCGTTGAGCGCGACTCCACTGGCACACCTGTGCTGCGACTCGGCGCAACGGCACGTGAGGCAAAACGGTGGGCGGCACAAGGTCGCGGTGACATGGTGCAGCGCATTGCCCGTTCCTTGCCGGCCTAAGGACTAGCAAACTCGACCTGGGCAGGAGTGCCTAGGTCTGTCATTAAAGAAGCGGCGTGGAGCCTTAACCGGCGAAGTCGAAAGACGAGGACACGCTAAGCACGATGCAGAAACATGAGACTTTCGGCGGCATAGGTCAATGCTTGCAAACCTTCCGAAGCGTGCAGGGTAGCCCTTGCGTTCACGTTAGGAACCGCACTTTGAAAGCTGCTAAGGTGCTGATAGGAAAGAGGAGTGGGCTCTGTGGACGCACAACCCACCGCAACTACTGGCAGTGTGTAGCAAGCTGGAATCAAGCCCAGCCTTCTTTAATGACAGACCTTATCGTCGCCAACTCGTTGATCACCGATCAAGCCACTAAGTAGGCACGTCCGGCAACATGACGGACGTAGAGTGCTGCAGCGCTCTTTGGTCACCCTAGATCCTCCTGGGCTAGGTGACGACGAGGTTTATCATGACTTTGTTGGTGGGAAAGAAACCTTCTGCTAACCGCACGCTAGGTATTGAGCGCGTAGCAGTTGCGAGACTGCTTGGCCGCCGGGAAAGACCGGCACCATCACGCATGTGGGTTTGGCAGGTGTTGTCGGTCAGGTGGAATGAAGTCGCGCTCTGGTCGGCCGGCCAACGTGTACGGCCATTAATCCCGACAACCCTGCGCGGGTCGCAACCGCAAACAAGCCTGCAGTCGTGATGGTCACAGTGTTTCAGACGGCACTGCGTCTGCTTGGTGCTGAGCCTATGCGGCCAGAGTTACACCAGCCCCTCGTCATAACAGGGGTCAGACGAATTTAGTCGGTATGGGCACTCCCTGACCATCAACCTTCTTGCTTCTTTTGTTTCCTTTGTTTCCTCACCCATTTTCTTTGAAAGCCCCTATGACCAAAATGATCCGTATTGAGAACGCTGACCTGTCGCGCCACCCTGTGCGCGTCACTGTACAGCACAAAGTTCCGAGTGGCGAGTGGGTTAATAGCACATGCCACTCCCCAGTGCAGCTTGACAGCCCGACTGCGCAGACCTCGCAGTACATTCACAGCGGACAGCGCCTCGTTATTGAGGAGCTCTCGGCGGACGACGCCAGCTAAGTTGTCAAACAGATTGCTGCTTACCTTCTTTCTTTGGAAGAGGGTAAGCAAGCTTGCAAGGTGAACCAGTGCCTTGCTTAGGAACGCTCTTGGCGTGGGGGCGTGAGATTAATCCTGCCGTAAAATCGGCACCACACCTTTTATATGGTAGTAGACTGCTGTAATAGGCAGGCAGATACAAAAGTGAATGACTGCTGGACGCGGGTTCGAATCCCGCCAGGTCCACCATAAGAGCACTAGGCTCTAGTTGTAGCAACAGAGTCGCGCAAGTAGCCATACGAAAAAAGGCGCCAAGTACCCAGTCAGGTACAGCGTTATGGCGTAGTGTTCTTCTGACGGGCCTGTACTGGTTTCGACAGCGGTAGATAATGGATGTTGACTACTCAGGCAAGCGGAGCCTGCGGAGCAATCCGGAAACCAAGCACGAAAAAGAACTGCCAACGATGCGCAATTCCTGCAGGCCGCTAACGCCTGATAAAAGTTAGGGGAGCTCCCTGTCCGACGCGCTGATAATGAAGCAAAGCGGATTGGCCCCTAGGCCCGACCGAGTACTCGTTACTCCTTGATTTCAAAAGAGTCGGGCCACCCCTCCCTAATTCTGCCGCAACCCCACCAACAAAAGGAAACCCACGTCGTTCTAGTTAGCGCCGTGGGTTTCTCCGTTTTCGGGCTAAAAACCGAGTAAAACCCGCCTAAACCCCTAAAAATCGGTGTTTTTCGAGTAAAAACCCCGTAAAAACCCGATTTTCTGCTATTTTTAGGCATTTTGGTAGGTTTTTCGTGTATAATCAAGGTACAGGAATGTAGGAATACCTATGCCTGGAAGTTTTACAACCTCAAAACCCAAACCCTCAACCAAACCTCACACAAGGAGAAACAAATGTCTTTATCTGACAGCGACAAACTGATGCTTGCCCTTCACGCGAATGACCGGCAAGCTGGTAACGTGCGGCACGTAGCACACCAGTGCCTCCAAGATTTGCGCTTGATTCAGCAAGTCAGAACCAAGCCGGTGGATAAATTCAGAAATGAGATCATCGACCAACGTCTTGAGGTGATGATAGCGGCGCTGCAACGCCTCGTTGCTCAGGTTAGCGACGCCGCGGCCTCAACCAGAGACGCATACAGCACACCAGCTGCCCTGGAGCAGCTGAAACTTAAGCACGGCAAAACATATCTTGACCGCGACGGAGATAAGGTAACCGTGCATCTCGTTGCTAACCTACCGGAGTATCCGTTTGTCAACTGTGAGTATCCGTTTGTCAACTGTGCAACTGGCGAAACCTTCACGCCAGAAGGCGCCTGGCAACTAGGCCACCCTAGTAGGCGGGACTTGGTGTCAGAGTGCGACGACCCGCCTGTCACCAATCCTTCGCAAGGAGAAACGAAATGATTGCGTACTTCCTCACCCTTTTGCTGTGGTCACTTCTTTTTATGCTGGCCCTAAGCCACCTGGCGACTTACCTCATTCTTCGGCACTCGCTACTACCTACTTTTGGTAGCAAAGTCGGCGCCTTAGTTTGTGCAATCTGTGGCTTGCTCAGCACAGAAGCTTTCTTTAGTCAAGCTGACTATGAATTGAGTCTTGCCTACGCCTTCGGTGCAAACGGGTTCTTTTTATTGTTAGGAGAAACGAAATGATTTATCGTTGGAAACATCAAAACTGGGTCATGCACGTGCTCGGATTCGTTCAAGGGTTCGGCGAACTCGCCGACAGCATAGTAACCATCTGCTCGCTGGGTTTCTACGGCAGCTCCTTTGAGATGCGCTGCGCCAGGTACCGGGCAAAGCTTTACTTTGATCTGATGAAAGAGACCCGATCTAAGCTGACGCGAGTCAGTCCGCAGGCAGCGCACACAGCAGCTACTGGCGTCACCGCTGCCTCTGCAGATGCTGCCACCCCTCAGCTGAAACTTAAGCACGGCAAAACATACGTTGACCGCAACGGAGATAAGGTAACTGTGCATCTCTTCGCTGGAGACGAACACAGATATCATTATCATTATCCGTTTGTCGACCGCGCAACTGGCGAGACCTTCTCGCCCCGAGGCGCCTGGCAACTAGGCCGCCCTAGTGGACTAGACTTGGTGTCACTGGTCGAAGACCCGCCTGTCACCAATCCTTCGCAAGGAGAAACAAAATGAAACTCGACAGCCTCAAAAGCAAATACACGAAGGCCAAGCTTGCCTACTACACTGCCTCCCCCATTCTGACAGACACTGAGTTCGACGCGCTTGAAGACCAACTTCGCAAGCTCGACCCTAAGTGGCCTGAGCTGACTAAGACTGGCGTCAAGCTAGGCAAGAAGGTTGAGGTCGCGCTGGCAGCCCCTATGCCTTCGCTCAACAAGGTCTACCCAGAAGACTTGCCTAAGTGGCTTGCAAAGAACAAGACCGACACCTACGTGGTGATGGAGAAGCTGGACGGCAGCAGCGTCCAACTCACCTACACCGCCGGAAAGCCCACCAAGCTGGTTACACGTGGCGATGGCAGCAAAGGCAAGGACATTAGCTTCCTCCTTCCCTACCTGCGCTTACCTACCACAAAGGCCGCACCCAAAGGCACTGCGGTATTTCGTTGTGAAGCCGTCATGGAGAAGCGTGTCTTTGAAAAGAAGTGGTCGGACGAGTTTGAGAACAGCCGTAACCTTGTTAACGGGCTTCTCAATCGCCAAGACGCGCACCCTGCACTGAAAGATGTTCACCTCGTTGTGCTTGGCCGATACGGCACTCCGTTGCTTGAAGGCCTGTCTCAGGCCACCTTGGCCGGCCTCCGCACTGTGGAGGCGGTTTCTGTTCATCCACACAAAATCACAGCCTCTCTTCTCGCCAACATGCGTAAGTCGTCACCCTACGACATGGACGGCCTAGTCGTTGCGCCTTCTAACTTTTTGTTGGACTACAAGAACAATGACAAGCCAAAGAACAGTGTTGCGTTCAAGGTTAACGACGAGGTGAACGCCGCGGAAGCCACAGTCAAGCGCATCATTTGGCAAGTGACCGGTCGAGGACGCATTGTTCCCAAGATCGAGATTGAGCCGACTCGAATTGACGGCGTGACGGTGAAGCATGCGGCTGCGCATAACGCAGACTGGATGCTTGAGCGCAAGCTGGGGCCAGGCGCGGTAGTGAAACTACTCCGCAGCGGCGGTGTCATCCCCAAGATTGTCGCAGTGGTCAAGCCTGGCAAGTTTCAGCCCCCGAGCATTCCCTACGCCAAAGACGGTTGCCACTTTGTCGTTGCGCGGGCTAGTGCGGCAACAGACAAACGCATCGACGTGCTGAATGTGGTAAAGTTTATGAAGACGCTGGGCGTCGAATTGATAGCGACAAGCACCGCAGCCAATCTTTGGGACGCAGGCCTTGCAACGCCGACTTCATACATTGTCGCCTTTGGTAACGATACTCTCAAGGAACCTATCCTTAGTGTTTACCCAGGACGTCAAGGTGAAAAGATTTATGACGAGTTGACCCGCGTCCTCGGTAGCACTATCAGCCTTAAAAAGCTTATTGCCGCCTCGCAGGTGTTTGGCGTCGGTATCGGTGAGCGCAAGCTCGAACAGATCGAAGCGTCAGGTCAGGCACTCAAGGGCATTTTTACCGAGAACAAGGCTTTGCCTGACTTTGGTGTGGTGCCGGGTTTCAGCACCAAGACACTCCTAGTCCTCAAGAAGGGCTACCCAGAGTGGGCCAAGTTTTACAAGATTGCCGCTCGTTACCTAACCATTAACGGCAGTCTTCCGAAGCGAAAGGTGAGCACGGGCGGCAAGCTTGCAGGCCTTAAAATCTCATTCACTGGCTACCGAGACAAGGCGCAGGAAGAATGGATTACTGCCAACGGTGGCGAGATTGTGCCCTTTGGCAAAAGTACCACCGTCCTCCTCTACAAAGACGGGGGCAAGGCGAGTAGCAAAATCGACAAGGCTGCCGATAAGGGCGTGCGCGTCTGCGTCTTCCAAGACCTGTGACGACAAGGTTCCTCCCCCGCACGGTGTTCTAGGCTTTCTGCCGTTCTGTCGACTGTTGAGGTCGGCTAGGCCATCTTGGAAAAGCAACTCCTCATCTACCTTAAAGGATTACTTTCATGTTTCAACTAACAGCACCACAACCTCAAAACAAATCGCAGGCTTTCGCCTGTCTTGAACTGACGCGTGCGAGGGCTGATGCGGCACTTGCTCAAGAAGCCTTTACCGCAACACACTCAGCTATTGTTGCCGTTAAAGCTGCCGCGGCTTTCCACCGCAAAACCTACCACACGAAGCACATACCAAAGCCGTTTCAAGAAGCTCTTGACTGTCTTGACCTGCAGCTAACAGGCAACAGGGCTGCCTTAGACAGAGCACAAAGTGAGATACTTTCTATAGTTGATCATGATGTCAGCTACTTGCCTGAAGCACGGTTTGGCGAACTGTGTAAGGAGCAGTCTAATCCGATGGATTAGCCTGCTGGTCCGTGTAATCCAGCTTTTCGTGTACTTGACGACCTCAAGTTGAACTTCCATGTGTTCTGCACTGAATGACTAGACAACCCCAGCAAGGTGGTTGCTACCGGCTTTGTAGTTCACGCTTCAGGACCAGAAGCTGGTGCGAGGCTATTTTGACACTAGGCCTTTATTGTGGACTTGCCCGAGCCTTGTGCTCAGAGACTGGTCTCTCTCAGTCTACACCTGTTTCAGGATAAGGTCATGACATTCACTCAACTGGAGAAGTAACATGCAACTCGAAGATGGCAAAACTTACGTCACTGGTTATGGCGAGAAGGTAACCGTGAGACGAAGACACCTCACCGTTTGGGGCGACCCGCGCTATCCTTTTATTAGCGACTCGGGTGCCACTTACACTGAAAGCGGCGACCGCCTTATCGCAATGCCCTCAAGGATGGACTTGGTTTCACTGTGGGAAGACCCTGCAACAGATAAGCCAACACAAGGAGAAACAAAATGAAACTTGAGCATGGCAAAACCTACCTCAACGGCTACGGGCAGCAGATCCAGGTTTTTCAAATTCATGAACCGGATTCTCCATACCGTTTTACCGACGGTACCTGGACCTACACCGAAGACGGTGCGTGGTGTCAACGCCCTACTCGCTGGGACTTGGTGTCAGAGGCACCAATGCAAGGTCGCACGGACCCGGTTAGTCCACAAACTCAGACTTTGCTTGACCTCAGCGTATGACTGACGAAACCTCGCCTTGGTACAAAGGCGTTTTGCGACACAGCTTCGGCAGTGCGCAGACCGGCCACCCTGTGGCCTACAAGTTTCTTGGTACCACCCGCTACGGCCCAACCTGGGCCCTAAAGTTTAAGGGTGCCAAGGGATTCAATCAGGTCACGCAAGAGTACGCAGGTAAAAACTGCATGGGTCTTTTGTTAGGCAAGGTACTCCTAAATGACGCCTCCCAAAAGCTTGGTGATAGGCGCCTCACGCAGTGGCTTGCCGCGCATAACGCGCTCAAGGCTGACAAAACTACTAAGCCCTCTCGAAAAACACGTAAAAACCCCTAAAAATCGGTGTTTTTTTCGCTTAAAAGGGCTTAAAACACCCGAAAAATGCAGAAATTAGCGTTTTAAGTAGGTTTTTCGTGTATAATTAAGTTACCGGGAGGTAGGAATACCTATGCCTGTAATTGTTATCCCTTCCCTGACCCCTTCCCCGACCCTCAACCAAACCTCACACAAGGAGATTGAAATGTTAAAGACCATGCCTGGCTACGCCTACCACGCAGATGGATTCGAAGTGCGCATCCGCATCAGTCAAAAGCGCATCACTGAGTTCCGCAAGTCATTGCGTGGACGCAACTTTGAAAAGATGCTCGACATTCTCGATCAAGGCCACGGTTGGTGGCAGGTCACTGTTCGTGGTGACGGTACCTGCCCTGTTACGCGTCTCCCTGGTATCTTTAGCCGGGCCCACCTAAATTGGTTAGCTGAGCTTAATCAGCAAACGCTTACCGCGGTTAACGAGCAGTCCGCAGCCAACAAGGTTGTGGTGCTCAAGTCGAATGCCTTACGCGAGTTGCGGCTCTTGCCTGCATCGCAGCAAGTGCTGGCACCGAAGAGCCCACCGCAGTTAAGTGAGAACAAGCTTGCCATGTTGCAAGCACGGTTTCGTTAACTTTTCCTGTTCCCTCGTAAATCAATCCAATCCGATCCAACCTAACCTCACACAAGGCCCATCAAGTGATACACCTCACTCCACAAAATTGCCACAAGCAAAACGCCCTCTGCAACATTTTGCGTGAGAAGCTCAAGTTCAATGAGTTTGCGCTCATTGCCGCCGACCTCAGCTTGGACGAGGTAAACGCCCTTTTGGCTTTACCAGAAGTTGACACGCCATGTCGTATACGTCGCGCACGCAATCGCTCAGGCTCTGCCTTTGACCAGCAGTCTGAGCCGGGCTTGGTCGCAGGCTTCATGCGTTCCAGTGACACAAGTATCAAGGTGCTCGTTATCTACACTGAGCGCTACGACGAAGAGGACGCCACAGGCCGACAGTGGGGCTTTGTTGACGTGGTGCAGGTAGGCCACCACCCAGCTTGCAAGACAAAGCCTGCGCCTAAAAGCAAAGCAGCAGCTACGCGCAAAATTTAACCAAACCTCACACAAGGAGATCGAAATGAAAAAGTACACACAGGAAGAATTTGATGCACTGCCGGTAGTTGACGGCGGCAAAACTTGTCCGACCGGCGACTACTCGGCAATTTCAAAATTCCCATATCGTTGCCACTTCGGCGAGCAGTGCCGCTTCGGAATGCAATGCAGCTTCGGAATGCAATGCAGCTTCGGAGAGCGGGCAAGCTTCGGAGAGCGGGCAAGCTTCGGAGAGCGGGCAAGCTTCGGAATGCAATGCCGCTTCGGAGAGCGGGCAAGCTTCAGCAAGGGATGCCGCTTCGGAATGCAATGCAGCTTCGGAGAGTGGACAAGCTTCGGAATGCAATGCAGCTTCGGCGAGAGGGCAAGCTTCGGAATGCAATGCGGCTTCGGAGCGTGGTGCAGTTTTGAGGGCCATGCAGCCAAGCCATGCACCCGCCTCCCCGTAATGAGCATTGGCGGGGCAGGTGCACTCGGACGCACAACGTATTTTTTCAACACCGAAGACGGCATCATTGTCCGATCGGGGTGTTTTAAAGGCACACTGGCAGAATTTCGCGCAAAAGTTTTGGCCGACGTTCGTGGCGACAAAACCAAAATCAAAGCGCTGCAATATCTCGGTTTTGCAAACATCGTCGCCGCGACGTGGTTGCCCGAGCAGGTAGAAGTATGACATTTCTCTGTCAAATCCCAACCAAACCTCACACAAGGAGATTGAAATGAAAAAGTACGAACTCGTAAAAACAGATGCGATCGAGGTAAGAGATAAGACGCTTTATCGCATTCGCGCCCTGCAAAGCTTTGCTACCATAGCGGCCGGTGAGCTCGGTGGCTACATTCAAGGCGAAGCGAACCTTTCGCATGAAGGTAACGCCTGGGTATTTGACGATGCCTTGGTTTACGGCAAAGCACACCTCTCCGGCAACGTCCAAATCTTCGACACGGTTAGGGTTTACGGTAAGGCCGCGCTCTCCGGCAACTTACGTATCTTCGGTGAGGCCGAAGTCTTCGTCTGAACCTGCATGGTTAGCACCATTAAAATAACCCAAATCCCAACCAAACCTCACACAAGGAGTATTCCATGTCTCTCACGCTCAAAGCTGCCACTCGCTTCCTCAAGATGAATTGTGGCCTCCGCAGCTTCACGCAGATTCCCAACGCCCGAGAAGGCAACCTGTGCTTCAAGGCCGAAATCACACCGCTCTTTATTGAGTCGGTTTCTACCTACCAGCTTATCGCGCATGACCCGCATCGTGACCTCGTGGTTTACGTTGACACTGCCTCCGACATTGCAATTCGTATTGCAGCGACGGGCCGCATCGTCTTATGCAGCGCCGCCAAGCACGCACACCGCATGGTCAAGGCGACGGACGCAAGCAAGTTGCGCTTGCTGGCCAAAGCCCTCGCTCCTCGTGAGGCTTCGGTTACCCAGAAGAAGGCCAAAGGCACGGCTGCCACCTATCAAGCCAAGGAGTTCTTTCAGCGAGGTATCGCCGCCTACCGCGCCGCTGCCAAGGCGCGTGGTTACAAGGTGGTCAAGTCGCCCACAGGCCTCCTTGAAGCCTTTGGCGCGGAAGACGGTAAGCTGCGTGGACGTTACGATCACGCAAAAGAGAAGAACGCAGGTTGGTTGAAATGAAAAGAAAGAAAAGCGCAAAAGATTTAAAGCTTGCAGAAGAAGAACGCAGACTTCTCGAAAAGTGGGAAAAGCTGCCCAAGTTTGCTTTTCGCCAGCATCACGAAAAACCGTCAAAAACGCTTGAATATCGCCTCGGCTCTCCGCCTGGGCGTGCGTTGGCGGAGCAGCCTTCTTTGGCTACGCCCGGTGGTTCTACATCTACTGTAAATAATATGAGATACACAGGAAACAATGTACTTGGTGTTTGCGTAATGCACAAATCAAGTCTTGTCCCCGTCTTCTCAGCAGAAGATGCAACCGACATAGCAAGAATGCGCCGATGACTGAAAACAACACCCAAACCCACAATCAAGCTCAACCCCAAGGCAATCGCAAAGTCAAGCAACACTTCAAAACCCCTGACCTTACCGTAGGCGAGCTTCTTCAGTTCGACAGCACAATGGTGCATCAAATTCAAACCGGGCCGAAACTTTCATTCTTTCGGCCCGCGTTGCGAATGAACTCTGACCGACAGCTTGTCCCTAACACTGAACGTGTTGGCCACCTCATCTTTTTGGAAGACTATTTTGATGGAGCTAGCAGTTGTAGCATCACCGAACGCAGCGGGCGCGTCTCAAAAGCAAAAGTTGTTGCTTTACCGATCGCGTAAGGCCAAGCTTGCAGCCTCCAAAGAGGCGTGCGAAGAAGCCTTTAACCATTTTGCAATCACAGCGTTTCCCGAACTCATAAAGGAGATTACCCAATTACGCACACACATTCGTAACATTACCAAGACCGGTGTACCTCGAACAGAGGCGCAGGAAGAAACGAACAGGGTTTCGCTAAAGGGCGAGCAACTAGCCTCTGCCGAAGCCGAACTGCTCGCCAAAGCTTGGCGGCAGGCGCGGTCAAGGCATCACCCTGATCGTGGCGGTTGCCCTTCGCTCTTCAACGAAGCCGTAAAGGCCTACAAAGACGGCAACTTGAAGCTTTTAACCGAGCTTGCTCTCTGGACGTCCTTGCCTGACGATTACTGGTCCACGCAGCTTGGCCTGATTCGGGTCGAAGAACAAAAGCTCGAGGCGTCGCCTATGTGGCGCATCTATCTGCAAATCGTTTCTTGCATGAGACAAGGCTCGCGGCCTAGTGCTGCTGTTTCTAGTCTTGTACAAGAGATTCTCTCTGAGGTTATCCTCAATCTTCAAACGGAGGCTATCAATGCCATTTCCCCACAAAAAACCGGCAGCTAAATCTGCCACCGCCACTGCCGCCCCAGCAGCCAAGAAGCCGCCAGTCGCTGCTCCAGCCAAGCGGGGTTTCCCTGCTCGCAAAACAGGCACTGCTGCTAAGCGTCCTGCCCGCAAGCCCTTGCCTACTTGGAAGGTGCCTGTTGACTTCAAGCCGCACTTTCTCCTCGTGACATTCCGCACAGAGGCAGACGGCCTTATCGGCAGCCGCTTCAAAGCTGTTCGTTACGTTGGCCGCTTTGCGGAAGACGCTGACGACAAGAAGAAGTTTGACATCATGTCCTACGACCCGCAAACGCTTGCCGCGATTCAGGGCCGCATGAGCAGCACAATGTTCAAAGCGTCCAATGACAAAAAGTTTTCGGCAGCGCCGAAAGCGCGAGCAGGCGAAAAGGGCGGCATGCGGTTGCCTGCCAAAACTGTTTTCTCGGCGCTCATCCGCGTTGGCAAAAAGACAGCAGAAGGCACATTGACCGCTCGTATCCCAGCCGTCTTCCAGCACATCAAGAACGAAAAGACTGGCAAAGTCCGCATGACTCCTTTGGAGAAGACGGACCCGGCCTATCGTTTGATTCGTCGCGCTTCGCGCATTCTGCCTGGCGCCTTTGATCAGTGTTTGATGCCGCCGAAACGCACGCGCACTCGCTCATCGGACGCTGACGAAGAGTAACTGTAAATAACCAGAGTAGGCAGGTTTGGTGCTCCTGTCAACTCTTTCCTTTCTGCACCGTTTTCATTTTCAAGGTTTTACTATGCCGAAACAAATCGCCCGTGCCGCCGCCGCAAAACGCAACGTCGTTCGCAAAGCTCCTGCCCGAACCGCCAAAGCTGCTCCCACCCGCGCCGCCAAGGCCAAGCCCGCTGCCAAGGCAGTTCGTCAAAAGACTGTTGTGTCCGCAGGCATTCAAGTGGCCCTCCAGACCATCTTGACCGTCACCGCAAACAAGTTGGTCAACAAGGGCAACTACTACCTGGCCGACGGTCAGGTGATTCTGAAAAGCAGCATCCAGTACCAAGTGGGCAACACCATTGGCTATCACGCCACTGTCATCTTGGGTACCACAGAAAACATTGACACCAAAGACGGCGTCATTGTCTTCAAGACTGAAGACGGCACCCCCGTCATTGTGCGTGAAGCCGCCGCCTTGGTGACTGTCCACGGTGCCGCCGCTCCTGCTGAGGCGCCGGAGGAAGATGACGAGGACGACGAAGAAGCTGATGCCGACATGGAAGACGAAGACGACGAGGACGAAGCGCCCGCCAAGTCCAAGTCCAAGGCCAAAGCCAAGAAGAAACCAGTCGTTGCCGACGATGAGGACGATGAGGACGAAGACGAAGACGAAGACGATGAAGAAGAGGGTGACGACGAGTTCGGCGACGACGACGAGGACGAAGCGCCCGTCAAGTCGAAGGCCAAGGCCAAGAAGAAGCCAGTCGTGACAGATGACGACGAGGACGAAGACGACGAGGACGAGGACGACGAGTTCGGCGACGACGAGGAAGAGGACGAAGAGCCTGCTCCCAAAAAGAAGAAGCCGGTCGCCAAGAAAGGCAAGAAGCCTGCCGCGGACGACGAGGACGATGAAGACGACGAAGGTGAGGACGAGGACGAGGACGACGAGTTCGACTTCAACTGATCGATTGACGTAGAAAGATGGGGCAAGCTTGCCCCATCTTCTGTTTAGGAGTCTCGATCATGAGTCAAATTGACTATCTTGGGCTTTACAGCGAAAAGTGTTTACGTTGCGCTCACCTTGTCGAAGGCGCAACAAAAAAGTACAAGCAGTGCTTCACTGACCGAAACCCGGAATGCCCGGCCTCGGAAGTTCGCATTGTCTTTACTGGGCTTGCTCAGAGGTGTGCCAAAGAAGTTCGGGCCGCCCGAGCCAAAGGTGACCTCGCACGAGAAGCAAGAGTGTTAGCCTACGCTGCCTCTCGGGGCAAAATCTTTGAACAGAAATTCTTGGAGTCTTTGAAATGAGCCACTCTGCTCTCACCGTGTTGCATTTTGTTCGCCAGCAAGGCTGGCTGATTCCAGAGGATTTTGAAACATTTTCTCAGTTGCGCGAGTTAGGCATAACAGCCTTTCGCCTTCATGAACGGCATGTGCCCCTTCTCAAGATCGCCATCGGCAAACGCAAAATCCGAGGCAAAATCAAAAACTTTTCTCTCTTAGAGAATGACTTTCACGAAAGGTTGGGCACCGCATGGACCGCACGCTTTGGCAAGGCCACTTTGGAGCGAAACAGTATCGTCCTTAACTGCAAGGCTAGCGCAGCCGCCCGCAACGCAATCGACAAGGTTGAGACTGGCGTGCGCAACTTTTGCGCCCGTTGGGGCCTTTCGGTTACGACCGAGTTCAGCGAGGCGGGTTCGCGTTACCGCTATGTTGCCAAATACAAATACTCGCCTGATCTGAATCCTGTTCTCCCTTATCCGACTGATGGGGCAGACAGCGTGATTTGCTTTGACCTCGGCTTCACTCGAATCGAAATCACCTTTGACGCACAGCGCCTTGTCCCTGCCTTCTCTCGCGGTGGCTTCAATGCTCGCCCCGACATTGGGCCAGCAGGAACACCTGACCACCGACTGCGGGTGTTAGTTAAATCCGCAGACAACTGGATTCCGGTTCACACTGGTTCCTTTGTTGATTCGACGGTGGGTGACATTAAGACGCTAATGCGTCTAACCTCAGAACTTGCTAACAGAGCAAAACAGCATGACGACTAAATACGACTCATCGTCTATTCAGACACTGGCCTTCCCGGAGACAATTCGGCGAAACACCGCAATGTATGTGGGCGGCACAGACAGCTACGGCCTGTTCGTCATTCTTCGAGAGCTTCTCGACAATGCGGCAGACGAGTATTTGGCCGGACGCAATGAATACCTTGGCGTCTTTGTGCAGGACGGTGCCTACTGGGTGCAGGACGGCGGCGCAGGTGTGCCGCAAGGCGTCAAGTCTGTGGAAGTCACGGTTAACGGTAAGGCCGTGGTGTCGAAGATGGACACTATGCAGGCTGTCTTTGGTGTCCTCCACACCTCAGGTAAGTTTCAGTCGGAGGCTTACAAGGTATCCATCGGTTCTCACGGCGTTGGCGTGAAAGGGACTAACGCGACTTCACTCTACTTCAAAGTGTGGACTTGCTACAAGGGTAGCTGGTTCTCTGTTGCCTTTGAGAAGGGCAAACTCACCGAAAAGGTTGCGCCGGCAAAGGCCCCCAAGAGCCCCCTCACTGGCAAGACAATGACAAAGGGTACGCTGGTCACTTTCAAACCAGACCCTTCCATCTTTAGCGCCAAGTCGTTTCCACCTTCAATGCTCACAGAGTGGGCGGAGGTTATGAGCTACCTGTCGCCTGGTTTCAAGATTCAACTCAAGTCCTCAAAAGGCGAAAAGGTTTTTCTAAGCCAGAAGGGTCCCAAGGACTACACTGACGCGCGACTAAAGGCGTTAAAGGCCGAGTCGGAGCCCACTGTCTTTGAATTTTCAAACGAGCTGGCTGTCGTGGCCTTGGCGTTCTCCAACGCAGACGGTTGCGAAGTCCGCGGTTTCACAAACGGCCTAAACAACAGCCAGGGCGGAAAGCATGTGGACAGCGTTGTGGCTGGCATGTTCAAGGCATTAAAGCCCTATGCGGGCGCTCGACAGAGCTTCACGGTACATGACTTTAAGGACGGACTCGTTGGTCTTGTTAACGCCAAGTTGCACAAGGCGCAGTTCAGCAGCCAGGACAAAGCAAAGCTGTCAGATGATCGCATGGGCGCAGACTTCGAGGCTTCTGTACTCGCCGCCGCCGAAAAGTTTTTCAAGGCCAATAAGGCAATGGCTGGCCGTCTTTGCGAACGTGCTTCCAAGATCGCAGACCTGAAAAACAAATTCAAGAACAATAAAAAGGTCGCAATGGCGTTGGGCAAGCTCAAGCGCAGCGGGTTGCCTCCTAACTATGCTCCTGCCCACAGGACCGTGCCTGCAAAAGATCGAGAACTGATTCTGGTAGAAGGCGCGTCCGCAGCAGGCCCTATTCGCGAGGTTCGCGGTAAGCACCAAGCTCTTCTGCCTCTGCGCGGCAAGATACTGAATGTGGCGAAGACGAAGGCCGAGCGTGCTTTGCAGAGCCAGGACATTTTGAACATTTTGGCTGCCATGGGCTTTGACCCCAAAGCCGAAGACCCTTTGAGCAAGCTTCAAGTCGGTCGCGTCATTTGCTTGGCTGACCCAGACCCTGACGGCCATCACATTAATTGCCTGCTGCTGACCTTGTTCACCAAGTATCTGCCTGGCATGTTTGATCGTGGCATGGTCTACGTTGCAGACACGCCCGAGTTTTACGCCCTTCACAAAGGCAAGGTATTCACCGGCGACCGCTTGTCCATTGTGCATAAAAAGCTCAAGGACGCCGGTGTGAAGGCAGACATTCATCACGTTAAGGGTTGGGGCGAAGTTGATTCGCAAGTGGTCAAGCTGTGGGCGGTTGACTCGGTCACGCGGCGTCTGATTAAGATCAACCCGCTTGCTACCTCAGACACCGAGCAGTTCGGTAAACTGATGGGTGCATCAATGGAGGTAGAAAATGAAGCCTAAAGCAAAAATGCCAAACCGAAAAGGTACGTTAGACGTTGCTGGCAGTCTTGTGATTCCAAAATCGTTGGGAGACTTTGGTACACGCTCTATGGGCATTTATGCCGACGAGGTTAACCTTGCTCGGGCAGTCCCTGATCTGATCGACGGTTTGAAGCCTGTTCAGCGCCGCATCCTTTGGGCAGCGTCGAACCTTGGAAAAGACTTTGTCAAAACTGCTCGATTGGTGGGTGACGTAATTGGGAGGTACCACCCACACGGCGATGCCAGTACTTCGAGCGCAATCGTTACGTTGGTGCAGGCGGCCACTCCGCCGATTTCAGGAAAAGGGGGCTGGGGTAATTTAATTGATCCTGCCTCGGCGATGCGGTACACCAACTGTACGTTGTCCAATTACGGCTGGACGTTTTTCAGCCCCGACTACATTAACAGGCAGGTCACCTCGTTTGTTCCTAACTACGACGACACTGCGATGGAGCCAGTCAGCTTACCTAGCATGTTACCGAACGTGCTTATCAATGGCGGTGAAGGCATCGGCGTCGGCACCACAACCTGCCTGCCTTCGTTTACGCCTGAATCGCTCGCCGTCGTCATTAAGCGGCGCCTAGCAGGTGAGGCCCTTGAGCCGCTTGACTATGCAAAGGTGCTCAAATACCAACACCGCTGGGGTGGAAGACTTGTTAACTCGAAGGAGAACAAGCAGGCATGGCTGGCACTATTTAGTGCTCCTGGTTCTTCCGTTCAGTTCGAGTCCAACGTGATCATCAACCGTGATCTCAAATTCATTGAGATTGACGACTGGCCGCAAGGTCTGAACCCGGTCAAGTTCATTGCGCGTGTTAGAGCTTTGCCTGAATGTGCCTCAGCGGTTAACAGTCGCGGTGCAACCTGCTTTCGTATTGAGTGCCGCAAGGATTACAACCTTGCCCAGTTCGACAAGTTTGTTGACAAGGTAAAGAAGATGACAGTGGTACGGCGCGCGTTCCGCCTCAATGTCACGCACCGAGAAAGCAGTGTTGACGACGGCGTTGTGTCCTTCACTACCAAGTACCTGAGCCTGTCTGTGCCAGATTTGCTGACAGCCTGGTTGCGAGAGCGTCTTAAGCTGGAAAAGAGGTCTCTAAACTTTCGTATTGTTCGCCAGCAGGCCGCAATCGACTACAGCAAGCTTTTGATATTCGCCTGCGACAATCTGGATGCGATTTTCAAAGCTCTCCGTCAGCCTGACAGCAAAGCCTTCTTGGTTAAGAGTCTCAAGTTAACGGAAGAGCAGGCAGACCAGATACTTGATCTCAAGGTGCGCCAGTTGTCCCGACTTGATCAGGATGTTATCAAGCAGCGCCTCAAAGATCAACTTGGTGTGCTAAAGCAGCTGCGCGCTTGGTTAGCAAGCCCAAAGGCTAAAGTGGCTGCGGATATTGACCAAGTGATTGCCGCAATCGAACTCGACAAAAAGTTTGCTTTGTCCAAGACACAGAATCTCGTTTCAGCCTAAAAACTGTAAATGAGTTTTGTGTAAAAAGATTTTTCCCGGTGTTTCGGGAAAATACCCCCGCGCATATCGCGCATTTCAACTAAGTGAGAAAACCACATGAAAACAAAAACCGCAACTGCCGCACCTGCGAACTTGGCCAAAGGCGTCGCCGCTCTCGCGCGCGACAACACTCGCCTGACCCGCCTGGTTGCGCGCCTGGAAGCCCAAGTCGCCAAAGCACAAGGCAAAGCACCCGCCAAAGCCGCCAAGGCCGAGAAAGCTGCTCCTGCGAAGGCTGCCACGGTGAAAGCTGCTCCCGCCAAGGCAGCGAAGGCTGTCAAAGCCACCAAGGCCGCTCCCGTCAAAGCCAAAGCTGCCAAGCCCGCTCCCGCCGCCAAGGCGAAGAAGGCCAGCAGCGACTTTGACATCTGATTGCTTTGCAGTCCTAGGGCCAGCCTAACCTGGCTGGCCCTAACCCCATTCCCCAAGAACTGGAAACATCATGTTCGACATTGAAGCAAGCCACCGACGAACTGAGGCCGCGCTAGAGGCAACGAAAAAGACGCGCCAGCTTTACGCCGCCTTGACGACCTATCTCTCGCCTGATCGCTCTCCTAAGCGTATTGTTGCCGGCCTGGTTAAAGCACACGATTGGTTCGCTGAAAGCGGCATAGCACAGGTTCAAGGCCTAGGCGCCGCTTCTCGTGTTCTTCGGAACGAGCTGCAAAGCTTTCTTACCTATGCCGCCAAGTGCGCAGAGTCTAATCAGCCAATCACGGAAGAGTTGATCCCCGACGCAGCAAAGGCGCTAGTCGCCGCCTCGGACGCAGCCTTGATTGACGCCCGAGCTTCTGCCCGACGGGCGACACTTGCCTCCGACGGCTATGCCGCGCACACCGAGGAGCATCAAGCGCTGATGCGAAAAAATGCAAAGTTTGCATCTCGGCTCCCTAACATTGAACAAAAGGGCTTTGGCTTTGCGCGAGTGCCTGTGGTCTTCACTACGAACCAGGGCCTCAACAAGCACGCAGGCATCGGTTGGCTGAACAAAGAGCTGGTCGAGTCCTTAGGGTTCAGCATTGACGTCCTCGACGGTTACGCAGTCCTCAACAATCAGATTGTGCTTGGCGTTGACTCTCGCATCTCCAAGATTCGTGAAGTCGATCTTACCACGGAGCAGGTGCTGCACAAGGACAAGAAGGTCACTGACCGAGTGGTGACTTTCAAGGGCGGTCGTCCTGAGATTGTTGACCGTAAGCGTGCCGCAAAGCCTCGCGACTTTGTGGACGAGTACATTAAGTTGCTCAACAAGAAGACTAACGTGGTTCACACGCTGGTGTCAGAACGCGCACACGGTCACAAGGGCGACAGCTGGTTTTGGATTATGCCTGCTCGCGATCTTCGTCGTCTTGCCCGGGCGTTCCCTGGCGGCGCCGTGCAAACCGCAACCTGGGGCTTTGCCTTCTAATCATGCAAAAGCTCATCGCACTTCCAACGGTAGAGACACGTGAGCTTCTCCAAGAGCTCATGTCTGCTTCACCAATCCCAATCGACTACGACTCAATGTTTATTGAGATTGGTGTTTCGGACGGCCCGATTCCAACTAATCCTTCGGCCGTCTACACGGCAACGACGCTGGGCGGTAACGTGTGGTACGAAACAGCGACAGGCTCCTCGTACCTCATCTTTCCGCTGCAAGCCGAGCAAGCTTTGCTTGACCGACACAATGCCGTCGGTGACAGCTTTGGCCGCCGCCATTACGTGCCCTACCTGGTAGGGTGCCGAGAGCCGGTTATGCGACGTCAGCGTAAAAGCTGGATCAACTCCATTGCGAGCACGCTCGCGCTAAACCCTCGGGTGCTTTCTTTCCACAATGAGTTGGTGGTCGAGGAAACGGGAGTTGTGCCTACTCAGGCCGACTTTTACCAAAACTTTGTTTCAACCTCGTTTCTATGACGCTAGGGCAGTTTGATCTTGTAAAAGATTACTGCTTTGTGTGTGGTCTCCGTTTCCGTGATGTTGTTCCTCCGGGGCCAGCTAACCGCGAGAACCACCACATAGTGCCGCGCAACGCAGGCGGTGAGGCCGGACCACAAGTCAGCCTGTGTGACGGACACCACACGTTGGTGCACAAGCTCGCGCAGGCAATGCACCGAGGCGCAAAAGTAGAAACCTTTCTTGCGGGCCTTGAGCGTGAGCAGCAAGCAAAGTTAGCCTGGCTTGCACAAGTGATTGTAAAGGCAGAGGCTGCCGTTGCCGATGACCCTAACAAGACGTTTGGCAGCAGCATCAAGTTTTCGCCGGACGAGCTAGCAATGCTTAAGGTACTCCAAACTACCTTGGGTAAGACCCGCACTGAGGTAATCAAGATTGCCTTAAAAATTCTTTATCAGCAAACCAAGGAAGGCCGCTATTCAAAGTAAGAATCGCGGCCTTTCTTCTTTTCGGCCCTCATTAAAATGTCAACCAACCCTTCAAGACTACCCATGTTCACTCTCCTTCTCATTGCTGACGATCAGCGTCACTTCCTCACCAAGTCAGAAAACAGGTACACGGTACTCTGCAAGCAGGCGGATCTAGAGCGCCATTGCCGTCAAATGTCTGTGCCTCCAGTGCTTGACAAAAAGACTGCCCGATTCTTTGTCACTGATGAAGAAGGTCGGGTGTTAGCCGAAAGAGCTTTTACGGGAACCGGCAGTAGAACCTGGAAAATTGCCAAGTAAAACGCCTACTCAGAATTTGTGTTACAATAAGGTACGGAACACTCCGTAGGAATTACGCTGCTTTTAAGGACCCAAAAATGTCGAAAACTATACCCGTCTTGCCTGCCGCCACCACTGCCCTAGGCAAAGACGAGCCGCTAACCTGCGGCATGTGTTTGCACTTTAAGTCATCCGCCCATCGTGGTAAAGATGACCTTTGTTCGAAGCTCGGTGTGCGTGCGTTTCAGCCAGCACCTCGCTGCTTCACGCCGGACATTACAAAGGTCATCAAGAGCACGGATAACTTTGTTGCATTGCTCACGTTGCTCGGCGAGTACAGTCTGAGAGACTTGCGTATCCTGCAAGCCTATCTCCGTTCCGGCGTGCCTGACGGCTTTGCCTTAGGCGAGGAGGTTTACCTTAACCTTCGTCAGCGTGAGTACGTCGCAAACTATGTTCGCGGGTTTATTGTTGGCCGCACCTCGTCGGGCGAGATCATTATCGCTGGCGACCCTTCAAACAAGACCAAAGGCAAAATCTTTTTTGCCTACCTAAAAGCCAGCACAAGCATTCTGCGGGCCAAGGAGTGGCGAGTGACTTACAGACAGCTTGTCGAGCGCGGTCGCATTGAGGATCCTAAGGTCGTAGGTGTTCCAGGTATCACGCATGAAGTGAAAGAGGACAATTACGAGGTGCCTACGATTGACAATGCGCCTGTGCCGCCCTCACCCGCGTCCTCTAAAAAGAAGGCAAAGGGCAGCAGCGGCAAGAAAGACTTGGTTGAGATTCTGACCATCTAAGTTTATGACCGCCTCAATCATTAACCTAGTAGGATCAAAAGATCCTCACGTTCTGCACGGCATCTTTGACCACCTGTTCGGCAGCACAACCAAGTTTGAGTTTCGACGGCTATTCCCTGACTTTGCAGAAAGCAAAATCGTCTGGGACAAGGTAAACAGCAATGGTTACCTCATGCAGAACTGCAAACTCTTTGCCTGGGCCGCACACAGAGACAAACGCACACGGCCCTCGCAGTTTAATGTGATGCCGCGCGACGCAGCCTTTCTGCGAACAGTCGATCTACGGAGTGTGCCTAAGCGCTATCGTGCTTACTCACTTGCAGAGTTCGTTGCGCTAGAGTCGCGTATCTTGGTGTCAGGTGAGATGAAGACATACATTGGAAAGTTTGTGAGCCGCAAGCTCATATTCCTCCATAGGTACTACGGTCTGCCTCGCGAGGACATAGAGAACCATCTCGTGTGCAGCGCTCTCTACGCACTGAGAAAGCACTACCCACGGTATGAAGGCGAACTCCACGCGCTAAACATTTGCAAAACAGCTATTCATAACTCTGGTATGGGCCTCATAGAGTTTTGGACGCGTGACAAACGCAATGCTATCAAGCAAGGCCAGGGCGTTAGCATTGCGCTTGATTCTCTACGTAACGTCGGTGTTGCGCCGGAGCATGAAAATGAGTTAAGGACGAATCTGCAGATGCTGGTTCAGCTCAGCGTGGGTTTACCGCCAATCCAACAGCGCTTTCTCTCCGCAGCGGCGGGTCTTCCAGACATGGGGCTGTCACTGTTCCTCGGTGCCGACAATTCAGTGCTTGCAGACTCAACGCCTTACTCAAGGTACCTCGCAAGCCTGAGAAACTATTATCGCATTGAGCTAGCAGAACAGGATCAGTTGCTGTCCTCTCTCAGAAACCGAATGGTTTAACCAAAGGACCGATATGTCTAAGAACGTTTCGTTTGAAATTGTTGACCCGCCAGTTTATGCTCCGTATTCAGCCTCAGATGATATGGTTACTACTCAAAAAGTTCTGTGGAAAGGTGACTGGGCACTCAGTATTGCCGTTGACAAAACAGGTTTCGTCGGCAGAAACGGCTGTGGCTTCTACGTCTACAGTCACTGGCCTTTGCTCGGCAAGAGTGTCGTAGGAACCTGTAAATCCTTGGAAGAAGCGCATTCACTCGCAAAGAGGCGCCTCTCTGAGTTTGAGTGTTTCCTGCGGCGTATTTGGTTTTTACCACGCACCGAATTGACGAAGCCATCAGCTGAGGGCTAACATGAGCAAACCAACAAAGAAACAACTTGAAGCCTGGTTGGCCGAGGCTTCGATCTCTGACGAAGATTTTAGTCTCCGAAAACTTGCTGACAAGATTGGCGAACACGCGTTCAACGCTGGCCTTGCCGCAGCCGCGTCTTACCTGACTGGCACCGCGCAGGATTTTGAGGAGATGCGTGCCCGGCTGATTAACAGCCGCAGTCGCCCTACCGAGAACGAACGTAAAGAGGCCCAGGCATGCGAAGACAAAGCGAAATTATTGCGCGGCCAAGCAGGACACATAGCTGGTTTGAAACAGCGCTAGAGCGCTGGCAGGCAGCAAACGACTTACACAGTCTAGGCGGCCATTGCATTAGACTGTTGGCCGAGGCAGTTAAGCATCAAGGTATCAACCGAGCCTCCGTTTCTCCTGCCGCCGAGAAACTATATAGTCAAGGCTTCATCTTCGTAGACACCAGTGATCTTTGGTCTACTGAGGTGACCATCAAACCTAGCCTGTGGGGTGAAGAGGCACTTGAGATACTGGACGATTTGCGCATGCCTAAGAAACTGCCAGAGCTAACACCGCTGCAACTCGACATCCTACGCTGTGCCATAAACACGGCCAAGGAGAACAACATTCAAACAGTGACGGTCTTGCGCGCATTACTGCTGCACCGTTGGCCTAAGAAGCCAAAGAGTATCGACGCGGCCCTTGAGCTTTGGGCTAACCATGAAAAGAGTAACCGTGAAAAATCTCGTTACCAAAGATGAGGGTGTAGAATCCCATTGCCAGCATACAACGCCTTGTTCCGACTGCCCTTGGCGCCGCGACTCGTTAAATGGTTGGTTAGGCGGTCACTCGGCCCAGGAGTTTGTTGGCATTGCCAAGTCAGACTTTCCTTATCCCTGCCACACCGTCACCAATCAACAGTGTGCGGGTATGGCAATCTTCCGTCGCAACATAATCAAGATGCCTAGACCGCCTGCACTTATTTTGGAGAAAGACAAAGAGACCGTGTTTGCTAACCAAGATGAGTTTCTTGCGCATCACACCTTTTCCAAAGGACACGACTAATGAAAACCTCCGACATACTGGCAAAAGCCAAAACGCATCTGTGGACAGGTCACTGGGAAATACGCCTTGGGTGCCGTTTTATCTGCCACGCAGTTGACCGCGTGAAAGAGGCACGGTTCTACGATTGTACATACGTTAGGCGATAATTAACACCAGGATTAAACCACACGCTACGGCTAAGGACTGGCTCCGTGCCCAGCTAGGCGAAGACCTTGTCCCTACTGACCTGCAGATGCAAACTTGGCGACACCAGTGGCTTGACCAGCTGATTGAGGAGTTTAAGGCCAAAGGCGACTGACTACGCTTCCTAACCGGGACAAGGAGCAAAATATCGCCAGAAACGCCGTAAAACCCTCAAAAACCACCTAAATTTACCGTTTTTAGGTGGTTTTTGCCCTATTTTGGCTAAAAACGCCGTTTTAAGTAGGTTTTTCGTGTATAATTAAGGTACAGGAATGTAGGAATACCTATGCCTGTAATTTTTACAGCCCCAAGCCTTTTTTAGGAGATTGAAAATGACTCAACACAACCAAACCAACCAGTCCAACCAACCCAACCCAGACAAGCGCTTCTTAGCCACCTTTATGCAGTGTGTTGCCGAGGCCATGGCGCATCCTGTAAACCTTCAAGCTACTGACGCACTTGAGTTACATGATGCAATGCTCTATAGCATTGATCCGGCTAACGCCGCTCCTTTCTTTATGCAACGTGGCTACGACGGCGCAGACATTACCGAGCAGGCATTGACACAATGTGCCTACGCCTTAGGCTTGTCTCCGAGTAAACCCCAACGTACCTTTGCCGATATGCTTGCGCGCATTAAGCAACACCAACAAGGCTTGATCACTGATAGCGAATTGATTATGGCCTTACAGTGTACGCCTCACCAATTGACTGCACTGCTGCAATACTCAAGCCTGCCGCACAAGGCGCAAGGCAAAGTCAGCATTACCGACTGGGATGCCGAAGAAGGCGAAGCGCCCGTCGAGTCCGAGGCCAACATTACCAATGATGACGACGTCGATACCGAACTCGATGCCGGTGGCGAGCGTTACGGCAGAAAGCTCAGAAAGAGCCGCTATGAAAGCAATGACTAAAACATCATTTGTACTGCGCAAGTTCCAACTCCAGCCTAGCTGGCCTTAAAAGGTGCCCCCATGGACAAGTTAACCGAACCCGGTCCTTCCGGGTACGACGATTTTATAGATGATCGTTTGGCTGAGTGCATTGAGTGGATTGAACGTCACCCTGACGGCAAACACTACGTCGCATGTTTTCTGCGATCAACCGCACAAGACCTAGGGAAACGCTTCCCCAACGCAACAGCGTTGCCGCTCTCACAGTTAGCCACAGGATGGTCAACTACTGATGAGAACGCGTACCTGTGCTGCACCTGGACGTTACGGTCTAGCGCCGTCGCAGCCCAGTTAGGCGGCCGACTAAGAGGAGCAAAGGCTCGTGAACACACGCTGATTTTTACGGAAGAAGGAAAGTTTCATGGCTAAAACAGCATTTGTAATGAGCAAGGAAATGGCCGACGTTGAGCGCCTCGGCGCTCTCAAAGAGCAGATTGCCGCGCTTCAGCGTGAGCACGACAAGCTGGAAACACGCCTGCGCAAAAAGTTAGGTCGTCGCATAGGCCTAACTTTTATGCTCAATGTGTTTGACAGCACAAACAAGACCTTCAACTATGCCCGCGCCAAGCGCCTACTTGGGGCTGACACCTACGCTCGCTGCTGGAAAGAAAATGCGTACCGCACCAGCCGTTTAACCAAACTCACTGAGGAGTAAGACATGGAAATCAAATCGCCCTACGACCTAAAGCGTGATGTTGACACTGCGCTCTTCAATGTGCAGATGGTCATCGAAGCAGCGCAGAAAAAGTTTGCGTCTGGCGAATACTGCTTCACCTGGCCGACTGTGCTTGGTTTGCTAAACAAGCTGGACGAGTTTAATCCCGAAAAGACTTTCACCTTGTTCTGGCACGATGGTACAACACAGTTAGTGACCGGTAATACCCTCCACCTGGCGTTGTTCAAAGCAGGGGTTGTGCGACAAGCCTCCTCTGACCATTTCGGTTGGGCGGAAGGTGACGTCCGTTCTTCTTATGAGTGGGACGAAGTATCCCGCAATTGGGAACCTACGGTATGAGAATCAAATACACGACAAGGCAGAACGCGCTCAATCCCGTTGCGCGTTCAGTTGCGCAAGCAAAGCTTGCCCAGTCTTTTCTTTTGCAAAAACTCAAACTCTACAGTTGGGAAGAGGGAGCAGCTTGTGCGGCACCTCTTCGTGAGGTTGCGAACACGCTGGCTGTCCTAGCCTTGGCTGCTCGCCTCGACCCGCTGCAAAAGAACAACCGGCATCTACCTGAGGTCGATTACGGTATCGAGCTCTGCTCAACCATTGCGTCCACAGGTATGTGGCGCCCTGACGCTGCGCCTGCCATTGAGGAGGCGCTCGATGCGGCACTCAATCTTTACAAGCGGGTCAATCCGCGCTTCATTGCCAAAGCGGCCTGACTATGAAAGAGCGCTATCGCCTAGTCTCACTAAACGGTGAGGTCACGCTGCCTGCAATAAAGCAGTGCCTTCGTCAGGGCAAGATGTATCGCCACTATTGGCAAGCCCCGGTCAAGCGTTTCCTCGTGCGCTGCACGATTGATCGCCACGGTAAGCATTACCGAGTTGTAGCAGTAGGCGGACCTGACCCTATGGGTTATGTGTGGCAGCCGGTCGCCCATTTTGATATGGTTTTTATCTCCAAGGAGAAGTAAATGCGAGTTGTTACTCATAGCAATCGTGATTTAGAAAATGCAAGACTGTTCGTTGCGCGGCATTGTTGGGACGTTGAGCGCTTTCGTACTTACCGCGAATACAACACCATTGTCACGCCCACCGACACTGGCTTCGAGTACAGGATTAGCGAAAAACGACCATCAACCAGATGGTTGACCATCTACCTGCACTTTACCTGGGCGGAGTTATCTTGCGCGCGAAAACCAGAAAAGCACGTCGCCTTTCGCGTGCGCGGTCTTTACCGTCGTTTCAAGCTCGCCCGGAGTAAACGCCAAGATGAACATCTTTATACTCGACCTAGATCCCAGACGCGCGGCAGCTTATCACTGCGATAAGCACTGCGTAAAGATGATTGTCGAGTCGGCTCAATTGTTGTGCATTGCGCACCATGCGCTAGGCTCTGCTACACCCAGCATGTACAAGGCCACACACTCGAATCATCCGTCCGCAGTATGGGCACGAACGTCGATAGAAAACTACAGGTGGCTACACCAGCTCACCTTTTGGCTTTGCAAAGAGTACACTCACAGGTACAGCAAAATCCACAAGGTTGAATGGTCCGGTTTGTTGACCGAGCTAGAGAAAGCCCCACCTGTGATGAAGAAAGAACTTACGCCTTTTGCTCAGGCAATGCCGATTGAGTATAGAGGCGAAGACGCCGTTGAGGCATACCGCCTCTTGTACGCGGCAGAGAAACTGCGTTTCAGTAAATGGACTAACCGTCCTATGCCTGCATGGTTGCAAAGTTTTGGTTTCAAGGAGTTTGTATGGAATTCTTAGCCCCACGGTATTCGCCGTATATTGCTCGAATGAAGCAGTTGGTGCTCGCACTGGACGCCTCAAAGAAGTTTCTCATCATTCAAGTTGAGAACGCCGATGATGTTCGCCGCGTGGAAGCCTTCTGTCGCTATCACGGCATCAACGCCTTTGTAAAGTCCTGGGAATATCGATACCGCCCTAGCACTAGAGACGTGGCTATGCTCATACCGCCTTCCCGCAGAGTTGAGCTGTACCCAGAAGCCTACGTGCGCCTGTTTCATCCCAGCACCGACGTCTTTATGTGCTGTGACACCCATACCACACCAATAAGGAGCCACCAATGACCGCCTTAAATGCCGACGAGGCCGCAATGTTTTTGCTCATTGTCCTTTGCCTCATCTCCTCACTGACACTTGTGGGCATTCTTTTCTGGTACTTGTCTAGCAGACGGTTAGCCGTGCTTGCAACCATTATTGGCGGCTATCTGCTGGCCACGTCCTGCCTGTTCTACCTTAGCGCTCACGCACAGTGGCCTAAGCTTGATCCCTCACATCACATTGTGCTCACGACCCCACTGGGTTAAATATTCATGGCGGCTAGTCGCCATTTCTTGTAGGAGTCCACCTAGCCTCTGCTCCTGTTGAAAGGTTCTTCATGTCCAAAGCCAAACGCTCTTCCAAAACCTCGTCCGCCTCCGTCAAGCCTGACTCTGTCCCTTCGTCTGCCGTGGTAAGTGGCGACAGCCCCACGCCCGTCAGCAAAACCAAACGCCCTGCTAAGGCTGCAACTTCAACCAAAACCGCAACCAAGAACGAAAGTGAAACCACGGCGCAGGCTCCATCGAATGAACTTTTGCCCAAAGTGTGGTCTGTCCTCTTTGAGGAACTTCCCTTACTCACGCGTTTCCGCGTCTCGGGAGGCTTCTACATAAAGACTGGGCGTAAAAGCGCGGTCAACACAGAAACATTATACAAGATTAAGGACATGGCGTTAGACAACATTGTCTTTGCCTTTAGCGCAGGTCGGGCGCCTACACTGCCAGTAACGGCAACAAAAGGCTCCTTTGAGGACCTTCCTTTGCTAGCCGAGTTCACTGCCTTCGGGAACCCGTTCTTCTATGTCAAGACGGGGCGGCGCAGCGCAGTCTCCACAATGACGCTCGTCAAGGAGAAAAAGTTTTATCCGACGCTGAATGTTTCCTCCGCGTTTTTTGCTACTCCTGCCGAGCTCGAACCTGTCCCTCCGACAGTTCAGGGTAAAGCAGGACACCCTTCCGAAAAGCCGCCTGCGTGGTTAGGTGCAGACAAACCGGCAGCACAGCGGCAATGGGTTGGGCTGACGCGTGGCGCCGACTGATTATGACATCAAGTTGGCGCGCTTAAATCCTTGGGGGCTGAGTGCCTATCATTGCCTAACCTTGCGACTCTACTGTAAATACGGTTGTACCAAGCGCATTGTGAGCACCACCCCTGAGACTAATAGGCGCACGCTCGAACATCACCTCCACACTGCACGCAAGGTTATGGGCCTCTTTGGCAAAGACATACGGCTCTACCTTTACTGGCATGAATGGGAAACTAAGCAGGAGAACGAAAATGACGATACGAAAAACGAGTGACGGTGCGGCAGTTGTTGACACGTGCCTCTCTTGGCTGCCTGTTGACGCCTACACTCCACCAGACGGCAATCGTGCTGCCTGCATAATCATTGTGAAGGTTACTGTATGAAAACATCTGAACTGACAGGAGCCGCGCTTGACTGGGCAGTGGCGAAGTGTGTGGCTTCCACACAGCCCTCAGGGTGTTGGGCTGATACGGTTGCCCAGGTTAATTACTCCCCATCAACCGATTGGGCACAAGGCGGGCCGATTATTGAGCGGGAAATGCGCGAGTTTGGTTTCGACCTTTGGTCAGGGGCGCATGTACCTGCTGGACAGTTCGCCGCAACATATTGCCGAGGAGCGCCTGACTCTTATATGTACGGCCCCACCCCACTGATCGCCGCCATGCGGTGCTACGTTGAGGCAAAGCTCGGCGATGAAGTCGAGATACCTAAGGAGCTGACATGATCAAATTCCGGATAGCCTTAGGCCCCCACTGCCTGCTTTTATCGACACATCCGAGATTGACCAATGACTAAGAAAATAATCATCGCCTTAGCTCTGGCCTTCGTCATAGGCTTCACCCTTTTGTCGGCCGTAGGTACTGTTCTAAATGACATGCGCCTCAAAGCCGAAACCAAGGGCTTCCAAGCTGGTGTGGTGACAACCCTACGGCTAGTCAACCAAGAGCGGCAAGAGAACTGCAACCAACCTAACTTTTGAGTATGAAGGCCACTTTTCACATTCTTCTGTCCTTGGTACTCTTGGCCATCTTTGTCTTTCTTGCCATATACGGAGCGCCGTTCTATGCACCACACACTTGAGATTTTGCTCTTCTCCTTTGGCCTGGCCTATCTCCTGGCGGACTTTATAGTCCCTACCCTGAGCGCACAAGCGCAAACACCTAGCCACCGACGCGTTCGCCGTTACCTAGTTCTTCCTGGCTACGTAAGGTCAAGGCAGGACGAGGATTGGCACTACGTCAGCGGATCTGAGCTGATACGTCTCTACCGGGTTAACCCTGCCAATTGTGTATTGGCCACTGCCGACGAGGCTGACTTTCGTCATCGTCTAATGGTCGCGGCGAACGAGGGCAAGTATATTGTTCTCGAACCCCGAGCAGACGGCGACTACCCATCCTTTGTTTCAACTCCCAAGGAAATCCAATGAGCTACGACCTAAGGCGCGACGTTGACACCGCGCTCTTCAATGTGCAGATGGTCATCGAGGCTTCTGCTTCCCGCCATCTGCGAGAAATGGCTAAAAGGTTCTTGACCGTTTACGTGCGCATACCCGAGCACATTCTTCACGACTCAAACTTTTGTTTGATGCAGGCCGGTGGTAAGGTGGAGTACAGGTTTGTTAACGGCAAGTTTCGCTCCTCACTCCTAGAGCTGAACCTTAGGCAGCAACTGTACTTTTTAGACATCTCGTCTCCGTGGTGGGGAGCAAAACGCTTTGCCCTCGATCCTACAACCACAAGTTATTTAGACTTGTCCCAACGTGACGCATGGGCCCTTAATGCCTTGCGCGTAAAGCGGCTAAAGGTCGACTAGGCCTAGGCCACCTACATTGACAATTCACAATTCACAATTCACAACTGACAATCCATAAGGACACAAAAAATGTTAGTAGACCACCCACCGGTTCTCGAACCTACTTTTATTCTTCGTCTTATTGGTCAAGGAAAAGAGGAAAAACGCATCACTACCGGCGTCTATCAAATTTCGCACTTTGGTAGCAGCAACTGGCCCTTTGGTGTCGCCGAAGACTCCGCCTACACTTATGGTGTATGCGACAACTATGAGCAGGTTATCGCACGCTACCCTCACGTCAACGACACCGACAAAAAGTTTGTTATCACGCTCACACCGATTGTCAAGGCAGAGCAAGACTCTAGCGGAGGCTGGCGTTGGCACGAATGGGGACCGTACATTGGTACATTGAGTCCGCAGCACGAATACATTTTCGACGAAGACGCCACCATTCAGCAAGTGTACGTTTACCACATATACGAGATTGCCTAAACTCGCAGAGACGGCAATTCAAAAAACGGGCCAGTAGCTCAGTAGGTTAGAGCAAGCGACTCATAATCGCCTGGTCACAGGTTCAAATCCTGTCTGGCCCACCAAAAACCAAAACCAAAACCAAACCCTGCTCGAAATGTCAAAACCTAAAGTTCTTCTTATGCAGCGTACTCAGTAGCAGGACGCGCTGTCAGCGTCTGATGCCCTTTGCGGCATCAGCTCAATACACGGTTTTGTCTTCGGTTACGTTGACAGATCATCTACCGTGACTTTCCACGATGTACCGCTAGGTGATCTTCGGCCGGGTCAGCGTTTAGTAACCGGCATGACTGACTTGCCACAGGCACAACTTCTTCCAGCTTAAGGAACAAAATGAAAACCACACTCGAAAACTCGGCGCTCGACGCCGAAGGTGAAAACAAGGCGGTGCGATCTTTTCTCATGCTTTACGGGCAGCCTGGCCTTACCGTTGGCCAGATGAAAAATCATCTTTCTACGTGCGGCTTCACGTCGTGGCCAGGGTGGGTTGAGAATGGGCCTGCCGGGGCGCACCTGACCAAAGCGGGGGCGCAGCTTTGGCTTCGTCACCTGTTTTCTCTGGAGGCCGCACCTGTTACACCTCCTGCTGTGCAACCGACTCCCATACCCGAAGGCTGGGTGCTAATGCCTTTGGAGTTAACTGAGGAAGAGGCCCTGTTGGCCCAAGGCGAACTGGTAGACATGAGCTGGTGCGCCGTTACCTGCTTTGTCGCGCGGTACAAAGCTGCTATTAGGCGAACTCGGCCTCGACGTGAGGCACTTGGAAGCTTTTCCAAAGTTGAGCAGCGGGAGCCTCAACCTCTTACTGCCGAACAGTGTGACCTGCTCATCGACGGCCACGGTGAAGAAGGTGATGAAGATTACCTAGCCCCAATTGGGGACGGAGGTATAACGCAAGAAGACCTCGTGCTGCTGATACGTCGAGTTGAAGCTGTTCATCTAGGCAAGCGGCACGTACAAGGTTCCGATACTTTGCAATCTTCGACGGTACCCGCGCAGCGGTACACAGTTAAGCGCAACGAGTGTAACTGCCATCCTGAGACATGCAACTGCATGGATTGGGCGATCTACGAAGGCGAAACAAAGCAAACCACGTTCTTTGCTGAGAGCCGGGCAAGAGCAATTGCCGATGCAATGAATAAAATCCTTCACGAGGAGAACGAAGCATGCCGCCAAACACAATGAAATTTGTACAGCCGGCTCCTGCACAGGAGCCTGTGGCGTGGTTTGACTCAGCCGGGGATATCCGAGGGCGCGTTAGCGACGAGCAGCTAGACGCCTTGTGCAGAACAGCCATCAGTAGTCTTAGCAAGCGCAATGGTTGGTGTGACGCTACTCCATCCCTTTCTGACTATCAGCGTTTGCAAGCACTTGTTACAAGTCAAGGAATCCGCTTGATGGATTATGAGTCCGGCACCCCACCCGCCGCACCTGCACAGGCGCTGGCTGCACAGGAGCCGGCGGTGATCAACGAGGCCGCCATCCAAAAATGGCAAGGCGACAACGATATTGTGATGAGCATAAAGGCTTACAAACAGCTTGTAAATATGGTCTCGTGCCAACCCTCACCCCCGCCAGCACCTGCCTCCTGCACAACCTACGCCGAACGCTTCGCACACGCCGTAGCCATCCTGTGCGGGGCCCAGCCTCCTGCTGATATGGTTACCGAGTGGATCAATAACATTGAGGTCAACGGCGAGCACCGACTGCAAAGTTGGGTTTTAGGCCAGTCAGCAACACCAGCGTGGGCGCAAGGCATCGTGGTGCTCGACGCTGCCCACGTTTTGGCGAACGATCCTGCCGAAGGCGCGGATCATGATTCTCAGGCGTGACCGACAAACAACCGGAGGCATTGAAACTGGCACTGGAGGCATTATGAGAAAAGCATTTTCACTTTTTGATCTTTGTATTGCTGTCGGCATTACTGGGGCTGTTTTATCTGCGCTTGGACTGGCGGGCATAGCGAGCGTGCGAGACTCTGCTCGCGAACAGGGCTACCAGCAAGGCAAGATTGATGGCTTCTTTGAAGCTCAATCGACTGATCTTGTTGCCGACAGGTGCATAGCGTTTTGGTTTGGCAGCGAGCGCGAGGGCGCGAAAACGATGCAGCGTTACTGCAAGATTCAAGGAGAGACGAAATGAACGACACCCCAGAAGCAAAGCCAAAAAACTTCACCGGCACTTGGAACGCTGGGCAGCGGCCCGCTCCTGTGCAGGAGCCTGTGAAACTTGACGTTCTGGCGGCGTTTGATGCTTACGCTAGACAACTTACCTACAAGAACCACAAAGCGGAGCCAAAACATTTCCCTAATAGCTATCCATGGTTTGAGGCAGGCTACAAAGCTGCATCAAACACCCCACCCGCAGCACAGCGGCAATGGGTTGGGCTGACGGATGAGGATCGCACGGAAATTAGGCGAGAACATTACGCACGAACACTTCCACTTATGGATGCCGTCGAAGCCAAACTCAAGGAGAAGAACACATGACCCCCGACATTGCAGACATCCTCGCTGGCGAACTCAAGGTCAGCCGTGGCACGGCCTACGACATGATGCGTGAGGCTTTGAAAGAGGCGTCGCCTGTGCAGGAGCCCGCTGGTCGGGTCGTTTCCTCAAGCTGTAGCGGCTACGCGGTAATCAAATGGTCAAAACAAACCAGCCCCAAAGGCGGGGGCGCTCCAAGAAATGCGTGGTCTTGGCCCATTAGGGGGGATGCTGTGTATCTCACGCCCACACCACAACCAGCTCCTGCACAGGAGTCTGTAGCGTGGCGATTTACTGGCATTGCCGGGTTTAAGCGTTTTGTGACAGATGCTCAACACAAAGCCTTTTCGCCCGAAGCGCAGGCTTTTTATGAGCCGTTTAAGTGTGCAAGCTGCATCACAACAGCTAGGCGTCTCAATCGTCCCCAGCTGACGCCGCAAAAGCGTGAAGACGGCATGCCTGCTTCTAGTGAAGAGCGCTATCTTCGCCGTCTGCTGGCAGCACGCGCGGGCATGCCTCACACCTACTTTGATGACGGCGAGGCGCAAGGCCAACAGCTTGGCGTCTCAATTGACTTCATGCGAGAGACTGCCGCCAGCATTGACGCAAAGCTTCAAGCCCTGAACCATGCAAAATTGGTAGAGGCCAAGGCATCGACCTCAACTACTTCAGTTTCTGGGTACGACGGTGGGCCCGAACATGAAGACGGCCCAGACGAAGAAGGATTTAGCGGCCCTCGGCCTCGGAATAGTTTTACGAAGGAACAACCATGAAGCACACACCCGGCCCACTTTCTGTCACAGTCAATGATGAGTGGCCCTTTGCGATAGTAACAAGAAACGCAGCTGGCGAAATTGTCTTTTCGCGAACTATGCCCTGTTACTCAACAGACCAACGAAACGCACGGCAAGCGCTTGCCGGCATCTTTATGGATAGCAAAGACGAGGCTGTTGCTCATAACGGTCGAGCTTTGGCTGACGAAGTGCTCCGAGCAGCCGCGCCCATGTTGCTTCTTGCCGCGCAAGACGCGGTGCAGCGTCTTCGATCGCACCTGATGTTGCTTAATTGCGACGATGAGTTTATTGACCGCGAGACACTCGTGTTGCGGACGGCAATCGCCAATGCTTTAGGAGAGCAAAAATGAAGCACACACCTGGGCCTGTCCACGTATGCCCGCACGATATGTTTTTACGTGGCCAGCAACGGAATAGCGGCGAACCCTTCGGGGAATTCGTTGCAGATGTGACAGGCTCGTCAGCCGCTGACGCCCGCCGCCTGGCCGCGTGCTGGAACGCCTGCCAAGGGCTGAGCACAGAGGCGCTGGAGGCCGCACAACCGCCAGCTCAATCCTTCACGCCCTCCACACCTTCCCTGCCTAACCACATTTATGCAGGTGTGCACGTTTGGTGTGGCGGTTACCGTTACACCCGCTCGGTAGGTGAGGCCGAAATGCGACCTGCGCCAATACTGGCTCTGCAGAACGCGGCGGACCGCGCCGTAAGAGAGTTAACTCTCCTTGTTAACACTAGCAAGAAAGCGAAACCCCCCGTTGCTGACGACTGGTTTAACGAGCTTCGCCCCGAAAACTAAAGACAGCTTCAAACCAAAGACTAACGAAGGAAGATAATGAATCCCACACGAAGAGGTTTTTTAAGCATTATGCTAGCAGCAGCTGCCGCGCCAGCTATTGTTAGAAGCGACAGCCTAATGCGTAGCTACATGCCTAGGCCTATTCTGCCTACGCTTTGGGGCGATGGGATGCACGATGACGCGGCTGCTTTGCAGGCACTGTTTGACGGCAAGCCTGTACAGTTTGGCGGTCATGAGTTCCGGGCCTCCCTTAACGGCGAGATAGCTTTACCATCAGGTAACCTTGTGGTAGCCTCCCTTCTAACCCTAGGCTCTGGTACCAGACTGACTGGTAGCAGTCTCGGCACTACGATTCGTAGCTCACATCCTTTTAAGGTGGCACCAGGCACCAGAGCTGACTTGTCTAACCTTACGTTCGAATAAAGACGTGTAAACCGCTCGGCCTCGACGACATGATTACGCAAGCCCACCTGAGGCTGGCGCTTACTCTGTCCGTATGACACGCGTTAGAGCCGACCTCGGAGATCTTAATGCCCGGCAAATTTAACCGAATCAAAAACAAGATCAACTTTGAGAAGAATGTGCCTCGTTGTGAAACGTGTGTTAGCTTCAAAGAGTCCCGAATTATTCTCACTCACAACTCCAAAACAGTTAGGCTGAACCATCACTGTAAACTTCACGGATTCGCCGTCACAAAGACGGCGTGCTGCGACACCTGGAAAAACACAGGCGGTGAAACCGTCGAACCCCTGACCGAAAAGAAAGCGCCAAATGTCCCAACAGCCTGCCGTGACCAGCAATCCCCTTCTTAGCCATAGGGATTACACAACCCCGCTGCATGTTCAGGTACTCATGCAAGGCCGTAGCGTGTGTGCGATTCTGAAAGACAAGAAGCTCTATAGCGGTCGGGAGTATTTCGTTGTCAACGTGCCAAACTTTATGACCACAGCTGTGCCTGCGGCTCACGTGCGCAGGTGCTCTGATCTTGACGGTAGGTGTACGTGTGCGAATGAAGACCCGACTGCAGGACAGCAGCTTGGATTGTTCAACTAACGCAACACCGCACCACGCCCCACCTGGCAAACTGTAAATAAAAACTCGAAAGGTGATGAACACATGAACGAAAGCTTCCACAGCAAGTATCGGCCGCCGACGCTTGACAAAATTATCGGACACAAGCAGGCAGTGACACGCCTCAAAGGCATGATTGAGTCTGGCAACGTGCCTGGCGCTTTTCTTATTACTGGTCCTTCTTCCGCAGGCAAGACCACGCTGGCACGGGCATTCGCAGTCGCCTTAAACGGCGTGCCTATTGAAGAGCAGCAGACGGATTACAAAGAGATCAATGCGGCGGAGACGCGAACCATTGACGACATGCGCGAGCTTATCAAGCTCTCCAAGTTTTCGCCCCGGAAGAACAAGCGAGTGTTTGTCATTGACGAAGCACAGCAGCTGCTCACCAATGCCGCAGCTGCCCAAGCAATTCTCAAACCCATCGAAGACGCCGGCGCAACCAACACCGTGTGGATTCTTTGCAGTATGAGCCCAGAAAAGTTTGGCTCCTCCACTGGCAAGGCCATCTCTAATCGGTGCACGCAGATTGTGCTCGAGCCGCCGTCCGAGTCTGACCTTCTTCGCCAGGCTAAGCGCATTGTCAAGGCAGAGAGCTTAACCTTCCTCAACGAAGAGGCGCTGGAGGCCGTTGTTCAGAGTTGCAACGGCGAGTACAGAACGCTCGCCAATACCTTGCAGGCTTTGCGTGACTATCACGTCGGGTTAGGCTCGCCCAAAACACTGGCTTCAACCGACATTCAGCAAGCGATAAACAGCGCCGCTTCTAACGACGACGCCTTGGTGGTAGACGTGATTGTTGGTGCTTTAAGCCTCAAGTACGCGGCTGTCCATAAGGCACTAATGAACGTCGCCGATCCCTTTCCCTTTGTTGGCAAGCTTTTAGCGGCGGCGGAGTACCAACTAGGTAATGCAGTCATGGAAGGTGCTCGGCATCCTAAGCTCTGGGGCACGCCCATTAACAAGGCAGTGACGGCAAAGCTGAAAGGCCTAAAGATTACCCTGAGAAGCTTTGCCGAATTGCAGGACACTTTGGTCCGCGCAAAAGCCGAAGCTGCGAGCTTTGCCGTTCCTGAAACCACCCTCTTGTCCTCTCACCTCTATCGGTTCATCCGCACAGTTGCAGCAACCTCCAATCCCACCAAAACCTGAAAGTTCCCCCATGACTGAAAAACTTGCATTTTGTGTCTCCTCCAACTCTCCTTTGCATCAGCAGCTTCTGCGACATCCTGTGCGTCCGTCTGCGCCTCCCTACCGTAATGAGGTTTTGTCTGACATTGCCCTCGAAGCCGTTTTGCGCAGCGTTTGTTTTCTTGATCGCAGTTTCTGTGAGACTGAGCCTTACTTTAAGCAGATCATTCCCTACGTTATGGTCACACGCACTCACGAAGGTGTGAAGCAAGTTTTGACCTACGTGCGAGGTGATGCCTCCGGTGAGGCGCGATTAAAAGCTGCGCTTTCTATCGGCTTTGGCGGTCACATGGACGATACAAGCGAGTGGGTGGCCGTTGGCGGCCAAATGGATCAATTTTTACGCTATGTGCTCAGTGAGGCTCGCCGCGAGCTTGTTGAGGAGCTTGGCGATTCTGCCACCGGCCACTTAAACTTTTTCTATCATGGAGCGCTCGCCGACGACTCGACTGCTACTGTTCACGCGGTTCATCTTGGTCTCCTTTTTGAGACCACGCTGCCTGACCTCAAGCTCGAATCGGCAGAGCCCGACACCATTACCCAGGTTGCCTGGCTCGACGTGGAGAAACTACGCACGGCAAACGCTGATACGTCAAACAATGATACCTTTGCACGACTTGAGCTGTGGTCGCGCCGCGCCTTGGCCACACTCTAAAGCACAACGGCAAAAGAAAACTGTAAATATACTGTGTGACAAGAGTTCACACTCACCCTTTCCCCCCTGCACTTTTCACAAGTCAATCCCAAACCCCAACCAACCTATCCACACCAGAGAGCACGAAATGAAAAACCAACTCGTTGAATCCGGCCAAGTTTATCAACTCGCCAAGAAAGAAGATCTGATCTGTTGCGTCATCGCAGTCAGCAACCAAAACCTGTCTCCCAAGATTGCCGAGATTTACCCGGAGATGGTCACGTATGTGAACCACAAGGGTGACATTCGCTCAATGCCTCTGGTCGAGTTTCAGTCCCGCTGGGAGCCTACTGGTGAAACCGTTGAGCGCCTTGAGTACCTTGACCAAGCCGCCGCTGACCACATGGCCAGCTTCATTGCCGGTGACGACAGTGCGGCCGATACCGCCAACGATGACGCGGACGACGCTGACGGTGATGTTGAAGACGTCGATGCGGTTGATGCCACAAACATCCCTGCCTTCAATGCCGGTTTCTCTTCCGACGAGACCGGTGAGGAAACTGACGAGGAGACCATGCTCAATGTTGGCCCGCACAGCCTCAAGAGCGCATTGGAAACCAACTTCCTCTCCTACGCCGAGAGCCCCGAGCAAGGCATGTTGGTTCACAAACTTGAGTTTTTGCTGCAGGACGGTCTGACGTTTGACGCAATTTCTTTGGCCTTCACACCTGACAGCCCCGAGTGCATCGACGTGTTCTCTGTTGGCGACATTCGAGTTGACTGGGAAGTGTTCAGCGGTGTTTACCCAACCGTCCAACCTGGCCTCGGCAAGATTGCAACCGTGTTCCTCAAGACATCGGATGCGGCTTTGGGCATTAACAATGCCGAGCACGAGGCGCCAGCTGCCGAGGTTGCCTCACGCCTTGCGTCGACCGCAACAGCTCCCGCACCGGCACAAACGCTGACCACCGTACCTACTGACGCCGGCCACTCCATGCCTGGCAACGGCGCGGCTGTGGAGACAACCGGTGGGGCTGCCCCTACCTTCACGGTGAACTAAAAACTTACCAAACAGAAAGCCCGGAGGAGACGTCTCCTCCGGGCTTTCTTGCTTACAAGGCGCAAAATGAACAATCACTACGTAGTTGCTCGAATCCCTACCGAGACCGGCCCGAAGCTTACCTTTGGTAAGGTTGTTGCAAACGCAGCATCAACCTTCGATATTCGCGTCGAGCGCAACTGCCACATCAAGGCTACAACCGAAACAGTTGCCCGCTCCAACTTGGTGTTGGACTTGGGCCCAACACCTATGCCCGGTAAGGTTTACGGGTTCGACACCACATCCTTGTTCTATCGTGGCATGGACCACTATTACTTTGGCCCCATCCAATGGATGTACAAGCCAAAGAAGGCGGTAGGTGAAGCGCTGGTGAAGGCGTTAGACCGAGCAGCGACTATCCTCACCAAGCGCGGCTTCAAAGACGCTCCTGGCAACACTCTCTGGGAAGTACACCCAAAGGAGGCGGCAGGTAAGTGGGCAGGCTGGTACAAGATGAGCAAGAACCCGGAGCGCGCACCCGACTTGCTGGCAATCAAGCCCGAGAGTCTTCTCGCACAAGACAGTCTGCTCTACGTCATATTGCACGAGTACGCCCACCTGATTCACCTTCGTGGAGCAACCGGGGTCAAACTCAACGCTCGTTGGATTCGCCTGTTCAACACATCAATCAGGCAGACCACCATTACCAAAGAAAAGTCGGCCGCCTTGTACGAACGCCTAATCGGCGGTCAGGAAAAGCCGTCCGAACTTAAGGGGCAGCTTGAGGAAGATGACAAGCTCGCCTACACTTGGATTCTGCGCGTTATCAAGGCCGATCATTCCATTAGCGTGTCAGAGCTTGACTGCCTGTTTGAGGCCGAAGAATTTGACGAGCTGAAAAGCATTTGGCCTAAACGCACACTCAACAAGCGGGAGCTAGCCCCCATCGTCAGCGAGTACGCCACCACCAATGTGAAAGAGCTTATTGCCGAGTCGATTGCCTTTCATCTTATGGGCAAAAAGCTGCCGCAGGGCATTGCCAACTTGGTTGAGAAAACGCTTTCTGTTGCAAAGGATCAGCTATGAAACTTGACGCCTTGGTTAGGTCCTCGTTGCCTAACCGCAAACTTAACGCCAGTTTGGTCAAGGTTGTTGGGTATAAGACAGGGCGAGACAAACAAGGCTTAGCCGTCGCAATGTCAAAGACCTACACGGTCAGCGAGTTCAATCTCATGCGCCGAGTTGTCCCTGCGAAAGACCGAAACAAGTACGTTAGCGCAATTCGTTTCCTTGACAAACGTCTTAACGTCCATGTTGCGTGCTCCTGCCCTGACTTCATGTTCCGTTGGGAAGTCGCGTTAGCCAAGGTGGGCGCGGCTGTCATTCACTACTCAAACGGCCAGCCTCCGACAGAGACCAACAGCGACAATCGACCCGGCCTATGCAAGCACCTGCTCGCCTTGCGGGCTATCGTGAAGAAGAAGCATGGTATATGAGCTACGAGCACAGTGAGGTTTTTGCTTCCTTAAAGGTGGTCAAGGAGGAAGTCAAAGTAAACCTAACCACCGCCCAATGGCTGCAAACCCTTGACTTCTTTATTGAGTCCGCCCTTGACCCTATTGTTACGGCCTGGCCGGCCTTCCTCGATAGCTTCTTTGCAAAAGTCGTCGCATGGCAAGTCACCCGACCCTCAATAAAGTTCTCTCGCATAGAGAAGGCTGACCTTGCTGTTCACTTCTTTAACGCCGTCACTACCGACGGCCGGACCAAGCGTTTGCATCAGAAGAAGATGCTGCTTAACCGCGGCGTCCTACTTGGCTGCGTACGCCTCTTCCTACAAACTGTAAATGACTACAAACAGGTAGTGTCCTGCTCGACTAAGCTTAGCCGTGTTGACAGGGACGCCTACGTGTATCAGTTTCACGAGAGAACAGGATGCAGCCAGCACCTATACTCCGCGATACGACAGTCAGAGTTTTACGAGGAGAAGGCCACCCACTTCAAATCACTCATTGTGCAAAAGTACATTCGACTCGCCCTCACCAACGCGCAACGAGCGTACAAGATGGTCGAGTTTCGAGAAAGGCTGGACGACATTATTCAGATATACCTTGGCTACATGAGCAGGGCAATCGACAGATGTGACACGCGGCAAGGTGTTCTGACCACCTTCATTCAGTCCTGGTTCCACAGTGCGCGGTGCGAGGTTATTCGCAAAGTAGGTGAGACAATGAACTCATCCTACGACGAGCTAAGCGACGCCCACAACCCTAACGCAGGTCACACGGATCCTGATGCTACCGCAGAGACAATGCAGCATGTGGCCTACACGGCTAAGCTTTGCGACCCGCACGGTGTAGTCCGTCACCGTCTAGGTATACCTGAGTTTTACAGCAAGAAAGAGATTGCTCAGTTGCAACTCTTTGTTAAGCACTAGCAGTTCTCATTTCCAATTCAACATTCCCAGTCAACCCCACCCAACCCAACCCCAACCAAGAGAGCAAAAACTATCATGATGGATTTAGATGATGTGAAAGCAGGCGGCCGTGGCGGCAACAAGCACGCCGAAGTTGCCGACATGTGCCAAGTCTACAAGTTTCCCGAGAAGAAGTGGGTCACCCTTCGCCTAATGCCTGGCCTGCACAGCTCGGGTGGCTATTGGATCAAGACCAAAAAGCGTGACGGCAAGATGACCAAATTCCCAATGGCGGCACCGTCGTGGGACTCTGCCGCGCAGGTGCTTGACACGACCCGTGTTGACCCTTGGCGCGACTTGATGCAACGCGAGGCAGCAGCCGATGTTGAGAAGACAGCCCGCCTTGTCGAGTTTGGCCAGTCGTACTGGGGCCAAGCCATCATTCGAGCGGAAGTCAAGAACCAGCCTGCGAATCTGCCGCGCCACACCAAAGCCGAAAAAGCCTCAGGCTTCAAGGACAAAGAGTCTGACTCGTGGACACCCGTTCGTGTTATTCGCTTGCCTTCAAGCTTCGCACGAAAGCTCCGCGAACTGAAAGAGCTGAACACGCATACAGGTAGCGCAGGCGGCACAAAGGCCTACTCGATTAACGACGCAAAGTTTGGCCGCGACATTCGCGTGTACTTTGACCCTGACAAGGCACCGGCAGAGCAGTACAACGTGCAGCTTGGCGAGAAGAGCCGCAATCCGCTCACCGAAGAAGAGAATGCCTACTTGAAGTGGGATCTCACATTCCTGGACACTCGCGAATTTGACGACAAAGAAGTTCTTCGCGACTTTAACGAGTGGGCTGCGCGTATGAAAGTGAAGGTCCCCAAAGGTAAGACCGTGGCTGACGACGACGAGGACGACGAAGAGGATGACGAAGCCCCTAAGGCCAAGTCGAAGAAGCCGGCGCCCAAGAAGAAGCCGGTTGTTGACGACGACGAAGACGACGAGGATGACTTCGACGAGGACGAGGACGAAGACGAGCCAGCTCCAGCCAAGTCCAAAAAGAAAAAGCCTGTCGTAGCTGACGATGATGATGAGGACGACTTCGACGAAGACGGAGACGAAGAGCCTGCTCCTAAAAAGAAACCGGCAGCAAAGAAGAAGCCTGTCGTTGCCGACGATGAGGATGAAGAAGACGAAGATGACTTCGAAGAGGATGACGAAGAGGATGACGAGGACGAGGCACCTAAGGCCAAGTCGAAGAAGCCTGCACCCAAGAAAAAGCCTGTCGTGACCGATGACGACGAGGACGAGGACGATGACGAGGACGACTTCGACGAGGACGAGGACGAGGACGAGGACGAAGAGCCTGCTCCTAAAAAGAAGAAGCCAGTCGCAAAGGCTAAGCCTGCCGCAAAAGCCGCAAAAAAGAAGCCAGCAGTGTCTGACGAGGACGACGAGGACTTCTAACGCAGTCGTTACCATATAAGGGGAGGGTGGGCTAGCCCACCCTCCCCTTTCTGTTTCTGTCTCAAACCAACTTTACATCATGGCAAAAAAACCCACACCAGCACCCACAGAAGCGCCGGCTAAAAAGACTAACAAAAAAGCGCCTACCGCAGCTAAGGAAGCCTTGCCTACCTTAGACGTTCAATCCCTTTTCTCTGCCTCCTTAGACGAAATCTCTAAACGTCAGGGCTTTGAGGCGTCAAGTCTTGACGTGGCTCCGCCTATCTCTTCCGGCATGTTGGCCGTAGATATGATTCTCGGCGGCGGCATTCGCCCCTGCATGATGACCGGCGTTGCACAAGAGCAGGCAGGAAAAACTACGCTCGCCTTAACCACGATGGGTTCTGCTATCCGTGCGAATGTGCCAATTATCGCCTTCGCAGACTATGAGGGCTGCTTCACGGCAGACACGCTTCTCGGTTACGGCAAAGGCAAGCACGCACGCCTTGACGAGTTGTTTGACCTGTCCTCTGCCGCCGAATGGAAACCTGGGACTTGGGTAGGTCAGGTTCGGCACGATATTGACACGGTCGAACCCGGACACGCCTACGGTGGAACAGGTGTGCGGCAAGGTGAGCTTTTCTATCGAGGGATTAAACCCACAACAACCGTCACACTTTCTACTGGCCACCAATTGACCGGCTACAGACACCCGATGTTTGTATTCCGCAAAGGTCGTGTGGCTGTGCTTCCTCACGAAGAACTGCAGATTGGCGACCAGGTTTTGGTAGGCCGCCAGTCTCGCGCCCACCCGTTGCGTGTCGCCGGCGCATTGCGCACTTTCGAGCTTCTGCCTCCCCCACGCTCAGGTGAGAACGCTATCCCCTTTACCCCTACTTTCGAGCTTCTTGTCGACTACGACCTGTCCTCAGTAACTTCCGTTCTTCTCACTGGGCTTACTGCACCTGTGTTCGACGTGTCCTTGGCCGGTGTTAGCGGAGACATCCTACCTCACTCTATCATCACCAACGGCATCGTTACCCACAACTCTACGAAGAACTCAAAGCCCTACGTTCACTCAATTCTGAAAGGCATGGGCGTTAACCTCACCATGGACGAGGTCTTTGGCAAGAAGTCTAAGGACGGTAAGTGGGAGATTGCACCTCGTGTTCGCTATCGCGCAGAGTCAATTCTCGAACGCTTCTACGATTGGCTGTCTGAGATTCTTCGCGAACTCCCAGACAAGCTGTATGTAGAGGAGAAGTGGTGGCTGCGATTCGAGGACAACAAGAAGAACAAGGCCAAGGTTGCTGACTTTGTCGACGCGGGTATGACCCGCAAATACGGCAACGGTCTTTGGGTACCTGCCCCTGACGACAAGATACAGGCGCTTATCATTGTTGACAGCTACACGGCTATGCAGCCTGAGGTGAAAGACGAGGAGAGCATCAGCAACCAGCTGTCAGTGAAGGCCTCGGCGTTCTCAAAGCAGCTTGAGCGTGTTAAAGGCCGCATGGCGCAGAAAATGGTCACAGTCTACGGTCTTAACCATCTGCGCGATAATCCGATGGCTATGTACGGACCTAAGGAAACTGAGAAGGGAGGCAAGGCTTTGCAACAGTTCTGTTTTGCAGCCCCCACCCTCCTTATTACCTCGCAGGGAATGCTACGCGCCTCGGAAATGGGAGCACTGTATGCCGAAAACGGGACTAACGAGTAAGACCAAAGCCGGCCGGGCAGCTTTGTCTGCTCTCGCCAATGCGGCCAAGGCTAGCAAGGTTATCAGTCCTGAGGTGCGCGCCGCAAGAAGTGCTGCCCACAGTGAGCAATTGAGAAAGCGCCACGCCAACACCTCGCCGGAGCAAAAGGCAGCAACAGCCGAGAAGCGTAGGCGTTCTCTCCTAGCCTATTGGGCAAGTCGCAAAGGTAAGCCTGACCCTGAACGGTCCGCCAAGATTAGCGCAGCCCAGAAAAAGATACATGCGGGCCTTACTACGAAAGAGAGGGAGGCGCGCAGGAAGGTACTCATTAAGGCAAACCGGCTGTCTAATCTCAAGCCTCACCGTAAGTTGAGTGCCAAAGAGATGGCGGTCGCTAATGAAAAGCGGGCAAAGAGCTGGACCCAAGATGCCAGACAAGCCCAGGCTGCTCGCTCTGTGCAGGTTGCAAACCTACGCTCGCCGGAGGATAAGGCGGTCATAACGTCCAAGCGGCTCGCCTCCTACCTTGGTCGATCCGATGCCGACAAGGCAAAAACGTCGAAAAAGATTCGGCTGGCCTACAGCAGGCTAACGCTTGATGAGAAACAGGCGCTTCTTGCCTGGCGAAATGCAACCAAGCGTGCGCGCGGTACGTTTAACACTTCTCAGGCAGAGGAAGACGCGTATCAGCTACTCTGCGAATACTTTGAGGCCAGTCGCATCCATAGGAACTTTAGGAGCCCTGTGTACCCATACGCCTGCGACTTTGTAGTTAATCTGGCGGCGGAGGGCAGGTCGCATATCAAAGACGCCTTGTTCATTGAGTGCAACTTTCATTGGACGCACGGTGGGGCGCCGTTTGACCCCACTGCTCTGCCGCATCGTCAGGCCTTGCGCCGCTGGCGTACCAAGGCCAAGACCAGCCCGTACTTTGCGACAGGCATAGGTGTTTGGACGGAACGAGATGTTGCAAAACGAGCATTGGCGCGGAAGAACAATCTGTCGTGGTTCGAGTTCTTTAACCTCGACGCGCTTGCCGACTTTCTAAAGCGTGCGCATAAGAGACCGAAGCTTGCCTACACCTACACGGACAACGAGCTTGCAAAGGCCGTTGACCGAGTAGCACATAAGTCGCCAAGATACGTCAATGAGTTTACGTTCAACTTTATGCCGCACTTTTACCGAAAAGAGTTTGCGCTATGGGGTGACACGATAACTCGTTTTCGTCTTTTGGCCAATCGTGAAAAGTATTTGCGAAAGCCTGCAGCTAGTCTCACCGACCAAGAGATATTGGCAGGTTTCCGAAAATCGGGCCTAACTCATCGCGAGCACTTTAGCCACTTTCCAGTCTGCCTAGTCAAGCAGTTTGTTGATTTAGTTGGTCCTCGTAGTGTGTATGATCCATTCCTCGGGTGGGGCCATCGCATGGTAGGCTTTGCGGCATTAAACGTTAAATACACTGGTAACGACCTCTGGGACAAGTCATACAAAGGAGGGCGTCGAATTGCGGCGTGGCTTAGCGCGAACTGGACCGGTGCAAGCTGTAGTGCCTTGCAGGGTGACGCCGCGGTGGTCAAGCCCGACGGTAAGCACGACGCAGTGTTCACTTGTCCTCCTTATCCCTTAGCCGCTGAGGTGTACGAATCGTCTGCAGGTGCCGAGCATCTGCCGCTAAAAGACTATTGGACATGGTGGGCGAAAGTGGTCAAGGCTGGGGCAGCCAAGAACGTGAGGAGCATAGGGCTAGTCGTGCCGTCACGGTGGGAGAAAGAATACGCAGAACCGATACTCGGCAAGGGTTTCGAGTTAGTCCACAGGGAGCTAGTCCTGCCTAACGGCAGAGCAGCAAGCCACCTTAGTGTCAAAAAGAACTTTGAGGTATTTTTAATATGGAGAAAACAATGATTGTTGCAGTAGTAGGTCAGAATGGGCCTGAGGCCGGAGGTAAGTTTGGTTTCATGGGTGAGGCACCTTTGCTGCGTCTTGAGACCGAGTCCGGGCACCTTATCGAAGGCAAGCACGGTCACAGAGTCTGGGCGTGCAAGGCCGCAACTACCGACTTTGCTTGGTACCCGATCGAGGAGCTCCAACAAACGGACTTTGTCCAATATCGACTCGGGGACAACCTTTGGGGCACAAACGAAGTCGCTAACAATGTGGTGCAAGCCTACGTTAAAGACGCAGCAAGTCTTGAGGAAGTTCCTCGTGTCATTCGTACCGCGGCTGAGCCGCACGTCGTCGCCTTCTTGTCGGCCGTCTTTGGTCACGGCGCTGTGCAAAGTCGTGAGTTCAAAACTACGCAGACTGCCATCGACATTCACCTCATGCTGTGCAACCTTGGCTACACTGCCGTGCGCATAGAGAAAACAGTAAAACGCGGCGTCCTTGATACGACTCCTCGGCAAATGTTTTCTCGCGTCAAAGCCAGCACAGTGCTTGGGGGTGCTCACCCTACTTACGACATTAACGTGCCTGGCTCAAGCACAATTGTTACCAACGGCATTGTCAGCCACAACTCTGACGTTCGCCTCAAGCACACTAGCCGAGCACTTTCTGCCGCACCGTTCAGCCCTAAGCCGGACAAGAACAAAGACTACAATGAGAGCGAAGCCTCCGTTGAGTTTGACGGTAAAGACGTTTACCGCTACGTGGTTATCAAGGCTATCAAGAACAAGTTGTGGACGCCTCAACGTCAGGCGCCTTTGCGCATCTGGGTTGAAGACGGAAGCGGCACTGCCCGCGGTTTCGATCCGGTGTTCGACACCATCTGGTACTTGGTCAATACTGGGCAGATGGCGGGAACAAGAAAGAGCTTCAAGTTAAATCTTCACAAGAAGGGCGCAGGGGCCAAACCTATTACGTGGGAGCACTTGAAGCGCTGGGTGCTGGGTGACAAGGCCACAATGACCAAAATCTGTCAGGCCCTTGGCTACAAGCCTTTCTCGATTCGCACTTTCTGTTTCAGCCAAATGGCTTCTGGCATTTCCGAGGAACTTTACCTTGAGCACCTTAACAGCAAAAACAAGAACGGCAGTGAGGAAGAAGAAGGCAGCGGCGGTGGAGACGACGAGTAACCTGCTCAATGAGCTTGAGAACCGCTTTGCTACATTAGCTCACTCAATACCACAAGCGAGGCGGCAGAACCGCACGTCTCGCTTCTGGCATACTGTCGAGGCGACTACTCAGGAAAACATTGACAGCCTAAAAGCGTCAATTAAGCCAAAGCAGCTTGAGCACATTGACGCACCTATCGAGCGTCGCGCCTTGCGCTACAAGAAAGAACTACCGCCTTTGTTGAAGACTAACATTCGGCACATTCGCGAGTTCTTTCTTACTGAGATTGCACCTTTAACCTTTGCGGTAGGTGGCGGCGTTATCCAGTCGCGAGCCGTTGCCGAGCGAACTATTGAGTCAGGTGTAGACTCTTCAATGTTTGCACGCTTTGAGCAAATGGTAGGCAGGGCCGCGACCTTGCGCATGGCCCATTACGTGCTCGATATGTTTGAGCTGCCGCCCGCATTTCTAAACGACATTATCGGACGCCCGAATGAAAAAGAGCCTAAGTCAAGCCGAGAAAGCCCAACGCCGAGAAGCACGCCTCCACAGCCTGCTCGGCGACCTAATGATCCCACATCACGCAGAGCACAACCCAGCCGTTGACATGACTGCACTCGAAGCTCGCTACGACGACGAGTCCTTCGACATTGTGCGTTTAATGTCGGAGGCTCGCGACCCGGACACTGGGCTTCTCCGCGATTTGCGTATTGATGACCGTGATCTCAAGGAAGCATCCTCGTTCTACGACTTTGCGTTCACCACCATTGGCAAAGACGCCCACCCACCGTGGATCGTGCAGGGCTGGACAGGCTTACTTTTATTCGGCGAAGTCTGCACTCATTGCAGCGATCCGCGCTGGCTAAACTTGGAGTGGTTCGTCGACCACGTGCCCAAAGACAAGCCGTTTGCGGACATTAAAGAAGGGCTAACCATCCTCAAGCATGGTGTGTGCCCAACTTGCGGTCGCCACAAACACGAGTTGATCAAAGACCACGGTCTTCACAACTATGCTGAGTTGGTCAACGTGCTTGGCCAGCGTAGCGGCAAGTCAGCCAGCGCGGCGTACATGGCTTGCTACCACACCCACCGTTTCCTAAAGTTTCCTCGCCTGGCTGACCACACGAATGCCATGCAGAAGAGTACCGAGCTGACGAGCACCTTTGTGTCTCTCACCTATGCCAAGGCCATCGGTTTGCTCTGGACGCCCTACTTTAACATGATTAGCGAATCCAGCTGGTATTCTGCTTTCCACAAAATGTTAGACTTTTACGGCAATAGGTACGGGGTGGAGCTTTATCGCAAGCGAGATGAGTACCTAAAATATTTCCACAAGAACCTTCGCTGCTACCCGACTAACCCAAAATCGCAAACGCTTCGCGGCGACACCCGAAAGCTGGCTGTGATTGACGAATTGGGTCTCTTCCCACTGCCCTCTGGCAACGACGAGGAAGACGAGAAGTCCGACCGCGCTAACGCTGACGAGGCGCACAAGTCTCTTACCAACAGCTTGGTAACCGTTCAGGCTATTCAGCGCAAACTCTTGGCAAAAGGTATGAACTGCCCACCTGCGCTAATGCTGGGCGTGTCTTCACCTATCTCAATGCGGGACAAGGTCATGCGAAGATTGCAGGACGCCAAGACGGTTGAGGGCGAAAAGTACATTCTCGGTGTTAACCTTGCTACCTGGAATGTCAATCCTTCGATTGATCGCGATACACCAATGATTGCCTTGGCCTATGCCTCCAACCCGGAGAAGGCAGAGCGCGACTTTGGTGCCAACCCTCCGAGGGTTAGCCAGACCTTTATCAAGCCGCAGCAAGTACCGCTAACCTTGTTTTCAGGCAAGAACACTCACCACGCTCGCTACCAGTACGACATACCTGAGTTCATATACGGTAAGCTTGACCGCTTTTACTCTCCTCGTTGGCCCTCTGTGCTTACGATTGATGCAGGTTACAGCAACAATAGCTTTGCCTTAACGGGCGGTCACTTTGACTTTGACACGCAGAAGACAGTGATTTCAACCGTTGTGGAAGTCATGACCCAGGAGGGAAGAAAGATTGACTTTAACGCAATCTACCTCAACATGATTCTCCCGCTCATTAAAGACTTGAACGCCGTCTTGTTGGTTGCGGACCAATGGCAGTCACTAGACATTCTTAGCAGAGCAAAGGCAGACAGCGGGCTAGAACCTCTAAATAAGAAGGCGATGCCGCGCTGCATGACCACCCAGTTCAGCCCAAAGCGTAAAGACTTTGACTTCTTTCTGTCCATGCTGGAAAACGGTAACCTTGTCTTACCGCACCTGTCTAATGCCGATTACACTACTGTTTGCTCAGAGTTTATTGACTACCGAACTCTTGCAGGACAGCCGGTTAAGCACTGGTTGCTCCAGGCGCTGACCGTGCAGGATCAAGGTGTCGGTAAGGCGCCCGGAAAAGGCCAAGGCTTTACAGATGACTTGTTCCGGGCGTCTGTACTTCTCACAAAGATTCATCACCCTAAGGTGATGGAGAGGCTAAAGCTGGCCTGTACTTGGCCAAGTGTGGGTGGTGCGGCTAAATCTTCAATGCCAAAACCCGTTTACGTTTCGAGGAGCTTCTGATAATTTTATGGGAGTAAACAACGAAAATGCAAAATGAAACGAAAAAAGAAAGCATTACGCAAGCCCAATGCGTCCTACGTGCTTCCGTTAAAAGTTCAGCCCTGTGACAAGTATGTTATTGGTCTTGATCCAGGCAGCAGAAACTTTGGCATTGCGGCCATTGGTATCAAAGGAACCAAAGTCTTTGTTGCCGCGACCTCGGTGTTAACCAACCCGCTTAACGACATGGTCAATGTCAACAAACCTCGCGCCGATTTTCTCGCAGAGATTGAACGCTGGGTCTCACTCTTTCAGCCTGTGGCCTTTGTAGGCGAGCGTTTTCAGACACGAGGTAATTCGGGGCCGTTGATTGAGTATTGCAGTCTCATGCTCGGCCTTGTGGCCGGCGCGTATCCAAGCCTGCCGTTTAAGCTCACCATCGCTTCCGCCTGGAAGAACCGAGTGCAGAAACGCTTTGGCAAGTCGCTGCGGGATGACGTGTACCCTGTCAGCTCTGCGGAAGCCCATCAGATTGATGCTGCGCTTATTGGCGTGTTTGGTTTTGAGTCTGGTCTTGGCCTAGAACTGCCGTATGACCTAGACGACATTGTTAAGCAAGTTGAAGAAACAAATTTGAAAAAGGTGAAGCCATGAAACTACCCCAAGCCTTTCTAACTGCGGCCAACAAGTCGCAGTCCGTCACCGGCCGTGTTGACATGGGAGACATTGTGCTTGAGAACAAGTGCCCTGAGTGCAAGCAGCCGATGAAGCAATGTTTTCTCGAAGGCGACCAGGAAGTCAATGCCTGCGTGGCTTGCCGCATCACACTCCCCCGCCAAAATGCGAACTAAGACTGCTGCTGTGGCCGAAGCGCCTGTGAAGAGGAAAAAGAAAAGAGTAACCGCACTTGCGGTTGTGCCCGCTCCTCCTCGCCGTGGAATGAGCAAGCTCGACGATGCAGACGTGAGCTCGATTGTTGCGGACAGCCGGCACGAAATTCAGCAAATGCTAGAGGATTCTGATAACGACTCCGCCTCGGCATTGATGAAGAAGCGCATGCTGCAGATGCTTACCGACCTTCTGCCGTTCGCTGAGACCGCCGTTCGTAACTCCAAGGGCGCAAAAGGTGTTTACCAGATCAACAGTCTGATAACTTCGATTCGCGAACTCTTGATTGACATTAAGAGCGACCAAGATCGTGGCCAGATCGGACACCTCATGGTCGAGCAAATCGTGCGCCCTGCGTTCCTCGATGTCGGTATGGCAATTGTGCAGGAGAACGATAACTTTCTCCGAACAGTACGCGAGTACCTGCAGTCGGAAGATTACAGGTCAGTGAAGGCCGCACACCAAGAATCTCTGAAAGCCATCTCTGTGCGTATTCAAGCCGAGTACAAACTTGCCTCAGAAAAGGCCGTAGCCTTTATGCAAAAATGAAAAACACTGATGCCGCCGACAGTCTCAAAGCACGCGTTGTCAACTATTACAAAAAGAAACACCGAGTAGCCTTTTACGAATTGGGGCTCAACAAGGGCGGTCGGTTACGCGCAGACGTCTTCATCTTGGCAATGAGCGGCCATATTGTTATCGTCGAAGTAAAATCTTCGGTGGCAGACTGGCGAGCAGACTTCAAAATTGGTAACTATGCGGCTTACTGCAATCAGCTCTACGCTGCCTTTTACCGCCCTGTCTACGAGAAGGTTAAAGCCGAGATTCCCAAAGGCATCGGCGTTTTCATATTCGACGAGACAGACGGTCGCCGAAAGCCGACTATACTGAGAGCGGCTAACAACGAGCTTGACCTAGACACAAGAAATAATCTCCTTGTGCGCGCTGCATTTAGAAACGCGGACAACTGTAACCGCAAGAACAAAGGATCGGTATGACCCCGTTGAACAAGATTGTTGCAGTAACTTCGCAAGGTGGGTACACCACAACTGCTCACGGCGGTCAACGCATTACCGCCACGGCATCAAGCTACTCTGGCGGCACAGGCAACTCCACATTCAGCGCCTACGGTAATAGCCAGTACAACTATTACATGAGCAGCTTGCTGCCCGCAACTCCAGAGATAGCGGACAATGCCGGTCTGCTCTATTTCTACCGAGACATTTACCTGCACGACAATACGGCAGGTTCCTGTGTGGACATCATGTCCACCTTTCCGTTCTCTGACTTTGAGATCCGGGGGCTTGAGGGTCGCTACCTTAAAATCTTTAACGATGCTTTATCGCGCTTGAATGTCCCGGGCCTTATGCCACAGACAAGCGTCTCTACGCTTGTGGACGGTTTTACCGCGTCAACGCTCATTTACGATGCGCAGGCAAAGAACTTTATGGACGTGCTGACCTATGACTCTATGTCATGCTCAGTCATCCCGTCACCCCTCCACAACCTAGACCCCGCGATCACCGTGTCCGTTGGCGGTCAGCTGCAACAGTTTGTAGAGCAAGCGGGTGACTATGCGCAGGAATACTTGAACCGCATGCCCGCCTCCTTTGTCGAGCTTCTCAAGTCCGGCACCTTCCGGCTTGATCCTGTAACCACATTGTTCTTTGGCAGAAAGACTTTATCCGACCGCGCCTACGTGTCGTACCTGCATCGCATCCTGCCTATGTACTTGATTGAGAAAACAATGTACCGTGGCACTCTGACCGAGGCAAATCGTCGCCAACGCGCCATGTCGCAGATCACGGCAGGTGATGATCTGTGGACGCCTACCGACGAAGAGCTACTTGCATTAGTCAAGCAGTTTCAGCTTGCTGAGCAAGATCCAATGGGTGGCTGGATCGGTACTCGTAACTCTGTCTCGGTAAATGACCTACGTCCGGCGGGGGAGTTCTGGAAATGGACAGACATGTCGGATCAAATGACAACCTACAAGTTGCGTGCGCTGGGTATATCCGAGGCCTTCCTGTCCGGTGACGCTTCCTATTCCAGTTCGGAGGCGGCGTTCTCCGCATTTCTTGAGACCATGAACTCGTGGCGTAGCCGTCAGACCTACGCCATGTTTGATCGAAAGATTCTTCCGTTGGTAGCCGTCGCTAACGGTCTCTACAAAGATCCTACTAGGAAGCCCAAGTCCGTTGCCGACTTCCTGTTTAACAGCTCTGACCGCGGCAACCTTATGCTGCCCACCATTCATTGGCACAAGGACTTGACCGCCGACACCGAAGACAACATGATGGACATGCTTGAGCGATTAGCGGAGAAGACTAATGCGCCTATACCGATCAAGACGTGGGCAGCGGCGGCAGGCATAGACATTGAGACACTAGTCCGTGATGCCGAGTCAGATGAGGAGTTGCGCAAGCGTTTGAAAATTGGCAACGGCGGCGGCGACGACGGCGGTGGTAGCGGTGCAGGTTCGGGTTCGGGTGAGGAAGAATTTGAGGATGCTACGCCCAGCGAGGCTTCGTTTAGGGGCGCGTCAACGCTGCCATTCTCCGTGGTCAAAGGGCATAACAAAAGGAGCCTCGGTCTTTTCAACCGACGGTTTAGCGAGGACGACACCACAGGGCGTGATTCGCAGGGTCGGCGCACGCTGGCTGTTAACGCAAACGCGAAGCGGCGCGATGCTCATTACAACATTGTGAAGGCCGCATTGAAGGCCAAAGATCCTATGGAGCGTGCGCGTATGCGCAAAGCCAACATTGACCGCTTTGGTGCGGCCACCGTGGACTTGTAATTTTATGTTGTAGAACAAGGAAACAACTATGCATGGATTTTTGCTCCAGGCTGCTCCAAAAAGCGAGCAGGCTTATGACTTCTTTACATACAGCGGCCCTCGAATTAGTCTCAACTTTCGCGGCACGGAAAAGACAGTGCAGAAGGGTGACCGCTTCGGTGTTCGTCCGTCCTCAAGCGGTAAGCACATTCGCCTGATCTTTCCAGGTGAGGCCACAAAGGTGTACACGCTTGATATGGACACTGCGAAAAGGTTAGCGCGTGGGGTCAGCCGTGAACGTCATTAAGCTCCTAACCGACGATGTAAACAGCAACGACTTTAAGGCGCAGGTTATTCGTGACCTGCTTCTCCTTATGCCCGAGTGGGACTTAGTCGTTTCTGCGAGCTCGAATGTGCCTCAGGACATTATCTACGGACTAGGTCTTGCGTTGGTTGAGGAGAAGGCCGGGTTGTCGTTGGTCTACCGCACTAAGGCTGACGGAGATTACCCAGAAGGCGGCGAAGGTAAAGTCGTTAAGCGTGACCTTACGTTGGTCCCTTCTCAGGGCGGTCTTAGCGTTGGTGACCATCCTGGCTACTACCTGAAACCTCAAGGCAGGTTTGGTCCATCCTTCACTCAGCAGTATCTAAACCGCGCTTACCCTAAGGGTCGCGGCGTGTCCAACATGCTCCTCAAGCTCACGTGGGGCTAACTCAGGCAAGGTCGGGATTAACACCAAAGGCCTTGCTCTTCCTCTCCTGGCGGGTGGCTGTCGTCAAGGTTCCCTTTCAGCCATTCTCGCCTTTCTCGGCAAAGGCAATATGATCTCCCAAGCAATCGCAGCAGCGAAGAACCAAGTTAAGCAGGCCGTCACCCAACTTGCCTTAGGCAACTTTGCACGCGGTGTGCAAGGGGTGGCGGACTTACCGGGGTCTGTCGTTAAGAATTTCAGAGCCTCCGGTGGGGTGGACTACGGTGACGCCTTCGCAGGTATCAATGCCCGTGGCGACGCCTTGCAGAACTGGTGTTGGTACGCTGTTATGCCCGAAGTCACAAACCGAAGCGCCTTCTCCTTTGGCGGCAACCAGCCCTCTGTCGCACTTCCTTGGTACTATGTGCAGACTGCAAATATGCCACGGCGCAACGTTGCCTCCGATTCAACAATGACCAACGGTCACCAACGGTACTACCCTGGCTCCTATCAGGTAGACGAACTCCAGCTTGGCTTCTTCATGGACACCAAGAATGTGGCCCAGCAGTACTTGTCTGCCTGGGAGTCGCTGATCCTCAACACGGATGATCCTGCCGACACATTGAACCAAGGCATGTGGGGACTACCAGCGGAGTACAAGAAGGACATTAACATTTTACTGCTTGACACGGTCAAGCGCGAAATGCTAAACGTTAAATACGTGAGATGCTGGCCGACTAACCTTGAGGCACTTGACCTAACCAGCGAATCCGCAGCCGCACTTGTACAGAACGTGCGCTTCGTGGTTGAAGACGTTTACGTTTCCGTGTCCAATGACAAAGGCCTAATCGACAACCTAACGGAGACCGCGCTCGGGTATGGTATGGGGGCAATCCAAGGCCCCCTGACCGCTCAACTAAACAAGTTAGACATTGGATCATTCTTTTGAGGAAAATAAATGACAGACTCACACCAACACCCACAACACCCACACCAACCTCACCCACACCAACCTCACCCGCCTGAGGTTGGTGCCGACCAAACCGAGGCCAGAGAAGAGTTCTTTCCGTTTCCGCAGACCACGCAGGACGCAATCGACAAGCAGCTTCGCCGTGCAGTTGCACCTGAGCGCATTAAACGCACAGCTGACCCTCACGCGATTGTGACTCCGCACGTCGCAGTTGCGTCCACCGTGCCTGAACCTCCTGCCGCGTGGCACGGCCAGCACACAGTCAGCGTGGCATCACCTGCGGTTACTCCTATGGGCGACGCAACAGGTGTAAGCATTCCTTTGCCAAGCAAGTTTTTCTGGTACCCATTCAAGGACCTCTACGTCAAGCCTTTGCGTGTGGCGCACCTAGCGAAGATCAATGCGGCGAATGAGACAGGTAACCTCCAACCTTTGGCCGAGGTTGTCTCAAGTGTCCTGTCGACGCCTGAGGGCCACACCAATGTGGCAAACATGCTATGCGTCCAAGACTGGATTGCTGTGCTCTATCACCTCAAGCTGGCCAGCTTTAACAAGCGCGGCATTCAACTTGATTGGACATGCGGAGACGACGAGCACGTCAAGGCAGTTAGCTTCTGGGAAAACATGGCTCCTAAAGAGCGCACAGCGCATGAGGCAAAGATGGGCGCATTGACCGATGAGGAGAAGACTGGCCTAACTAAGTGGTTTGTTTCTCCTCCTCCGTCTCTGCAAAACAAGGCAATAGTGGACAACACTTTATTGCGCACAAACTTTCTCAGCACTGCACCTGACCCTGAAAAGTATCGAGTACATCTCAAGGGCAAAATACCGTCGTGTTCTGAGTTTGCTTTAATGTCCCCGGAGACTGTGCTTGACTCAATTCAGTTCATGGACATTGATAACTGGGTTAGTGACCACGAGGTGCAATGGCTAGCACAGCAGGCGGCAATGCTGCGTGTGCTCAAGCCTAACGGTACACCGTACTCATTAACAGAGCGCATTGAAATGATTCGTTCTGAGCAGCTTGAGTTTACGAGTGAAGAGTTTTCGTTCCTGCAAGAGTTCATTGGTGTCATGGACACCTTTGGCGTCGAGGAGTTTGTTAAAGTCCGTTGTAAAGGGTGTGGCGCATCAACTGTGGTTAAGTCCACAGTTGATGCGTCAACGTTTCTTACCAAAGATATCTGACGCGGATGTGGCCGAGCGATTGGCCCATATTGCAGAGGAGATGAAGATTTACGATGAGCAAATGCCTGTCTCCCGTTTTCTTTATCTCTCTGACCGTGTTAGCTCTATCTGGGAAGCAAAGGCGTCGGCGGTGCAGGAGAACAAAGTCTACATTGGCGGAGGCCGAAAATGATCGATAACAGTGATAAGGCCGCCGCGCAGTGGGCGGAAATAGCTGACGGAGGAGATGATCTTCCGGGCTTGCAACCTGAGCGCCCTGCCTCAACCCGAGAAAAAAGCGCCCAGCGCGGCTACGAGCGGCAACTTGTCCTAGCAGCAAACGCGACTTCGGCGGTTGTTAGGGCAGAGGAGGCAGTGACTAGCCTGCCGTACAAAGAAAGCAAACCGTTAGTGGCCTTGGCTATGCGGCTAGTCGCAAAGCTGGCCAAGTCCTTGGTTAAGAAGCGGTTGGCCTCTCGCCTTGTTTCAATCAATAAGGCTCTCAAGGCGGCGTTTAAGGCATTGGTCGGCCTTGCGAGAGACAAAGGAAAGCCGGAAGGAAAGCAGCCCAAGACAGTAACCACGGCAAAGCCGGTTGCGAAGAAAGAGCCGAGTAAGGAAAAGCGTAAGCTGCTTCCGTTGTTAGACAAAATTCGTAAACTCGCAAAGGACGCAAAGGACGCAAAACCACAACTCGTGTCTAAGCTGTCGGTGCTTAAGGCACGAACACCCAACGTTGCCGGGTTACCAACACGCTTGGCTGTGGCTGTGGCAAAGCCGGTTGCACAGGTTGCTACGCGACTCAAGGTGGGCGCGAAAGAGACAGCCAAGACAGCGACTGTAACGATCGCGGCAGTGCGCACACAGCTTTTGCAGGCGCTAACAAGGCGGCTAGACGAGTTTAGCCTCCCTATGCGAAGGTTGCAGGCAGCCGTTAACAGTGTGGGGCAGCGCATAAGCAACGCCTACAATGACTCCAAAGAGTGGCTTGGGAGTGTTACCGACAAACTATCGCGTGTCGGCAGTTTCCTGATGCGACCAGTTAGGGCAGCGTCAAGCCAAGGCATAGGCAGCCTGATAGCCATGACCGCCTTAATCCCAGGCCTGATCGCCCCCTTTATCAAAGGTGTGGACAAGGCGCTCACCGACAAATTTGGTGAGAACTACATTCAGAACTTTATCAAGAGTCTCTGGGACAAGTCCTGGTCTTTTCTGGTTGACCAAGTAAAGTCGTTTCTCGGACTCAACAAAACAGCCGACGAGAAGAAGAAAGAGGCAGCAGACGCTAACAAGTCTCGTGCCGTTGAACAGCTTAAAAAGGCAGAGTCCACAAACGCAGCGAGCCCCAGTAAATACAATCAGGCTAAGGTGGAGAGTGCAAAGCTTGGCGTTGCAAGCGCAGACCTGTATTCGGACCTAGCAAATAAGAAAGACCCGAACAAGGTAGTGATCGCTGCCCTTGAATTGTTTACCAAGGCACCGCGGGCTAAGAAATTCGGCGCACGTAACGACCTAGAGGTTTTGGTGCGCATGGAAATACCTAACGGCTCTTTGTCCCCCGAAGTAGCCGCAAAGGTGCGTAAGGCTGGTGTTGAGGTACCGCCCACAAAGATTGCGCCTAGAAAGGCACCGACTACGTCTAGTGGTGCAGCACCGTTGGGGGCCATATCATCGTCTTCTCGGTCACCCGCCTCGTCGTCCACCCCGTCAACACCGTCAACACCGTCAACACCGACGTCCAGCTCTTCCGCAACCTCGCCCTCAACCTCAAACCTTAGCCCTACCTATGCTCCTGCCTCGCCGCAAAAGGTACCTACGACCGCTGTGCAGTCTTCTGTCGGTGCCGCTTCTGCTCCTCCTATGGAGTCACCTGCTAAGCCTCCTGCTGCTAGCGCGCATCCTTCGATGGCGTCGCAACCTGTTAAGGAAGGCGCGGCAAAACGACCCTCACGGGGCGGAGTGACTCCCGGCGTGGGTCAGGTACCTACAAGTATGGGTGACTCCGCCCTCTTCGCAATCAACGCACGTGTGCTAGGATCCTAAGATGCTTAAACTTGCTGCCCAGGCTCTCGCAAAGAAAAGAGCTGCTCTTAAAGCTGGGCAGCTTGTTGCAACCACGGCTGTCGTCGGCGTTGTTCATTCAATCAGTGCGGCAATCAAGAACAGAGACACCATAGAAGCGAGAAAGAAGCTCAAGGCGGCGAGCAAGGTTATAAACCGAGTAGCTGCCTTAATGATGCAGCGTAAGCGGGGCGAGGTAAGCCCAGAGGACGCGGGGCCACTAGCCGATGCAGTAGGCGCTGCTGCCAAGGCCGGGCTCTTATCCGTTCTGACCTCGACTGCCTGGGCCTTGTTCACCGCCTTTGCCAGGGCAACTAGCCTAGTTGTAGGAAGCGTCTTTCGGATTTTTGCAAAAGCCACAATGTTGGTTATACGCCTGGCAGCGGCAAACCCAATCGTGGCTGGCTCTCTCGCCGTCTTTGGTGCTTCTCTGCTAGCCTACAAGCTTTATAGCACACATCGTGAGAAAAAGTTTGTAGATCGTGAGGAGGCTCCGACTTACATCCAACTGCCGCCGCCCAGTAAGTCGGATGACAAGACAAAGAGCAAGATTTTTCAGTACAAGGCTGACGATCCTGTTCACAAGATTATTGCCGAGGCCGCGATACGGCACAAGGTGCCTGTTGACTTTGCCATTCGCCTAGCTGGTGCCGAGAGTACCTTTCGGGTCAACGCGGCAAACAATAGATCGACCGCAAAGGGCCTCTTCCAATTCACCGACGATACCTGGAAAGATATGGGTGGTAAACCCGGGATGGAGTTCGATGCTCATGAGAACGCGGAGCTTGGTGCGCGCTACATTAAGCAGCACTACGAACGCCTCAAGAAGGTCTTAACCCGGCCTGTCCTGCTCTCCGACATTTACACCCTACACTTCTTAGGCCCCGGGGCTATTCGCATGGTTGCCAAAGCCGATAACTCGTGGCCTCTGGTCCAAGGTCTGGAGCTCATAGGCGGCCCAAGATATGCGCGAAACGTCCTAGCGTCCAATCCAAACATAAAGGACAACGCTAGGACGGTCGGCGAGTTCTACGCGATAATGGGCGCCAAGGTAGGGATGGACGAGTATAAGGAGGGCGCGCTTGGCGGCACCTACATCTCTTCACCTACACCTATTAGTGCCGCGCCTTTCCCTCCTGGCCCAACCGGGAGGTTCATGCTTCCGACTTCCGGCAGATTCTCCTCTGGGTACGGCAAGCGTATGCACCCCACAAAAAAGGTCGAGCTAATGCACTACGGCATCGACATTGCTGCACCGCTAGGCACGCCGATTTATGCAGCAGACGGCGGTGTGGTTACTAAGGCCTCAGTGCTATCCTTTGGTTACGGCACGTTGATCGTCATTGACCACGGGTCAGGTCTGCAGACAAAATACGGGCATAGCCGACGACTGTTTGTTAGCAAAGGGCAGGCAGTTGCGAAAGGTCAGAAGATTGCCGAGGTAGGTAGCGAAGGTCGTTCGACTGGTCCTCACCTGCACTTTGAGATCCTAAGCGGTGGCTCAAGCGTTGACCCTGCAAAGTTTCTGCCTTCACTGCCAGCTCAGGCTGGCCGAGACGCCTTCATCTCAGAACAAGCCGTAGTCGCTTCCGTGAATTTGATGCCGGAGTTTGTTAAGGGCAAGGACGGCAAGCTTATCAACCTTAACTAAGGACAACAATGTCTATACTTGACAAGTGGCCGCTGGCTAACGCGGCATCAATCAAGCAGGGAATCGCGGCTGGTCTTCAAGGTAAAAACAGAGATGCGGTGGCAACAACAAGCACCGATCCTGCCTTGAGGAATCGCAACTATGCTGTCATTATTCAGCAAGAGCGTGATATTGGAGAAGGCGCTGGCAAGGGGCCAAAGACCATCGTGGGTACTGTGCCTGAGTCTTTTGAGATTGCACAGGCCAGCGAGTTTGACGTTCCTTGGGGCGCTGGCCTCGCGGGTGATGGCATGCTGGGTAACCTGTCGGCCGTGCTAACCGGCAACCGCCTTATTGGCCAGGTAATGACCATGCGTGTTTGGCAAGGCTCAGGCAACGACTTTACGTTCACAGTGACCTTTGAGCTTCGAGCCTGGTCAAATCCTGCGACGGATGTTGTGCAGCCGTTGCGCGATCTTATTGGCCTGACTCTGCCTAGTCTCGACTCCACGGGCTTTCTACAAAGTCCGGGGCCTATCCTTGACGCAGCTGGCGTGGCTGCCATCAGTGGTAGCCTAACGGGTGCCACAGTCAAGGTAGCGAAGGCGGCAGCTGACGCAATCCCTAAAATAGCCCAGGCCACGACGGTGGATGGGACAACCCAGGTCATCGCAGAGAGTTCAGCAAAGATCAAGGAAGCGGCCTCTGGGTTAGCCAGCAAGAAAGAGATTGAGGGGCACCTTAGGAACAAGATACGCATTTCGATTGGACGATGGTTTTTCCTCGACAACGTGGTTGTGCTTAACGTGCAACACGAGATAAAGCCGCAGACTCCGCACCGAGACACTGGCTTGTTTCAGGCAGCCTCTGTGACCGTGACTTTTGCGCCCATGTTTGCGTTAACCACCGCGGACATTGATTCAATGTTTGCCATAGAAGCCTTTGCCAACCTAGCAGACAACAAAGACAAGAGAAAGACCTCGCCTGTCGAAAAAGTTGCGAATAGGATTCGCGGAGCATTAGGAGTTTAACCCATGACCATTCAGTACTCTGCGGCCACGCCCGTCGAAACTCTCCTAGACGGCACAATCGACTTCAATGTGACCAAGTCTCTTTACGCCAATCTTCGCTGGAACACTGTCCCCGAGCGCATCATCACCATTGATAGCAAGTACGAGGCTAATCTTCCCGGGCTGGCCTTTGACTACTATGGAGATATGGAAATGTGGCGAGCTATCCTCGCGTTCAACGGCCTGTTTGACGCTGTTCAAGACGTGCAGGTAGGCGTGCAGATTGGACTTCCCTCACGGCAGTCCATTGACGAATACTTTGCTGCCCAATCAAAGTCTTCAAACCTTGAGATAAGCGTATGACCTTTCGTGTTAATGAACAGGTCTCTGTTCTTATCAGCCTTGACGGCGTAGAGCTGCCATTCTCTGTTGGCAACACGCTGCACGCGCTGCATATTGTTGGCGCAGGTAACCTCACCTTGCCGGCGCTGCACATTGAGTTCACCGATACGCTCAATGTCATGGCTAAAAGAGAGCTTAATGACGCTGCGCAGCTTGAGATAACGATTATTTCCAACACGTCTATCACTCGGAGGTTTCGAGTTGCCAAGTGGACACGAGCGCAGGCAGCCTCAGGATTCTCTTACGCAATCGACGGGTATTGGGATGCGCCTAGGTACTGGATGGGCACGGCTGACCGTCCTATCGAAGGCTCCTCGTCATCTGTGCTGGCAGAGATAGCAAAAGCCTCCGGCCTCAGTGTCTTTGGTAGCAATGTAGCCACCACGGACTCACAGGTATGGCTTCCGCGCAATCAAACGTGGGGTAGCTTTGCGCACCACATATCAAGGCATGGCTACGTTAACGACAGGAGCTACACGGCGCTTGCTGTAGACACCACAGGTAGCCTACGTTACCTTGATCTCAATGCGACGCCTGACCCTACGCTGGTTTTGACCCACACACCCCAGACAGGTAGCAAGTTCCTCTTGGTGTCAGACTTTGCACCTTCTGCCAAGTCCGGACTAAACACGGTGATAGGTGGTTACCGTTACGACCGTGTTGTTCAGTCGTGGCTAAAAGACACAAAGACAGAAACGAATGCAACGGTAAGCAGCGACTCCAAAAAGCCCGCGTTGAACTATGCGGCGAGAGAGATTCAGAAAACAGGTAGGGTACTCTACAGTCCAATCGACGGCGGCAATACGCACACAAACTATGAGCGAGCCCTTTACCAAAACACCCGCTTTGGTTTGCTGTTCAGCGTTAGCGCAGAATTCCTGACGGCTGCGCAGACTAATCTGGAGTTTGGTGATGTGTTTAAGTACGTGAGCCCTGCCTCTCTCGGCAATGCAACCTACGACGGTAAGTTTACCATTGCCACCAAGATTGTTTTCATAGTAGGCAGCCTTTACCAAGAAAAGTTTATTGCCTACAAGCACGGAGTTCAATAATGAGCATGGACAGCCTAGCCTCTAACACTGACGTACTAAACCCAAACTATGAAGAAGTGTATCTCATAGGTACAGTTGTGCAGAACGTCGATCCACTAAACCTGGATAGGGTAAAGGTCAATGTGCCTCGCTTGTACACGGGGGCAGAAAAGGATTTGCCGTGGGTTGCGCCATTCAAGCCTAACGCGGTAACAGGTCAAGGTGAAGGTTTTGGTACATACGGAAGTCCCGCAATAGGCTCCTCAGTCATAATTTTATTACAGGCGGGTGACCCTCACTACCCTGTTTACGTCGCAGGGTTAGGCAAGAAAGCGAACGGGTTTTTCCCGTCAGGTACTTCCTGGGGCTTCCAGGACAAGTTTGGGAACAAGGTCAGGTTCAATGAAGCAAAAGAAATTCGAGTTGAGTCCGCAGCAGGTGTACACATTGTGATCTCCCCTGCGGGCGCGGTGTCGTTAACCTCGCCGTCCACTGTGAGTGTGGCGGCGGCAGGTAACCTAAGCCTGTCCTCTGACGCAGATATAGCGATCAACGCTGGTGGTGCCTTAGCAATGAGTTCGGGCGGAGCAAGCACCTTGAGTGCAGGCGGCTCAGCGACTATCACTGGCACAACGATTCACTTGAACAACTAATCACCTAATCACCGAACAAACTAATCATGGCTTGGTCACCACCTAACGATTTGCCTGTTATCTCCACTCAGGAAGATAGCCAAAATGATTCGGTCACAGTCAGCTTCACCTTGGAAGACGGATCAGGCGGTACGACACCTATTGTCGATCCTGTGTGGTCGTGGAATCCCGACCAGCTGCCGAGCCAAGTGACCTTTACTCCTTCGCCTGGAGGAACAAGCGCAACAGTGTTTGCTCCTAATTGGTTGGGGCTGTTCCCGGTGAGCATTGACTATAGAAAGAACGGTGTTCTGTACAACGTGTCGAGTTGGGGCGACGTGCCGTCAGATGGGTTAGTCGTTAACTTTGATGCGTCATCGCTGAGCCTCAAGACGTTTACGTTCACTGTAAGTGTTTCTTACCGCACGATGGTCGGTGGTCCTATTTCAACCGCTTCGCAGTCGTATCAGATTGAAGTGTTTTCTAACTATGATGTAGGTAAGTCGAGCCTAGCAGCGGCGAATGCTGGCAAGGCAGGATTACCTGTGGCAAAGCTTGGCGGCAACTGCACAGGTCACGGATGCTTTCCACCTAGGAACTCGACCTCAGCAGAGGCCAACGTGCTGATAAACGGAGTAGGTGTCGTGACGTTAGGCGACACGTGGGGACCGCATACCTGCGGCAAGAACACGCATGCAGGCACTCAGAGTGCAGGTTCACCGACAGTGTTTGTTAACGGGGCGGCATTGGCCAGAGTAGGTGACGCAATCAGTTGCGGGTCTGCTGTTGCAGAAGGCGCAACATTCGTATTCAGTGGGTAACCACTCAGCGGTGACAATTCAGTGGGTAACAGTGTATGATTAAGAACTACCAAGTGAATGTGGGTAATGCCTTGTGGGTTGACGTGAACACGAGATTTACGCAGGATCACCTGCCTGACCGAGTGGTGGATGACGCTGCTATCTGGCACTCGTCCCTCTACAACTTGCTCAATTGCATGCCTGGGCAGAGAGCGCGGATATTCCAGCCGGAGTACGGTTCGAGTTACCGTATGTTTCTGCAGGAGCCGATAAATGATGTGACTGCTGCCAAGATGCAAATGCTGCTCTTCGCGAACATTGCTAAGTGGGAGCCGAGGGTCAACCTCAGAGCCTCATCTCGCATAGAGGCAGACACTAATCTTCCTGGTTACAAAGCACGCCTAGACCTTGAGGTTTACGGCAACCCGCTCAACGTTAGATTCGAGATATTCGTATGACCATTCGTTTTGTAAACACCTCATTGCCTGCCGCTAAGCTTGCTGCTCCGTACAGCCACGTCATTGAGGTGGTTGATGGAACTGCTCCCTACACCTTTGCCGTGGTCAGCGGTAGCCTGCCTGACGGATTGACTTTAAACGGGAACGGTGAGGTGTTCGGTACACCTAGCGCCGTCTACCTAGCAAGCTTTGTGGTTCGCGCAACTGACGCAACAGGTGACTTTACCGAAGAAGCTTTAAGACTGACGGTGATGAGCTATGTTGAGCTGTCGAATTTAACATTGGATCAGTCGCAGTTTGTGACCCAGTTCCAAGACTATTTGTCAAAGACTAAATCCTGGTCTTACGGGTTAACAACCACAACGTCGCAAACCTTGATTGAGCTGGTTAGCGCGGTCGGCACACTCACAATGGCCAAGCTGGTGCGTGTGAGGGAAGACGCCTTCCCTGAGACCGCACAGTCAGACAGCGCAATTCTGGCTACCGCGCAGATGCAAGGGGTTAGACTAAGCCGTAAGCTCCCTGCTTCTGCCTCCGTGTTAATTTTATCAGAAGTTAGCCAGTCGCTCGCGCCCTTCACGCAGTTCGCCGGTGGTGGTTTGCCTTGGTTTAACTCTGAGGAAGTTGTTCTGGTGGCTGGCGCTCCTAAGACGGTTATTCTCAAGCAAGGCGAGGTCAAGTCGGTTAGTCTGCAAGGCTTAGGGTCAGACCTCCAAGCGTGGGTGTCGCCGGAAGACGCGTTCGTCGTGTCGGACCAGGACGTGGAGGTTGCGATCAACAACGCAACCATATTCAAGTCCTTTGGCGGGTTGTGGAATTTTGAAGGCAGCAAGGCCTTTGCGGACGCAACGATGGCAGACGGTCGATTGCTGTTGCAGTTTGGCTCACGTACTTACGGCGCAGTTCCTGGTACCAACGACCAGGTGCTGATACGGTACGCGGTTACGCGAGGTTCAGACGTAAACGGGCTCGCTCTTGTAGGCACTAACCTGACGACTTCGGCGGCAGGTGTAGCCTCCGCCGTCTTCACCTCTGTACCTTCGGGAGGGGCGAACGAGAGAAGTCCTGTTGCCTACAAGAACTTTGCCTCAGGCACGTTTGGTACATTTGGTTCGGGCATTACCAAGTCGCAGTACCGAGTGGTCGTGTCCAACTACCCAGGCGTGATCGACGCGGTCACGCAGGCCCAGCGCGAGATTAATCCGACAGCGCTTCATTGGATGAATGTGATTCGCATATCGGCCCTGACCTCCTCGCCGTGGTCGCAAGCGCAGGTTAAAGAGTACATTGACTATGTGGAAAGCCAGACAATGTATTCGACGCGGTTTGTTTGGCAGGCGCCTGTGCCAATCCCGCGTGACGTAAAAGTGAATGTGTACTGCCTGAACAGCGTGAGTAGCACTCAGGCGGTTACGACTGCAGTCACTGCAGCGATAAGAAAGTTGTTTGCGCCACGTCAAGGTCTGCTGCTCCTAAACATTTATGAGTCGGACATCATTGAGACTGCGTTAGCCGCAGCGCCAGGACAGATAAGTTACGTTGAGGTTTTGGCACCGAGCCATGCAATGGTTGTGACAGCGCCGACGAGCCCTCAACTGACCTTTGCTATCTTGCCGACGCAAGGGTCATTACAGCCGGCGGTTTATGCATACTCAGTGTCGGTCGATACGCCATCACCGACGGGAGTGGGCACGGATGTGGGTGCCCCCGCGAATTGGGTGTTTCCGCAGGTAACGGAGAATAGCGCCATTCAGTTGTCCTGGGAAAACGCGCAGGTGCCTAACGCCTCACAGTATCATGTGTGGGGACGGCTGGCTGGGCAGATCGGAAAAATTGCGTCGTTTCCACCTGACGTAACAGTGTTCGAAGATGACGGGTCAATAGTCATAACGCCAGAAAGCTTTACCGGTGCCGCGGACGTCATGATACGATACAACACGCTGAACAGCCTGGAGGTTTCAACGTTCTACGCGGCTCGACAAGCGCGGGGCGCGTTCCCAGTTAGAGAGGCCTTCTGATGGAATACAGTGTTACCTTGCCCTACGACGACCCAGTAAAGAATGCAAGGTTTGGGCACCGTTTGTCCCGAAGCATACTGCTTCCGCCCTACCTAAACACCAATCCGTATTTTGTTGAGTACGCGGACAGCATAGACTACGTATTCAATGACATTGAGGAGCAGATCGAGGCACTAAAGAACATTCGAGCGTCCTGGGTCACCACGCCCCACACAGAGGAAAAGATTGAGACCGGTGAGATGCTGTCCTTTATTGACTGGGGCGGACCGGATAGGGCGACGGTTGTTAAGCAAACCAACTTGCTTGGCATTCGTATCTCTAACGCAGGCTTGGTCGACGACCTAGGCTACCGTGCGCTAGCAAAGAATGTGGGCACGTATTGGTTTGAGAAAGGCAAGTCAACTAGCATCAACTTTTTGAACTATTGCCTTGGAACTGACTTTCGGATCGACCGCCTTTGGACAAAAGACTATGTGGAGTTTGTCTCCGAGTCGCAGATCGACGCAGGTAGGATATACGATGATCCGCCTGGTCCTTGGTACCCGACTACGCATGTTCAGCTAACAGTTGCTGGGGCTAGCGGCGACGAGTTGCTAAGCTTTGGTGCTTTCTTTTATGAGGTAGCAAACTACAATTTGGTTTTGCATACCTTAGCAAGCACGCAGGAGGGGGTCATAACGTCAACTGAGTCGACCCAGGCCGACATAGTGCAGGCAGCAGTTAGTCACAATACTAATTACTACGGCATTGCGGCAGATGGCACGCATGCGGCAGAGGACGATCTAGTTCTTTTCTGACTCGTCCCTACGAGGGACGAGCGCATCAGAGAGCTTAGTTCACACGAGATGCAGTAAATTGGTGAAGGAAGCAAAATGGAATTAAAAAACTTTGTGATTAGAAACGCGGCTGGCGCAACGTTGCCTGGCGCAACAGTGTACCTTTATGTTCGAGGTACCACAACAACGGTACCTGTGTTTGACGCTTTCGGTAGCGCACTAACAAATCCTTTTACCGCAGACAGTGGTGGTAGAGTTGCCTTTGCCGCAGCGGAGGGCACTTATGACTTCCGAGCTGTCTCTGGCATTCTTGATAGCACGATAGTGATGCGTTTTCAGGATGAGAGTGATGTGGTCAAGCTAGCTGGTGATCAGACCGTTGCCGGGGTGAAGACGTTTAGCCGCAACCCGATTAGCTCTGCCACTCAGTCAACAGCTACTAACTCGCTTACACGCCGTGACTTTGTAACCGGCTTAGACATTACCAACGTCAAGCTAACCGGCAACCAGACCATCGCGGGCGTGAAAACTTTTAGCTCTACGCCCATCGCCCCAACAGCCCCCGCCAACGACAACGATACCAATCTGGCGACCACCGGCTGGGTCTGGATGAACATTCAGGCGCTGGTGGCCAGCTGTATTGCGGCCGTGGCGACAGCCGCTGGGTTTGCGGTTTTGCTCAATGCGAACGGGTATATCAAGCTGCCCTCGTGGCTGGGCGGGCTGATTATTCAGTGGTTCAGGAACACAACAGGCATCACTAATAGTGGTGGCGACTTTACGTTTACTGTGACCTTTCCAATTGCTTTCCCCGTCGCGGTTCTTGGGTCCTCTTTCATGCCGGTGAATGAAGCCGGCATATCTCCTGCCGGGATATCTGCGCAGGGCAACTCCGTCGCGCTATCGGGAATGCAAGTCACTATTCGAGGCGGCGCTCCCATCTCAAGCGTCGGGATTTCCGGAATCGTTTTTGGCCACTAAGGAAAAACTATGCACTACTCCCCATCCACCCGCGGCTTCTACCTCACGACCATCCACGGCGACAACATCCCCGCTGACGCCACCGAAATCACCGACGCAGAGCACCAAGCTCTGCTAGCTGGCCAGTCGCAAGGCAAACGCATCACAGCCGACGCCAACGGCCGCCCTGTGCTGCAAGATCCACCACCTGCACCACCTGCGCCCTCCCCTCAATTCACACCGCTAGACTTTCTCGACCTGTTCACAGAAACCGAGCAGTTGGCAGTTGTGAAAGCATCAATGACAAGCGCGCCTGTGAAGCTGTGGTACGACCGCACATTGGCGGCGTCATTCGTGACGCTGGCAGACCCGCGCACCGAGGCAGGGCTGAACGCCTTGGTTGACGCTGAGCTTTTGACCTCTGCGCGCAAAGCCGTGATTGTGGAGTCCCTGCGATGACCGGCTCTTGTCAACATTGATTGCCTAGCTTTGTCCGGCCCTTGGCTGAGATGACCTGGAGCCAATTGACGCACACTTCACACAGGCAGGACACTAAGACAGAGTACAAACCTTCCTAGAATCATAAACACAACCTAGCAAACAAGGAGTCTAACATGAACGCCCTATACATCGAATCACTGATATTCGTTCTCACCGCGGCGGGCAAGGCTTTACTCCGCGGAGTCGCCATCACCTACCTACTTTGGATTTTCTACCTCGCAGTCATGAATCTCAAGCAGGCGCAGGACAACGGCAAGCTTTCTATCCTCGCTTATGCCCTCGGAGTCCCTGTACTCAAAGTCGGCTTGATCCTAGACGTGATCGTGAACGTCTTGGTTATGACTGTGCTCCTACTTGAACTGCCTAAGGAGTGGTTGGTGACTACCCGCCTTAAGCGGCATAACCGAGCAGGAAAAGGCTGGCGCTACCATTTTGCGCAATGGTGTGAACAGTTCCTGGATCCTTTCGACCCGTCAGGGGATCATATTTAAGCGGCGCTGGACCAACGACAAAACCTACCCTAAAGAAAGCACTAATCCATGCTACCTCTAACCGTAGAGTACCTAATGCGATCCACTGGGGCTAACCGAAAGAACGCTGAGCTTTTCCTGCCCTTTCTTCAAGGCACGTGCAAGGCGTACGACATTACGACCCCTAAGCGAATAGCCGGCTTCCTCTCTCAGATAGGCCACGAGTCGGGTGGCATGGCTACGCTTCAAGAGAATCTCGACTACTCGGTCGAAGGTTTGCTGTCCGGGTTCGGCCGCCACCGTATCAGCGAGGCGGATGCTAAAAAGTATGGCCGTACAACAACCCAGAAGGCCAATCAGGTTGAGATCGCAAACTGCATTTACGGCGGCGAGTGGGGGCGAAAGAATTTGGGTAACACTCTGCCAGGCGACGGCTGGAAGCACAGAGGAATGGGGCTGAAACAGTTGACTGGCAAGTTTAACCATCAAGCCTGCGGTAAAGCCTTAGGTGAAGACTTTGTTGCTTTCCCAGAACGACTAACCCTGCCGGTTAACGCAGCTTTGTCAGCTGGATGGTTTTGGGCCACCAACGGGCTAAACGCAGTTGCCGAGCGCGGCGATGTTCCTGCCATGACACGGTTAGTCAACGGCGGATCAAAAGGATTGAAAGAGCGCACCCAGCTCTACGCTTTAGCTTTGAACACAAATTGGAGTTAATATGGACAGATGGAAGAATAGACGCCGCATGGCCTGGCTCTCACTCTTGGCTGGCCTAGCCTATCCAGGCCTCCTGCTTTACACAAGTAGCGAGCAGTTAGGGGCAGTGGCCGCACCCTTCTATGTCTTTGTCAGCGCAGTGGTCGGCTCCTACATTGGATTTGCCACAGTCGACGATAAGTGGCAGAAAGGCAGCGAACAATGATACCGGTGAAGCTTCTCTCCCTACTCAAGATGCTCAAGCCGCGAAACCTACTAAGGGCAGCGCTTGTTCTTTCCGTGGCAGGCTTTCTGGCTTGGTCACACGTTAAAGCTTACAAATTCGGCGGGGATGCGGTACGCCTAGAAACGTCGAAGCAAGCGCTCAAACAAATTGAGCGCGCTCAAGATGAAACCCGAAGCATGCAGGAGAAACTCAATGCAGCGCAAACCAACTACACACAGGCAAAAGATGAAATCCTTTCTAGCAGTCGCCGTATTGACGACCTTGTTAGCCGGTTGCGGTACCAAGCCCCAACTGCCGAGCAGCTCGTTATCTATTCCAGCCCCGCCCTCAGTGAGTATGCCGCCTCCCTCGAAAGAGATTTTGCAGAATGTAGAGGCGAGTATGCAGCGCTGGGAGTCGTCGCGGCAGACGCGTCGGCAGCAGCTCATGCGCTCAACGACGGCTGGCCAGAATTGACGGGTAAGTAACGGTTAGGTAACGGAAAGTAAAAAAATGAGCACACCACTAAATTTCAAAATCACTAGCGCGGGTCTAGCCGCAGCTGCTAGTAAGCAGGCGCAAGGCCTAAAGCTGGCTATCACTGCTTTTCAGGTGAGCAGCGCCTACGGCGTAACTGTGACAGGTAACGAGACGGTCATGCCGGGCAACGTACTCTTAACCGCGCCTGTTAACCGCTACGATTTACTACCGGGCGGCGGCATCGTCATAAACTGCACGCTAAGCCCACAGTCCGGACCATTCGAGTTCGGCTCAATCGGTCTGTTCAGTGACACCGGCGTGATGGTTGCCTTAGCCTCCTTTGCCACGCCTCAGCAAAAGTACCCCTCACTAGGACAGGCTATTAGCTCGGTGGTTAGCTTTGACTGCATTTTGAAACTAGGTCAAGGCACGGCGATATTCGACTTGTCCTATGCAAATCAGACAAGCACCGCAGCTTTTGGCCGATGGAAAGACGTTAAGCCAGAGTTGCAGATGACCGACCAGCGTATTCACACATTCTTCGTTGAAGAACTGGATGACAAAAACGACTTGACCATGTTGGTCAAGCGGCCCGATGGTCTAACCTGGTCTGTGCAGAGCAGTATGTTTCTGCTGTCTGCCGCCGTTCCCTACACAGGTTTGGCAACGAGTAGCGTTTCTATTGAGGCCTCGGCGTGGGCGACAGCTCTCAAGAATTTACCAGCACAAGGTACGTTTGTGGTCGAGTTTCCAGGGTCAGTCTTTCGCAAGGTCTCCATTGTGGGCACCTCACCGGTTAGCCTAGTGTTCACAGACGAGTGGCCAGAGGCAGTGGACGCGCCTGGCAACCTTCGCCTGTTCACTAACAGCTTCAAGTTAGCCGCCGCATAAAAGCAAAATAAGGGATTTGAAATGGCAGACATTGCAGACCTGACCAATGAGCAGGGACTGGTTGAACTCGAAATGCGCCAGGCGTTGAGCAAGCCGCAGGTTGTGGTACCTAGAGGTAAGTGCCTCAACTGCGGCGAGGTGTTAACCCCCACCGCGATTTACTGCGACGAATACTGTAAATACGATCACGAACGGAGAACAGCATGTTAAACGTCATTGCGACAGGTGAGCAGTACGCGCATAGCCTGACTATCGAGACTTTAGTTTACGCTGGCATCAACGGCGTGCGCGTGTTGAAAAGTAAGTCGGTGGCAATGGAAGAAGGCACTAGCACTAGCTCGGTTGGCGGTATTCTCAAAGACGCACCTTACGAGGTCAACGTCCCCAATATGAAGATGCTTAGCCTTAGCTGCTCTGCGCCTCTTTCGGTCACATTGACTCGAAACGATAACACCGTCATTGTTCTCAGTGTGCGCAAAGTCCTTACCTTAGACGACGGGAACTTCAAGAAGGTTGTTCTCGTCTTCAAACCCAGCGGGGAAATTACCCAATGTCAGTACAGTATGAGCTGGATGCAGCAGGCGACTTAACCTACGCCTCAATACGAGTTGAGCAACGCCTCTTGCTAAAACGACCTGATCTCC